GCAACAGATGCCGAAGTTCGAATCATTCACACCGAAGTCTCTTGGTGAACAATAAGGAAAACGAAGAGGGTGACATCGATAGAAGATGTCACCCTCTTTCTGTTTAAAGGAAGGTACTTTCCTTGCACTCGAAGGTTTCCTATGGTACGAAACTATTCTCGAGCATTTTCAAACGCAACGAATGCGCATTTCTTAAATAAGACAAAGCATTTTAAGAAATCATGAACAAGGTCGAGAAATCTGAGAGATTAAAATCGATTTTCGAAAGCACAAATCCTGCACGTATTCGTCAGAGAATTGACGAATACGCATCACACTTTACAACAGAGCAATATGAGAAGATGGCTTTTATGTCTAATCTTCTCGCAGAAAATCCAAGTTACATTAGTCACCTCTCTGAAAAGGACATCACTCTTCTTGACAGCGTTGTTGGAGATATTGAAGAAGCGGACATCATCACTGAAGATGAATTCCTCTCTCTCACTGATACTCTCCTTCAACCGATTGACATTTCATCGATTAACTATTACATCATCGACGAACACATCCTTGCGAAAATATCCGAAGCACTGTTCTCAACATTTGGAACTGTAAGCTATCAAGATCTTCTTGAAGTGGAATACGCAAACCCAGGGTTTGTTGCATCGGTGATTATTGATGTTCTTCAAGAGGTCGGTGTTTATAACAAATCGATCAATGAAGCTGCATTTGCGTCATATAAAAGATCGATCTATGAAAATGGAACACTTTCCAGAGAAGAAATCATCTATTGGGCAAAATCTCTCACGAAAGATGAAGCCGACCACATTTATAGAACGCTTTATGGCGCAGAACCTCCAAGAAACTCTCGAGAGATAATCCTCAGAGACGTTTGTGAAAATCCAGACGGTGAAGTTTGTTCAATTTTTACAGATACTTATTCGTCCGAGAAAGAGTTTAGCTTGAGAAACATAAACGAATCACTCGAGAATCTCCGATCAATTGTGAAGATCGAAGATTTCCGAAATCTTGTCTATTCAACATCCCCAGTCATGATAGCCGAAGGTATTGATGGATCTCGTTACAAGATCTGGGGATCTATTTGTGAGAATTACGAAAGGCTGTAATTCTGGTTTTTTTGTTGTTGTTAATGTTGTCGAGTGGAGAGCGATCAATTTTTGAGATCGTTCTCCACTCGTCTTTTACGGGTCGGTAAATAAGCAAACGTTTTAAGAAAATATTAATCTGGATTAAGAAAATGTTTAGAGAAAAAATAGCAAAGATCTTCGAACATTGCAGAAAAGAGAATCTCCCACACGTAGAGCAAGAACTCAATAAGGTGGTAGAGGACATGATTGCAGGATCGGTCAATGAATCTGTGATCGCTCGTCGTGTTCAAGACATACTCGATAAAAACGGCATAATGTCGAATGCTCTACAGATCATCAACGAAAAGAAGTATATCCAAAAACCTGAGGATGTGAAGACTTATCTTCGCAGATACAGAAAGATTTCTTCAAAGATCTATGAATCATTCCGACAGATCGTCGAAGATAACACCCTCATGGTGGGGAATACGAGACTTTTCGATAAGAAATCTATCGGCAAGATCAATAGTGGGATTGCCTTCATCGAAGAATCATATAAAGCAAAGATCAATGAATCACTTGAAAACTCATCTGTTAACATTGAAGAAGGTACTTATGTTTTTTCTGATTATATCGATTTCGAGTTCTACTTCACCTACGAATACGTCGAACGAAACAAGAAAGTATTCGAACCTGTTGTAGATTTCCTCTCGAGTGGGGACAACTTCATCACTTTCGTTGTATCCTCGGGAGACACGGAAACTGGCTATGAGGTTCACGTGGACATTCATGAAAACGAATCCACACTTGAAAACAAGCAGGAAGTTGAAGAACTCATTAAGACCTATCACGAAACGTTCACTGACGTGTTAATCACGGAAGAAGAAGGTGAAGATGATGAACTCATCGGAGACGTTCGTCTGAGTGACGTGAAACCTGGGAAATTCATCGTTGTTGATTCTGATTCAAAGTACCTCTCAGAGTTTGACGAAATCGTCGTTTATGAAGTCACCGAAGACCACGTTCTCTGTAAACTTGAAAATCAGAAGTCGATCAAGCTCCATATTGATGAAGCACGTAAGGTTCTTGTTATCAATGACGAAGAGCTTCAAGAAGTGTTTGAGTGTAACGACATCGTGACATGTGCAAAGGAAAACGGCTTCGTCACCGATATTCTTTGCTCTGAATACGATCACGAGTTCATCGAAGCACATATTCAAGACATGATCCAACTCGGGAAAGAGTACACTCTTGCAAACGGATCTGTGTTGAAATGGGAAGATGGAAAGTTCATCCTTGAGTACATCGACGAACTTGGAGACACTGTCAAGCAGGAGAAAGATCGTGATTTCGTGATACTGATCACAATTCTCTACTTCAGATCACTTTCGACGTGCGCATCGGATGATAAGAATCCTTATGGAATTTCTGAAATCCGTGATTTCAAGTATAACGAGAACATAATCATTGATTCCGAAGAGTTCCGAAGACTTGCTTCTGAGCATCTTGATCCTCAGCTTTACACAGATTTCCTCGCAGATCTCGACAGAATTTATAGAGAAGCCAGAATTGCACCGAACTCGGAAGTTTATCTCCAAGAAAATCTGATAGATCTTTCGTTCTGTTATGGTATAAACCAACTCCTTGTCGATTCTTCGATTGCTCTTAATGCAAGTAAGGAGGAAGAGGGGGTTGATAGAAACCAGCTTCGAACGAGTGTTATCTACAACATCTGTCAGATAATCCCCGACGTTTATGACCAGCTTTCAGTGAATCTCACCGACGAGGATGTTGATGCGTTCTGTTCATTTACCACATCGGAATGGTTCATAGAGCAGGACGTTGATAACTACATCAACTTCGTGATATCGTTCCTTGAAGAGAGAGGTTACGATATCTCAATGTACAGATAAAAACCTCGTCTCTCACAGATCTATAAGATTTATGAGAGAAATGGGAAATGGAACATCAGAAACTGACATCTTCTCCACCATTATAAAAAGGATGGATAAACGAAGTGTCAGCGAAAACTGATTCTCAAAGGAGGTGAGGAGAATTCCTCAAAAGTTTTCCTCACCTCCACCGAACGCCCTAGTAGTTCAATGGATAGAACATCGGTCTTCTAAACCGACAATCCAAGTTCGATTCTTGGCTGGGGTACGATTTGTTGATTACTTTTATAAGGGTTGTTGGGCTATGGATCTCTCAAGAGTTCTGTAGCCCAATTCGTATCCGAAGAGTTACATAAAGAAATAGAAATTCACGGAAGATAAATGAAACAACTAAAAATATTCGAAGACGGTGAAATAAAAACTGTCGGAGAACTCTTGGAACAGAAGTTTGGTATGGGCAAAGAGACCAGACCTCTCGTTTATGAGTATCTTCTCTTCTATGAAGAGAAATTTGTAAATGATGCTACTGGAATAGCCGATCTCGAAGATGCTCAAAAGTTCTATAAGGAAATCATCGACGAGGTTAATCAGTCGTATGAGTGGACGTACAGAAGTTATGACGATCTTCTTTATGTTATCTCATCTGGTCGCTATATCAGTTACATCTTGGAAATAGACCCTTCGATCGACAAGCAACAGATGGTGAACTTCTTCATCAACCACTATGTTGATATCCTCACTTACACTCACGAAGATGGTCATGAAACGAAGGATATCTTCGTTAATGTCTATCGGAAGTACCCCAATCTCGGTATCAAGGACATCTGTCGTGAAATCATTAAAGAATACTACAAAGCATAATGAAGAAATTAAGAATTTTTGAATCAGAAGCAGAACTGCTCTCAGATTTCTTGTCAATGCGTGGTGACTTCACCAAATTCAGAAGAAGTGCATTCTACACGTGGGTTTCCGTGAGATATGGTCTCGAAGTCGGAGAAGGGTCAGAAGTTGTAGATGGCAAGATTGATGGTTATGATGTGAGAGAACTCATGGAGAAGTTCAACCAGTCATTCATGGGTGTTGCTGGAAGTACCGACATGGATATGAAAAATCCCGATGAAATCTTCTATCGTATACTTGAAAAGATGCCGATCTTCAGAATGATGGTAGATGAATCGAATTACTCTCGTGAAGATATTGGAGAATACTTCTACAAGAACCTCTTTGACTTTGTAGAAGATAAGTCTGAAGAAGGAATGATCTGGATTTTCTGTAAGTTAGATTTCTCAAAGAACATGAAGGAACTGTTTGATGAGATAACTTCCGCCATGGAAGGCAAGTATCCGCAAGTCTCGAAGAAGTCTTACAGATACCGCTATTAATTAATAATCGATTCGTTGAGGGCTTTGTATATGAAATAAAAATCTGTACAAAGCCCTCGGCATATTTTAATCATAACTAATGTTAATTATGAACAAGGCAGAGAAACTCATAAAAAGGATCGTCAAAGGTTACAATTCTATCGTGCAAAGCAAAGGTATAAGACTCGAAGATTTCTTGAGACAGAGGTTTAATCCTACAGATCGAGGAATCGATATAATCTGTTCCTATATCAACAAATACTACCGACGAGTTGACAAATCCACACTCATAGATGGAGACATTGAAGAAAGATACGTGTTTGAACTTTATAGAGAGACACGAAAATCTGTAGTTTTCTACACACGTGACAAAGAACTCGAACCCGAGGATGTGATGTTCCATCTTGAGTTTTTCAAGGAGATAGATGAACTCGTACAAGAGGATAAATCTCGTGAACTTGCGCTTTATATCCTCAAGAACTATGTCGACAAGGTAAAACCAGAAGATAAAGATGATCACGTTTATGTCTTCTTCACTGGGTTTGTGAAGCATCCTTGGAAGACTGATTGGCAAGTTGCAGAGGAGATAGCTCTCGAATTCATGGAAAAGATATCAGTCATCAAGGAAGAGGTGAATGTGAATGTAGAAGGAGACGAGGAAGTTGTAGATCCTGTAGACGAACGACTTTTCTAATAAAAAGAAGAATGCTAACACTGTTAAGGTTTATTATTCTCGTGTTTATTGTTTTACCGATAGTTCTTATGAGAAAGTTATCTCCAAAACTAAAACGCAAGAGAAGGTACTTTCCTTGCGCTCTGAGAAGTTCTTTGGTATAAACAACCGCAGAAAAGCGAAGAAGACCAAGGAAAGTACCTTCCTTGAGTTCGGAAAGCATAGGAGAAATAAGAGAAAGCCCCGATCATCCATAAACAGATGATCGGGGCTTTCTTCTGTATAACAACAGCAACAATAATTGTTATTCTGGTTTAATGCTTTCCACAGAGTTGATATCTTCTACAGTGAGGAGAGTGTAACTGAAGAACTTCTGTCCTGCTTTCTTGGCTTGATTCGCCCACTGCATGAACTTTGAGAAATCGTTAATGTTTCTCACCACTTGACAACCTGCAGAATAAAGACCAACAACTGGTACAAGCTTCTGTGAGGATGCTCGATGGAAGTTTATACCAAACACCCCAAAGTCATCCCCGACGAGATCATGCTTCGCATCTTTATTGTTGTCTCTATGGACATGAGTAGGAGATGACTGCCTGAGTGCTTCATACTTGCCTTGATGCAGACCGATCTGCCACAGGTCTTTGTGATATCCACGCTTGAGAATAGCACAACCTTGTGGATTTAGTGGTTTCTGAAGATTGTCAATACCTGGGTCTGTCGTGAACTCAAGAATCTCACGGATTTCTATTTCACCCTTCTCGTTAAATCTGAAATAAACACAGGTATCGTTCCATGTGTTTGGGTTCGATAAATCACGGATGCCGACAATGTTGAGAAAGACTGGTGTTCTATCGATTTCACCACCTATTTTCTCTACGGCACGGATTATGGTCATCATATCGTATTTCATAGCGGTTCTTTTTGTTTTTCTTCTTGTTTCCGTTTATATAGGTCGGTAAATAAGCAAATATCCTCCAAAATATGTCTCTGAATCGATTAAAGAACATAACGCTATTTCAAAAAAACGGAGAAATCATAGATCTTGAGTACAATGAAGAACTTGATCTTCTTCAAGGTGATCTCGTATTTTCCAAGACAAGCGCAGGACTTATTGAAACTCAAAGCTTGTATTTCATGGAAAAAGTCAAGCTCTATGACGAGATCGAATATGACGATGTTCGTTCGTTTAGACATGTGAAGTGCAAAATGCATGAAGGAAAGTTCAAATTCTTCGATGTTGGATCTCCGTATGAATCAGAGCCAGAGATAAGAGTGTTTGATGAATTCGAGGAAGATTTTAAGGAGGATAAAACAGCAACTTTCGGAGAAGATATCGTTGAGATTCGTGACATTTTTGCAACACCAAAGTGCTTGCAGGTCATGGCAACGTCTTCCGAAGGTGGGTTCATTGAGGATATTCTTGTTATCGAACTTGACGGAGAAATAGCGATTGAACTGACCGCACAAATCTTCGTTGAAGAGGAAGATGAAAGATTTATTGACAGACTTGCCGATTTCGGAGAGTATCTTTCTAAAGATGACGCATTTCTCTTCAGAACGCATCCCACGGACGGTGATGTTGCGGACGTTTCTATTCTTAATCGCAAGCGTAAGGAATTCTTGATAGAAATGCATAACATCAAGCCATATTTCTCCTCGCATAAAGGGGTGAGAGGTATCTTGAACCTGTTCGATTTCCAAGACCTCAAGATCAAGGAATATTGGCTAAATCCAAAAACTGGGAAGTTCGTCTATGAAGATCTCTCCGAGAAATCGATGGATTATTCTCGTCTTCAGAAAACTTCAAAGTTTGGTCTGTTCTTTGAGTATAACTCGGTCGTCGAAGATCTTTATGATGATCAAGGACTACCTGTAGTTAAAGACAACTTCTTGTTTACAGTCGACGAAATCATCATAAAGCTGTTTGGTATCAAGAAGTGGATCGAAGACAGAGAAATCGGTGGTATTTCAGATATCGTCGATATCATAGGAGAATTCGTATTCTTTGGAAAATACAAGATCACTACTTCTTGGTCAGAGCATGAACATACGCAAAATGTAAAATCAAGAACTCACATAATAACCACGGATCGACGTATTTACTATCTCCAAGATACACGTAACGATTCTCTGTACGTTGCAGATACAGAACTGCAAGGAAATCCAAAGTTGTCTTCAATTGGAAGTAGAAAGCTTTCATCAATCTCGACTTCTATCATCGGTGCATCGATTGGTTATAAGGGATTCCACGACACTTTCGTAACTGGTAGCCGTAAATCAAAGATAGGTGTCGAAGTAACACTTCGAAATGACAGTTTCAATCGTCGTTATGAAGATGTTCCCACGAACTGGGAAAACTTCAAAGATGTAGGTGCAACATGGGGAGATGTTGATCACTATCAATATTACAGAGCAACATATGAACTGAAAGATGGTGATTTTCGAATAACTGGTGAGTTTTCTCCATCTTCAAGCGAAATCAAGATTCTCGTTAATCGAAAAGGTGTCTACGATGTGAAGATCGTCTACGAGTACTATGGTGGTGAAGAAATCTTCAAAAAGAAGAAGATGTTCGAGGTGAGACAAAAGATCCCTAACTTCCTCGCTTTCTTCAAATCTCATCCAAGCAAGGTTATCCATAAGCATCAAAGAATGAGTGACGCTCGTCTTAGATTCTTGTCTTCAAAGATTCACGAATATGAAAGACTTCACATGCTCAAAGATCCCTCGCTTGGATTCCGAAGAATGAACTATAGAAAATCAGAGTTTAAGATATCTGACTTTGGTATTCGATCTTGGGATGACTTGAATCTGTCTGGTGTAAGATACCCTTCGATCATTATCCATTCATTCACACAAGGAAGATACTCCTTGCAATCAAAACTTTTCACTCTCAGTGGTGAAATGCGTGAAAGACAAACGATGCGTGATTTATACGAAGACATTCGTCATCAGATCGACCTCCGAGAGTTCAACGTGATCTACCGAGAGTGGGAAACCTCGTTTATTGAGATCGTTTCGCAGAGAATGGTCTACGAAGACATAAATCTCCGTGCGGAAGGCATTCGTGTAGAATACAAGGAAAGCGTTGACTATCCTTTTAAGTGGAACAACACGAACATATACGAACAGTCATTCTTCGTTGCGCCATTCCACCCGATCTTCTTCAGTGTTGATGAATCTTACATTGATGGGATAGTAAACGCAAATTGGAAGATAAAACAAGGAGATACCGAAGTCCTCACACTCACTAATTCTCTTGTCATGTGTTACACATTCCAAAAGATAGGGAATTACACAGTAGAATGTGAGATATTCGACAATGCTGGCAATAGTTCTCTTTGTGTGAAACACAACTTTGTGAATGTGATATCTGGTGATGATTATGACAGATACGTAAAACACGTACAATAAAAGGAAGTCCCACCATTGGTAAAGTCCTCTGGTGGGACTTTCCGTATATGTCCATATCGGTAAATAACGAAATATGTTGAAGAATGGCAACTCAATCAATAAAGAAAGTATCTGTAGACAACTCTCTTGAGGAATCAAGAAAGATAATAAACGAGAATTTTGGTGTAGTAGATCTTATGCTTCAGAAGATAAACCAATACACTGGTTTATTTCTTGAAAATCTGAAACTGCCACAAGATCCACTCGGAAACGTAAAGTACGTTTTGAGATATGACGTTCAAAACGGAAGATACGTCGTTGAGCCAGATTCTGTCGTCGGATCTACTGGTATTCTTGACATTGTTCAACAATGGTCTGGTGAACAAGGCAAGAATGTGACGTTTATGATACTCAACAACATCTCGGAATATGAAGACCTTGATGTTGAAGTTCGTCGTACATCGATCATCTACGTTAAGGAAACTCGAGATGTCATAATCTGTGATAGAAACCTTACAAACTTCACGAAGGAAGGGATCATCCAAGACATACAGAACTTCTTTACAGAGAAAAATAACGAGTTCGCAAAGTCGATAAAGGACTTTGAAGGAAAGCTCAAATCTTACAAGATGGGGATTCTCAGAACATTCTCCACCCTTGAAGATATGCGGTCGACCACGAACCCTGTAAGTGACAAGGGAGAACCACTCGAAGATGGGAACCTTGTCGCTATCTACAACAAGGCGAACTCTGGGTACGAACATAACGGCAAACTTTTCTCCTATAACCCAACAGCGACTGATGCTGATGACCGATGGATCGAGGTCGGGAAGCTTTCACAGACGCTTGGGAATAGATTCACCGATGAGGAAAAACTTAAGGTTTCTATCATCAAGAATGATGGTGAACCCGATATGTTCCTTAGTGCAAACGGTTCTTATAGAAGAATCATCGTTCCGACAGCACCTATTCAAAAGATCGTTGTGAATGGTAACGAACTTACACCTTCTGAAGATGGTACTGTAAGAATTGACGCAGGTAAAGGTAGCGTCAAATCGGTACAGATCGGTACAGATCCCGAAATCCTGCCAAATGAGGATGGTGTGGTGAAAATCCCAGTCGATGTTGAACTTGACGAGAATTCACAATCTCCAATTTCCAATGCTATAGTTGCACAAGAAATCGGGAAGCTGAAGAGACATTCGATATCCTCACTCGATGCAGAACTCTCTGAAGATGGTCAATCCGTTGTTCTTTCTCTCTACGACGAGGTTCGTGGTGAGAAGTTTGGATCTGTGACTATCCCTGCAGGAGGTGGAGGTGGCGGTGGTGGCCAGATACAGAAGTCAAAGCTTATCCTTCAATCCGAACTCTCAAAGAAGCACATCCGTCTTGGTGATACTTCTGCATTCTCTTATACCTACGACTACAAGAATGCAGATGGTGAATCGACGGGTATACGTGCAAAGATTGAAGTCACGATTAAAAATGGTGCACTTACTCTGTTCTCAAAGACTTATGAAGATGTCTCCGCAGGGACTTATGGCGTGGACATTAACGATTATCTCCGAGAAGGTACGATAGACATTTACGTCAAGTGTACAATCCGAGACGAAGAAGGAGAGACGAAGACGAAACAAACGTATCAATCTCTGAGAGTTTACGACATTCGTCTTGAGACTTCGTACAAGCTCTCGGCAAATGGACAAGGATACGAATCCGCAGACACGATAATCATCCCTTTCCGTGTAACTGGTGCAGGTGATAAAAATGTGAAACTTCTCATGGATGGGACACAGCTTCAGTCACAATCAGTCACAAAGAGTGGTGTCACAAATGGGTCATTCTCAATTCCAGCTGGATCGATTGTAAACGGCATCCATACGATGACCTTGACCACTGATGTATCAGTCCCAGGTACGACGATCCATTCAAACTCGATAATCTTCCACCTCCGTAGAGGTGTTGATCTTTATAAGCCATTTGCACTGTTTATGTTTGATGACAAGGTCGGCAGAACTTATGACGCAGGCGAACAGATCAAGATGGTCGTTGCACAATTTGAGGAATTCTCGTTCAACTATTACGTTTATGATCCTTCAAAGGCAAAGGCGAACATACGTCTCACGGTTGGAAATCAAGAATCATCGATCGTTGTTGATCGCATAGATCAAACGTACACGAACAGATTCATTGACCGCTCTCCAAAGACGATCTCTATCAAAACATCCTCTGACACGTTCTCCCTCCCAGTTGTCATTGAAAGATCTTCAATGGACATTGACAAGGTTGTCGACAGTATGTCCTTGGAACTTATGTCGGGAGGTCGCTCAAATACTGAATCGAACCCTGCAGTCTGGACTTATAAGGGAATCTCGACTGAATTCCATAACGTCAACTTCTCATCATCGGGTTGGAAGAACGGTTCACTTTCTCTTGTCAATGGTGCAAGCATAGAAATAAACCACAAGCCATTCGAAACTGACCCCACGATCACTGGCAAGACCTTCGAATTCGAATTCTCTACCAACACGATCTCTGATAAAACGTCGCCCATTATCCATTCTCTTGACAATGGCGTTGGGATTTCGATCACGCCAATCTCCGCCAGAATCCAAACATCAAGCGGTGTTTATGTCGAAACGAAGTTCTCCACTGGTAGATTCTACAAGATCACTTTCGTACTTTCGAAGAAGACAGAAACGAGAATCCTTGAAATCTACGTCGATGGTGTACGTTGTGGTGCAGTTCAGTACCCTTCCACCGATTCAATCCTCCATCAATCACCCAAGAGCATTGTTGTTGATTCATCATCTTCGAACATTGATCTTCGAACTGTCAGAATCTATGATCGTGCTCTTCAAGATGATGAAATCCTCATGAACTACATCATCGACAGACCAAACCCCAGTGATATTGTTAGACTTTACAGAGACAACGACGTTCTTGACGATTCTGGTGCAGTCTCTATGCAGAAACTTCTCGCAAAGGGAAAATCTGTGATGAAGATGAAGGCAGATATCGCTCTTGTAGACAAGACCAATAACAAGAAGTTCGAAGTACCTCTTGATGTGGACTTCTTCTCAAAGTTCGGGAAAGAGTTCTCATTTGAACTCAGACATGGGCGTGTGAGAATACAGGGTACGTCATCGACGACTTATCCACGTAAAAACTATCGTCTCTACTTTGATGTCAAGAAGAAGGATGCGGAAAATACTCTTACTGTGGGTGGTGTTCTCAAGGAAAAGCGAAAGTACGCTTTCAAGCCGAATTCTCCAGAGGTTGGTCTGTTCACAATGAAAGCCGACTTTGCGGAATCATCATCTACTCACAACTCTGGTGTTGCAATTATCGTCAATGATGTCTTCAAGCAGTGTGGATTCCTCGTTCCACCTCAGAAGCAGGATATCAATGTTCGAATAGGTGTTGATGGTCAGCCTTGTGATATGTTCGTGGATAATCTCGACGGACAAGTGAAGTACATCGGCAAGTATAACTTCAACAACGACAAGGCAAAATCGGATCACGTCTATGGATTCACGGGTGATGCTTGTACATGTTTGGAATTCCTCAACAACTCGAACGCTGTGGGGCTGTTCCAAACGGATGATATGAACACCCACTTCAAGAATGGTCTCGAGTTCCGATATCCCGAAGATATGACTTGGGAACAGGCAGGTGATAGACAGAGACACGTTCGTCGTTTGTGGAGCTGGATCAAGTCTTGTGTAGGTCGCCCCGATAAGTTCAAGCGTGAAGTAAGAGACTACTTCGATATCAACTTCCTCTGTGGTTGGTATGTGATGACGGAATACTTCATGATGGTCGACCAGAGAGTCAAGAACATGATGCTCGCCACGTGGGATGGAAACCTTTGGTATTTCATCCCTTACGATAACGACACTATCCTCGGTGTTCGTAATGATGGTAAGCTCATCTACGATTATGATATCGACCAAGACACATATGACGCATCGATTCAGAACTGGGCTTATGCAGGTCATGATTCCGAACTTTGGAAACTCGTAAGACAAGCACTTCAGAACGAACTTCAAGAAACAGCACAGAAGATCAGATCTGTGATGTCGAAAGAATATGTCTTGAACGTTCTGAATGAAGAGTTCATGAACAACTGGTCGAAGAGAATCTACAACAAGGACTCTGAACATAAGTACATAAAACCACTACTGGAGAACAATCTTGACTACCTTTATTCGTTGCAGGGAAACAGAGAATCTCATCGTCAGTACATCATCAATAACCGATTCGACCTTCTTGATGCGAAGTATCTCGCAGGTACTTACAGATCAGATAACATAAGAATCTACTTCTCTCACAACTTCTCTCAAGATAACAAGGAGATTCACATAAAAGCATCAGAACAATACAACTTTGGTTATGGATTTACCAGCGGTGCTCCAAAACAAAGCGGTATTCTTGCAAATGACAAGAACGGTTACAAGGTTTCGTTGAGATTCTTTATGGATCTTATCGTCAATGACCCTCAGTTCATATACGGAGCTTCACGAATGCAAGAGATCGACTTCCGTGAGGTTTCGAAATACATCCTCAACAATATCGACTTCTCAAGTTGTAAGACCTTGAAGAAGCTTGATCTTTCATGTGCCGATACGAATACGACACTTCAATCTCTCACGCTTACTGGATGTCAGAATCTTGAAGAACTCAACGTACAGGGCTTGCAATCTGGCGGATTCACGTCGCTTGATCTTTCTGGAAATATTCGTCTCCGCAAGTTTGATGGTCGTCGCACGAAACTTCAGAGTATCTCATTCGCATCGGGATCACTCATTGAAGAGCTTTATCTTCCAAGAACGTTCACATTCCTGCAACTTCGTGGTCTCAGAAATCTCCGTTGGGAAAATATCCACTTCGAAGACAAATCAAAGATCACGAAGCTGTGGATAGAAAACTGTGACAACATACGTTGGGAAGACATCATCCAAGAATTCCCAAATCTTCAGAACATCAGAATCTATGGTGTTTCCAAGAAGGGTCGTACGGACTTCCTCGAGAAATACAAGCTGATGGGAGGGATCACGATCGATGGGTCTTTGCGCAGAGAATCTGGATTTGTTGGTAAGTATGAACTTGAGAACTTCCTCGAGGAATCAGAACTGGATAAATGGCAACGACAATATCCCGAACTTTCTATTCTGCAACCAGAATATTCTGTAATTGCAGTTACGGAATCGATCGTAGATTCTCGTGGTCTGAAACAGAACGTACTCGATCCGCAGAGACTTTCTAATCTTGACAATGAGACTGGTTATCTTTATAACAAGCCTTATGTGATGAGTGGTCACGTAAAGAAGATCGTCGAGAATCGTAGAAAGTACAGAGGAAAGGAAGAGGAAAGAGGAAAGATGGTCGTGTTCCCACTTCACGACAAACACTCTGGGAAATATGACACAAATGAAAATCCCGATCTCTGTGAAGTTGCAGATATCGACGTTGCAGAATCTGGGGGTATTTGGGTTCACGAACCACAATCTTGGAGAAAGGGTGTTTATGACTACGAAACAGACACTGACTACTTCATCTGGTCATCAAATCTCGAAGAACCACGGAGACCAGAGGGCAAGAAGTTCGACTTCGTATGGTTTAGACAGAATGCTGTAAAACAGATCTACGTACAACCAAGAAATGGTTGTGTCGGTAAGAACATAAGTCAGTACCTTTACAAGTACAGACGATCAATATCTAATAGCGATGAAGGTGCAGACTACATCGGTCATGTAAAGATTGATGTTGGTGGATTCAAGAGAGTGAAGTTCCCAATGATGCACAGAGGTTATCACAATGAGGATAATCCAGCAATAGGTCTAACAAGTCCTGGGTCTCGGAGACAACCTGGTGGTGAATACTACTACGAGAAAGCTTGGAATGTTGGTGCTTGTTTCACAGATGCAGATGGGAAGATCATAAAGTTCATACTTCTGAACAATTCGGATTTCTCTATTATGAACCCCGATTTCGGATGTGCAGTTCCTGCTGATGCAAAATACCTCTACACGTCGATACTCACTGACTTCTTGCCACACGAAGTTTATGAAGTATGGTTAACAAATAGCGATTCAGTTGCAGACTGGGAGCCAGACTGGACGAAACAAGAATCGATGTGGGTTGCACACAATCCTCTCGTGTACAGTACAAACGATAAGAGAAGACAATCGTACCCAGGCATAGTGAATGCCAAAGAGCATGACGGTCATATAGACACGAGATACAACAAAAACCAATGGGTGTTCAAACAGGGAACGTCGTTGTGCTATCATCACAACCCCAACACTGTGGCGAACTTCATGAGAAGGCATGCGTCGTACAGATCGATCGACAGAATAGAAGCTGGCTACTTCTGGCATCTTGTGATATCGGCATATGGAAGATTTGACTATGCTAATATAACTGGTTGTTCTTCGTCGAATATGGACAGCGGTCGTGAGAAATTCTTCACAGATCCAAGAATTGGTGTAAACGATTCAAGATGTATCGGAACTGACGGTGTGTACAACAGATCAAGATTACAGTACGTGTACGACGACGAATATGGACAGAAACAGTTCAATCCATACAGCCAATCGCAGATCATGTGCTATGGTTGGATGCAGTCTGTAGTGTTTATGACACAGGCGAGAAACAAGGATGGGGTCGATTATTCTGGTGGTAGCAATATGAACCACTTCAAATATTGGAACGATAACAGATATTCGCAGTGGTACGGTATTATCGCTGTTCAGAAATCAACGACATACTCACCAGTTGGATCAAAAGACGTTTATGTGATCGATTGGGAATCTTCCAACAATGGTCGTAACGCTCCAGTGAGAACTGTGAATAGTGGTAAGAAGTTGTCTATTGTTCCAAGGTCATACACTGGTGCAACCGATTTCAATGGTTGCTGTCTGTATTATCATCACAATAACGCTTATGACCGTTTCGGTAATGATGAATACAACTACGTGAAATGGAAAACGTTTGGTTGGGAGACGTACGTTCCGATCTACCTTGGAAATGTCGTGATATCAAATAACTTAGAAGAGTTTAAATCACTGAAACATTACAAATTCCTATATGATGAACGATTCGTACCAGATGATAACTAACAAGCAAAGTGGGAACCCCGAGGTGGATGGCAAGCTCATCCACCTCGTAGATCCACTTCACGAGAAATACACAGTCGCCTACGACATTAAAGGTCAAGGTGACGATATGACTTATAACGTACAAGAGTATGACCACCGACCAACAACGAAAGAGATCGTGGATTTGTTATCATCAGTTTTCAACGGAGAATGTGATGAGGAAATACTCACTGGTTCATTATACACAACACTTGAAGATGAACCAGTCACAAAGCCTTTGTACCTATCTCAAGAGAATCAGTTCAACTGGGCAACTGGTTTCTTACTCACGAATGCTCTTGGTGGTGCAAATCTCCCAGAATACATCAAGATAGGTGATGATGATGACTTCTACATCTACAAGATAGAAACGCTTGATCAATATAAACACTTCGTTTTACATGTTCTCACACACATAAAAACCTGTTTGAACAAGTGTTGGCAGAAGAAGGCGAATATCGATCTTTCGAAATACACTCTTGATGACGAAGAATGGGGAGATGGAGATGGGGAAGATTAATGAGGTAGACATAGACAAGACAAAGACGAATGGTTGTGGTGCTATGGGAGGAATATTCAAGTTCCTAAAACCACCACATCATGAGTTTTTCCGTGGAGAGTGTGAAGTCCACGACATGCTTTATGAAATAGGTGGAACTCGAGAAGATAGATTGAAAGCCGATATCGAACTTTTCCAATCAATGGTGCGAAGATCAACCTCTTATTTCAGAGATAGAAGTGTTGGCTCTCAGATGTGGTTCTTCATTCTTTCTTACATCTACTACATCGCAGTAAGAGCTTTCGCTGGTCGTAGATTCACATACAAAGAAATAAACAACAAAAACGAATAAATCAGAAGATGGACAGTTTCAAGAAACTAAGTAAAAGCGAATTCGTATCAGAACTTCCACAGTTCATAAACAACTTCCTGTCGATTATAGAATCAAAGTTTAACTCATATGACTCTATAATCGACACTGCTCGAGGTATCATAAACCTCACAGGGAATAGTACAATGTCTCTCAAGAAGGTAGTTCTCAATGCCGATATTGATGACGTACTTTCTATTCTCGATAAGAGCAATTCACAGATCGCCAGCATTGACAACCTTGGTAATGCGAGATTTGCAAAGCTCGTTGCAGGGAAAGGAACTACAAGTGTCGCAGATGGTGAATCTTACATTGATAGACTGTTCTGTGATTCATTCAAGACGAGATCATTCTCCTCGACATCTTTTGATATTGAACAAACACTGGTCACTCAATACGAGGTACTGAATGTCACACAGAATAGTGGTACTGACATTCACAATAAAAAGTCTGTACTTCTGCTGAACTACAATTCGATGATATCTTCGGGGGAAAAGAAACTACTGATCAACCCAGCAACTCTGAAAAAGGGGATGCATTTCACGATGCACCTTTTCCAATGTGGTGAATCCGACATCTGTCAGATAGCTTCTTCCGATCCCTTGAGACCAATACGACTTATGAATGGGAAATCCACTGATGTGTCGATTGTGTTCAAAGGACAAAGATCTGATGAACCACAATTTGTCGAACTGGTCTATGTTGATGAGAAGAACTATCAAGGTCTTGTGGTTTATAGACACAGTGGTGTAACGTTCAGAAACAACGCATAAGGCATAAGGCACATACTCAAACACAAAAATATCTTCGAAAGCACAGAGAGGTATCTTCGTTGAACTCGGAGATACCTCTCGCTGTTTTCATATTAGAAGAAAAAGATAGGACAAGGAAAGTACCTTCCTTGAATTCATGCGACACTGACAAAGGTGTCAGCATGTATGACAAATCTGTCATGACAGACACATGACAAGGATGACTTGGTACGATCTTTGTTATAATTATCGTGAAAGATCCTCACGGATCAATCAGACAAGAATCGTCATTATCCATCATCAATAACCACCGAAAGGTAAAAACAAAAGAACAGAACTTATGAAAATGGTAGGCAACAACACGTACTACTTCAATTCCAAAGAAGGTGTTACACCAGCAGATCATGCTGTTAAGTACGACTACGGCAAGGCAGTATCAGATACCTTCTACGGTGATTACGACATGGCTGAAGCTCGCCTTGAAATCGAGAATCCCAAATCTCTTGGTGAATACCTCGAGAATATCGAAGGTCACTATGTTGAAGGTGTAAGCAACTGGCAGGAAGCGCACAAGTACCTCATCGATCTTGTGCAAGCAATGCTCGTGGAACTGGTGAAAACAACACCATCCTTCAACAACGTCAGAGAATACTCTGCTGTCATCAACGAGAGCTATGCTGACGGCTCTTTTGTTGACTATTCAGTGTCATATTGGCCAGAAAATGAAGAGGTCAACATCTACCTTGAAGCAAGTAACAACCTCAAGGGAATAGCTTTGAGTAGAAGCGAACTCGAAAAAATGCTAATCATCGAAGCCGTTGATCTTGAATAATGATCAATAACTAAAAAAGATAAAGATGAAAGCCCACCTCGACGCTCATATGCCGAGGTGGGCTTTTTGCTTTTCAATATAACGACAGACATGACAGACATGACAGACATGACAGACATGACAGACATGACACGGAATATGACAGACATGACAGACATGACACGGAATATGACAACTGACATCTTTGTCATGTCAGAATATGACACGTGGCATCTTTGTCATGTCAGAATATGACACGTGGCATGACAAAGATGTTAAAGGATGTTATGGCATATGACACTTTGTAATACAAGATGTTACAAAGTGTTAAAGAATATATGACAAGACATATGACAACTGACAAATCTGTCATGTCTTTGAAACTCTGGCACGATTTTTGTTATAATTTCTATGTGAAGATTTTCACACAAGCTAATCAAATCAGTTCAACAAATCAAATCACAAATCAGTCATCATGGCTAATCGCAAGTCCAATGGTTTCTTCAACAACGCAATGGAAACCATCATCAGCACGATCAAGAAGGTAGCTTCCACGACGAACCAGTTCTTCAAGACAAAGAAGACCCTTAGAAAGTGGATGTCGATCACGTTCATCCTCCTGCTCATCCTTGAAACGTTCTTCCCACTCGGCAAAATCGTGAAGGGTCTCGTAGGTAACTTCATAGGTGGAGCATCTGGCGTAGTGATCTTCATCCTCGGCTTCCTCGCCACGTGCTACATCGTAGTGGAAGCAACAGATCCTGCAAACGGCAAGAACAACAAGAACAAGTAACCTCCTCCCAACAAAAACTAACCCCTAATCAAAAAGATCAACGAATCATGGCAACTTACATCACCCCCGAAGGCGCACGCAAGGAAATCAACAGAGCTTTCATCATCAAAGTTCGTCGTCACATCGTAGAGGACATGGAACGCAAGCTCTATTATTCACTTTCTCCTGCATACCGCAAGAAGTTCACTATGGAAAAGTGGGTACGTGAACAGTCCGTCGGTAGACTTTTCATGACTGGGGACAAGGACAACTCGATCTTCTCCGAATTCTTCTCAATCTTCTACCCACAGGCAATGGAGCAATCCTTGCTTATCCTCCACGACGAGGATGAATCTCATAACGTCGTCATTGACATGTTCGACATGTTCAGAACTCGACGAAAGTACGTCAGAAACAAGGAAGTCGCAGACATCCAAAAGAAGATCCGTGAGATCGAAAGACTGATCGAAAACCGTGAACAGAAGGTGACAATGTCAGACTTCAAAGCGACGAAGTCATTCTCGAAGGAACTCTCCGAAATCGAGGAATTCAAGGCAGAGATCCAGACGCTCCAAGCAAGGATCAAGGAACTCGAAACGAAGGATGATGAAGCATATGCTCGTCGTCTCGAATCATACGACGGTCTGACCTATCAAGAGATCTATGAACTCGAAAGCCGTGACTTTTCGAAGTCAGAAGACAATGAATGGTTCTCTGATGACAAGCCCATCAGCGGTTATATTGCAGTCTCCGCCAAGAATCTCTCTCTGATGAGATTCAACAGAATGCAGACCAACATCGTTATTCCTATGTCAAAGCTCACGTCAAACAGTGATGCCGACGACGAGGAAATGATCGACATCGCTCACAAGCGCAACACCGTCAAGGAAGATGACGAGGAAATTGAAATCGTCCGATCAGAAGACATTTTCAACCCCGACGAAGATCCAGAGGATGCAAAGAACAAGAGAATGATCAAGCGTTGCCGTGAACTCTTCGAAAAGTGTCCCAACTCTGAAGTCCTTATCGACTTCATCTTCCACGATCTTACCCACGAACAGATCCGTGATAAGTATGGATTCGAAACAAGCGGTGCAGTAAAGTCTCGTGTCTTCAGAATGCGAAACAGAGTAAAGGAAATCATCAAGCGTGAACTTGAATCAGAAGCGATCCTTGAACGTCAAATTCCAACTGGTGTCGTCACGAGATACTATGAAAATGGTGAACTCGACACGATCAAGTCGGAATCATTCTTCGAAAACTTCCAAATGGTCAAGCGAATCGAATACTTCGAAAATGGCAAGGTAAAGCGCACTTCGAACTATGTCGACGGCTCTCTCTGTGGTGAGTATACCGAATACTACGAAAACGGAAAGGTCTATAAGAGCGGATTCTACACGAATGGTAAGAAGTCTGGGGAATGGACTACCTACTTCGAAAATGGGAAGAAGGACGAATGGGTGAACTATCTCTCGGACACCGAGAAGATCTTCGAAGTCTATAACGAACAAGGCAAGCTCGAGCAATACGGTCATATCGTGGAAGGTGTGGCAGTAGAGTTCTTCATCGACAACGTTCACACAGAACGCTACATGAGTGGAAAGCTCAAGGTACGTGGCAACACCGACAAGAAGAACAACCCGATAGGCATCTGGGAAATGTACGACGAAGAAGGTCGTGTTATCAAATCAAAGAAGCACGACAAGAATGGTAACGTCGTAGAACTCTCAGAATACGACTACGACCATGCACAAATCAAGACTTATCGTTACGGTGAAGATGGTGTTATGAAGGAAATGGAAACGAAGCCTATCAAGTCCGAAGATAACGCCCACGAAGACCGCAACTAAGAATTCATAACACAAGCATTCATTCGGGGGTTATCTGGCAAAGTATAAGAACTTCAGATAACCCCCGAATGATTATTAAAAACCTCCTCAAGAAAAATGGAAGCAAATCTCAAGATTTTCGCATCTGTCATTGATTCAAAGACCAAGGAACAGATCGATTCAATCGTTTCCCGAGAGCCATATTCGTCAGAAAGAGTGAGAATAATGCCAGATGTTCATGCAGGTCGAGGATGTGTTATTGGCTTCACATCAACAACAACTCAAGGGAAGGTCAATCCTCATCTTGTCGGAAATGACATAGGCTGTGGAATGACAATAGTCAAGCTCGGGAAGATCGATATTGACTACAAGGATCTCAATGGTTTCGTAGATTTGATCGCAAAGAAGGGTGTGCAATCTAACACCCCATTTGGCGGATTCCTACACGATTTCATGAAGTTTTATGGGATACTGATGTCATCATTACGATGCAATGTAAGTCCAGATGAACTTCAGAAGATCTTCGGCACTTTCGGCACTCTTGGAGGTGGTAATCACTTCATAGAGATCGGGAAGTCAGAATCGGGCGATCTTTATCTTGTGATACATAGCGGATCTCGTCGTCTTGGTAATCACGTCTACAAGTACTACGTGTCCAAGAACTTTGACTATACCAAGAAGTCGAAGTCAGAGAAGATCAAGGCGATGATTTCGGAAATGAAGAAGAATGGTCTTCACGCACAAATCGAGGAACGTGTAAAGGAAATGCGATCAAGTGAAGAATCCACTGACATTCTCCACGAATCGTTACTTTATGACTATCTCCACGATATGGGCGTTGCAGTCGAATTTGCTATTCTCAGTCGCATGTATATGGCAATGTCAATTTGTGAACACCTCGGTCTGAAAATCGACAACACGAAGATTGAGCATTGTGTTCATAACTACATCGACGATCACGGTATCATTCGAAAGGGTGCATGTTCCGCTTACAAAGATCAACGTGTTGTAATTCCTATCAACATGCGTGACGGCATCATAATTGGTCGTGGACTTGGAAATCCAGATTGGAACTACTCTGCACCACATGGAGCAGGTCGTGTGATGTCAAGGACAGAAGCAAAGAACAAGCTTACTCTTGATGAACTCCAGAAGTCAATGGAAGGTGTAAACACATGGTCACTTTCCGAAGATGTGATAGATGAATCACCTTCTGCTTATAAGAAACTTGAAGATATTCTTCCATGGCTCTCGGAAACAGTCAATGTGGAAGGCATCTTAAAGCCAGTTTATAACTACAAAATAGCTGAATAATGCAGATAGTTTTTGATATGAACTACATTGCGAATAGGACAGCGTTCGCAATATCCCCTTCCGAGATTTTCTTGTCCACACAAGAGGACAGAGATGATCTCCGTCAAGCTGTCCTACAATCGATAAACTTCGTGATCAAGAAGTACAGCAGTGTGACAAACTTTGTATTCTGCTTTGATTCTACGGAGAAGTCGTGGCGATATGGGCTTAATCGTGGCTATGATTATAAGGCAAATCGAAAGACATCAACACCAAGATTCGATCGTCAAGGATTCTCTAAGTTCATCTCAGAGTTCAAACGATTCCTCACGGAAAACGGCTATTGTGTTCTCTCCTATCCTCATGCAGAAGGTGATGATCTCATCTACGTTTCATCGAATCTGATCTTCAAGTCCGACGAATCAGTTATCATCTGTACAGCGGATTCTGATATGAAACAACTCGTGAAGTTCAATGGAACGAGCTTCATTGCAATGTTCAACATGGATTCGTCGAAGATGATGCACTATATCGACCAGAGAACAAAGAAGAAGGAAATCTCCACGCTTGATGACTTTTTAGGGATATCTGAAAACGTCATCGAAGACAGCAACAGAACGATCATTGAACAGAGATCCGAAAAGATCATCCCAGAGAAGGCACTGTTTGTAAAGGTCTTGTCGGGGGATAAATCCGACAACATCCCTTCGGTTTACAAATATCTCAAGGGAAAATCTGAAGTATCGTTCACTGACCTCCGTGCATCGAAAGTCTTCGAGAAGTATTATGAAGAGAAGGTGGTAAATGGTGAGATGACCGTTGAAGATGTTTTCGAAGATGCAGATCTCCCAAAGCACATTATCGACGAGGTTCAAAAGTCTCCAGATTATACAGATTCTGAGAAGATTTCCGAGAACATTGGTATTAATCGCAGATATGTCGAACTCTCACATAAGAGTTATGACGACGCTTACTATGATGCGCTTGAATTGTACGTTATAGGAGAGTTGTCAAAGACACAGAATAATAGAACGTTTGATCAGTTTATAGACTCTCAAGACATATGGCAATAAAGCTGTTTGATATCATCGATTCGATGTGGGATGATACAAAATGGGAGAAGATCTCTGAATCTGATAAAAGAACTCATTACTTCATGATTCAGAGATTCATGTCGATCATGTACATTGATGAAACATCCAGAATGAACCTTGAGCAAATCAACTATGCTCGTGTGGTAGACTTTTGGAGAGAAGTGATGAAAAGGCGTTACAAGTCAAAGCCACAATTCCTCTTCACAAAGACCAAGAAACTCGAGAAAGAAAAAGAGAAGAAGATCGCAGTCGATACGGAAGTTGTCAATTTTTATATGAAGCATAACGAACTCGACAGGCGTGACTTCGATATGCTATTCAAAATGTTCCCCGATGCGCTCAATGATGAGTTGAAAATGTACGAGAGGAACATGTAAAAATCCCCTCCGAATAGCCCCTTGATCGGTAAATAAGCAAATCTCTACCGATCAAGGGGCTATTTCGTATATGGACATTGAACAATTTAACATACTCTACGACATCTTCGGTGAATCGTTAGATTTGCAGAGAAACTCATCTTCGAAAATCAATAGCATTTTCGATGGTGTCCAAAGCATATCGACGAATCTTGAAGAAGTTGCAAAACTTTACAAGGAAAAACTCGAAGAAGAGAAGAAGCTCTCGGAATCTGTACCTCAGATGGCTTCTATCACTTCTCCGACTTCAATGTCCGACATGGCAACTGTCTCGTTCTATATCGAACAACAGGCTATTCTCATGGACAAAGTGTTCGGACTGAATGGTCATTTGTTCATGGATACGATGTTCTCGATAGACAAGGGAATACAACTGATCGCAAAGCAGAAAGCAGAGATATCGGCAACACAACCAGTAGGAGGTGCACAGCTTGGTGCAGATATGAGAACGCTTGATCAGATAAGCCAATCAATCAACCTTTTCGTATCTTCTATCAACACAAGTGTAAACAAGAGATACGTCAAGAATATAGCGACATTCAATAAGTCGATAAGTGTTCTGATGAAGGGTATCAAAGATGCCGTTGAAAAACTCGACAAGCAGTCTTTGGATACTTTCTCGAAAGCATCAATGTTTGTTGTCGATTATACTCGTGGCGTTGCGGAGATAGATTCGAGAAATATCACCGATAGAAAGATAAGAGCGATCAAGAAAGCGATATCGATCTTCAACATGCAAGATCTTCGGGATGTCTCCATTGAAAACACAAAAGCGATTGCTGAATCGATGTCCGTCTTCTCTGTTCACCTCAAACCTTTCATGGATTCTCTGTCAAAGTCGAAGATGCCTTCACAGAGAAGAATCCAAAAAATAATGAACTCGCTTGGAGAATTTGTCAAGAGCTTCTCGGAGGTGATGAAGAATGGTGATGCTTCGAAAATGAAGGCAACTGGTGATATGCTCTCGAGCATTGGTACAGGTATTCGTAAGTTTGCGTGGAGAATCTTTATTGCATCACCGCTTCTTGTTCTTGCTGTCCCAGGTATGACGATCTTCAAGTTTGTCGTCAAATTCTTGAAGAAAGAACTACAATTCATAGCGGACAATGCTGAAGGATTGAACAGGGGTGCAGTTGGTATTGCAAAGATGGGACTTTCTGTTCTTGCATTTGCAGGATCGATGGCACTTACGACGCTCATCATGCGACAGATCGATGTTCGACAGCTTGTATGGGGTCTTGCAATAACCAGTGCTACAATGTACGGAATGTCGAGACTTTTCATATACTTTGGGAACTCTCGAAACTCTCGTAGAATTGTCGCTGGTGCAAAAGCGATCGCCTTCATGTCAGCTTCTCTTGTCATTGGTGCACTTTCTCTTTATAGTGTATCACAGGTAGGGATTGACTTTGTAAATGTTGGTATTCTTGCCTTATCACTTTCGGCACTTGCCGTCGTTTATCACTTCATCGGTAAATCTTGGGTGACAATATCGAAGGGTGCACTCGCAATGTCCGTGATGTCCTTGTCGATTTACCTTGTTAGTGCATCGATCGCCTTCTCATCTATGGTGGCAATGAAGAGTTGGAAGGGTGCACTAATCTTCATGGGACTTGCATCGGGGATCGCCACAATCTGGGGTGTTGCAGGTATGTTCTTCGGTTATATCGCTCTTGGTGCAGGTGCTATGGCACTCGTTGGACTTTCATTGCTCACCTTTGCCCTTCCGTTGAAGATGGTCGGAGAAGCAATGGAAAAGAGCGGTGATGCACTGATAAAGCACCTCCCAGAGTTTATCAAGGAACTGGTTGTTCCAATGAGCATGCTCGGGATCGCTTCACCTCTTATTCTTCTTGGATCTGTCGCTCTTGGTGCAGTTGGTGCATCACTTCTTCCATTTACGAAGGTCTTCGAAGGTATAAGCAAATCCAAAGTTCAAGTCGATGATGTTTCGAACTTCTCAAAATCGATGACGATCCTCGCAAAGGGAGCATCGGACGCACTTTCAGAGCTTTCCTTCCTTGATACTTTCCGAATAGGATCATTGAAAGATGTCGCAAGTATTGTCGACACATTCTCCACGTCAATGGTCAAATTCTCCACGCTTGGTGACACTTCGAAGCTCATTGATATTTCTCGCAACATTGGGGAGATGTTCAAGAACATTATGCACTCCGTCATTATCGCAACTTCCCCCGATGCCATCAAGAAGATGTATGACATTGACACGAACTGGCTCAAAATCCAAGGATCAATCACCTCGGCAAGTAGAATGTCTTCGGCAATGATCGATCTTGCAGATGGTGTCCGAAAGTGGACAGAGATGAAGATCGACGGGGGAGATGGTCAGAAGATTGCAGACAATATAAAGTCGATTCTTGGCATCATCCCTGCATCAATCGCTCCAATGGGGAGATTCTTTGATGACGATGACGACATGTGGAATCTTTGGGGTATTCTCAGAAAGTCAGATAAAGATGTAGAAGAAAAGAGAAAATTCGAATATCTCAATGGCCAGACTTTCTCACTTCGTGAAGTTCGTAATGGTCTAAGATTTACCGCAAAACTCGGGGATTCTCTGGGGGATCTTGCAGATGGTGTGAAGAAATGGGCAGAGATGAAGCTCTCTTCTTCTGATGTGGAACAGATCGACACGAACATAAGAACAATCCTTGGTGTTCTTCCTCGAAAGATTGCAGACTTCGGGGCAATTGACAAGGATGAGGTTATAAACGCAGGTTTCCTTGGATTGTTCCAAAAGTCATCCGTAGAACGAGGACTTGAATATACAGGCGATCTTGGACAAGCAATAAACAGTCTCGCAGATGGTGTCCGAAAATGGAGAGATGCAAAGCTCACTTCGGCAGATGTTGAAAGAATAACTTCCAATCTCCAGACAATAATGGGTGTTCTCCCTGCTCTCGTCTCTCAATTCGGTGAACAAGACAAGGATGTGATTCCTACTGGTTTCATGGGGATGATCCTCAAGACCACAGTTCAGAGAGGTATCGACTATGTCAAGGGAATCGGGGAAGCACTTATTCCTCTTTATGATGGTGTCGTGAAATGGAAGACGACGAAGCTCTCCGATGAAGACAGAACAGCAATACAGAAGAATATCGAAGGAATACTCACCACGATTCCTCAAGTGTTCATGTCTCTTGCAGAAGATGCCGATAAGGGAACTGGTATCTTTGGGATAGCAGATAGTGATCTTCAAAAGGGTGTTGATGCAGTGAAGATGTTCAATGAACCGTTGAACATGCTTGTCAACACTATTAAAAACTACTCATCGATTAAGGATGCCGATATTTCGTCTCTGAGAATGGGTGCTACCTTGAAGAAGACACTGCAGATGATCAACGAAGGATTCTCGTTCCTCACGCCCCACAAGGTCGACACGTTCTCGAAGTTCATCAAGCCATTCTCCGAATTCACGAAGATACTCACGAAGTTCGGTAAAGATATGAAGGATGTCTCGGCAGATTGGAAGTCTATAGAATCCGTGATTGATAAGGCGAACTCGTTCGAACAGAACAGATCGAGATCTTCATACTCATTCCCTTCACTTTCAAAGCCTTCGGGAGGATCTTTCGCAAGCTATCAGTCATCCACTGGTTTCAAGATAGAGAAATCAAACAAGGAAACCATGAAAGTGGATAGAAAAGCAGGAGAAACCCCAGAACAGCTCCGAACTCGACAGATTGACAAGATCATCCAGTCGATGGGTATGATCCTTGATGCTCTTGGTTATAGAAACTCGGATGGTGCTGTCCAACAGAACGCAGTCGCATCGATACTTTCTGACCTTAAGGATCTGTTTATGGATGGTAATGCTAAGGTGAGAGTGAATGGCAAGATTGGCTAAAGTGCCCTCTTGATACAAGAAGGGTACTTTCCTTGCAGTCGAAGATGCTCAAAGGTATGAAAACAACAGAAGATGTCTTCGAGTGCAAGGAAAGTACCACGGAAAAACTCGAAAAGTACATAAATCAAAAATCCAAAAGAATAATGGTGGGAAATCGTTGGTTTAGACAGGTGGTTATCAATGCAACAATGTTCGTCATGTGCAGTTGCTTTATAACGTTTATGATAGTTTCAGTGATGTCATTCTTATCTTCCAAATCCATAACTTTTTACGATAGTAGAAGCGGACAAGACACGATAACTCTGGTTGATACGATATACGTTCAAAGCCCAGACACAACAGTGGCGATGGACACTGTTGTGAGGAACATGGAAATAAACAATGACAATGTTGTAAACGATTGAAAAATTGGAAACACAAAGCAGGTGAGAGCCGATGATCTTGATTGATAGAAAGATCATCGGCTCTTCCGTTTTTCCGCCTACAAAGTGGTTAAATAACGAAATATAAATAGAAACGATAATTAAAAACATATGGCAAGAGCAACTGTTAGTCTTTCTGATTTAAAGACAAAGTTCAAAGGTGCTGGTGTCTTTACCATGATTTCTGATGAATCGGTAACGTCATATAACGCACCTGGTAGAATCTCTGTCCTTGTACCAGGTTTTTCAAAAGTTGGATGGTTCAACAGACCATTCCTCATCGAAGCAGGTGATGTTGAGACTTTGAGAAATCTGTATGGCGCACGTGATAAGTCGCTTGAAAGGAAAGGATCATTCTTCCACAAATCAATAGAAGTACTTCTCAAGAATACACCAGTCATTGCGCTTAATCTCGTGAAGTTCAATGATACGCTAAAGGAAGATGGTACTCCTGCAGAAGATGCAGACAAGGTCGATTTCCTCTCGCTATCCACTGAACCACAGATCAAGAACATCGGCAAGACGACGAAGTTGTATTCTTCATTCTTCAAGAAGGATGACTGGTTTATTCCTTCTGCAGAGAATGTTCTCGCAAATAGACGTGATAAGTCAATTTTTAATCTTGTAAACCTTTCACAGCAAAAACTCTCATTCATCATCAAGAAGGCAGAACTTCGAGGTTATGACATGAAGCTCAAGGAATGGTATGATGGCAATGTTCCAGCGTACCTTGATCCAGAGACATCAGTCAACGACTACATCATCGAAGTTATCGCTATTGTTGGTGATTATTCTCAGATTTCTGATTTTGATGTTAGATTCAAGGGACTGTTTGAAGGAGGTCTTCTGCAGGCAGACAAGCTTGAAGATTTCCTGCGTCGTCAAGATATCGCCATCAAGTTCAGAACTGTAGGATCACTTATCCCAGACTTCCGCACGAAGAATGGTGAAAATCTCTACATTGAACAGATGATCAACTCGTCGACGATTTCTCACGGTGTCGTTTGTGCAATTGATAGAGAGCAGATCGAAGACAAGCAGTACAACATGCACGAACGACAGATTGATGTTGTTTGCTCTTCAATCATCCAGAATCCTGCCGATTCTCTGGAGATGCTTTCTCACGTGTCGAAGTCGTTTGGTCAGAGAACAGTAATCGAGCCACGTGTGTTCTCGGAAGAGATGGTCATCGACGAGATCTCACTGTCCAAGTTTGAAAAGGTAGATGATAAGACTTTCCTCTTCACCGACAAGTCAGACGATATGTACACGAAGCTTCTCCGTATTGTGAAGACTGGTACTCACCCACACGTGAAGGTAAAGCGGAAGTACACTGTACCAGAACATGACACATCGCACTCTGAAGATCGTAAGCGTGTTGATGGCATTCTCCACAAGTACACTAACGACACCGCAGTTGGATCAAAGCTGGAAATCACTGAAATGGGTGATATTCGTCTTGTGTTCGATGAAATCGTATCATTCCCTCTCGGTAAGGCAACTTTCAAGGTTGTGGAAAATGAGAACGCAGTGTTCATCGACGGATCTCCTGCAAAGAACGCAGATGATGTCGTGGCATATGCCAAGAAGATCGGTTTCAATGCAGTGAAGACGGATGGTGGTAAGGTCGATATCATCCCCACTACCAAGAATCTCGCAGAAATAAACACCGAAGTTCTGACGACGGCACGCCACGACGTATTCGACACCTATGATAAGACCACTGGTGATATCATCAAGAATGTTGCAGGTAACACGAACGTTGCCACTCTCACGAGAGAACAGTCTGATATCAAGGACACTGACCTCAAGGCAACGATTTCGGTCTATGGTGATGGTAACATTTACGTTGAAGATGACACCGATAAGAACAAGTGGCTGTTCCTTGAAGACATTCACATCGGTTCTATCGAAAACGGTACTGCTCGTGTATGGGCAGAAGGCTCAAGCATAAACGGTGATGTTGTCGCTGTTCAGTATGATCAGAAGTCACGTGAAATTTCTGACAGCGTTAGTGTCAACTGCTATGAGTTCTATGTCTCATCTGTAGGAAATGAAGAAGCACTCTTCCTCAATTCTGCACCGAAGGTAACGATTGGTGAACTCGACTATGGTAACAAGATCGAAAACGTTCTTGATGTTGTTGCAGATAAGTCCAACAAGCTCTCCTATCAAGATGTTGAACTTATCAAGACCTTCTACAAGACTGCTACGTTCAACATGGAGAACATTCAGAAGATATCGCTTGATCTCTCTTCTATTCGCACTCAGAAAACGTTCGTTGTAGAGCAGAAGGTGTTCGAAAAGAACCCTATCGAAGTCGGGGATAAGATCAAGACTACGATGGATGTGCACAATGTGATATCGATCAAGCAGGAACTGGTTGGTGGCAAGAAGTTCTTCATCGTCGAACTCGATGGTTCGATTGGTGATGGTCGTTTCTACAGAGAGGTTTCTGTTCACGAGCTTACGAAGTTCTACAAGGTGTTCTCTCTTGATGGATTCCAGATTAATCCGAAGTCTATCCCAGATGGATCAAACAAGTCCATTCGTGAGATTTACTCAGTGATTTCTGAAACCAACATCGGCAAGGCACTTTCTGATCCCGAAGCGATCTCGTTCCGATATATCGTTGACACTTTCAATGGTGGTATCGAACCAAAGTGCAAGAGCTACATTTCAGAAATTGCCAAGAAGCGTGATATCTGCATGGCGATCATCAACATTCCTCGTGTCGATGAGTTCAAGAAGCACAAGAATCCAAGATTCACGGCATCACCCACTTCGACCAATCCTTCTCCTTCGGTAGAAGTCAGATACATCGTTGAAGGTGGGAACAAGGCAGAATCTCCCGAATGGTTGTTCTCTCTCCCCGAAGAGGAGCAGGGTGCATCACATTCAGCATTCTTCTTCCCAAATGTTTCAGTTACGGAGACTGACGGCTCTACGTCATCTATCCCACCTGCCAGCTATGTTGCATCTTGCTTCATGCGCAAGTTTGGGACAACGGACGAATACAAGCCTTCTGCAGGTATCATCCGTGGTGCAATAACTGGTGAAGGTGTTACTGGTGTTGACTTCCGTCTTGGATCTGATGATTACCGCTCTCTCATCGAGTTTGGTATCAACCCAATCATCATCAAGAACGGCTCTCCGATAATCTACGGTAACGAAACTGGTTATCAGAGATTTACGTCTGCACTCAACAACATTCACGCTCGTGACCTTCTTATAACCATAACTGAGGAAACGAAACGACTCATCGATCCTTACGTTTATGATTATAACGATGATACGATGAGAGCAACGATCAGAACTATTCTCAACGGTTATTATGGTTCTCTCCGTGATGCTTATCGTGCAATCGAAAGCTTTAAGATAACCATTGATAGAACCAACAACCCTGGGTGGCTGGTCGACAACGATGGTGTTCTTATTGACGTTGAAGTCACGATTACTGGTGTTGCCAAGAAGTTCATCAACAGAATCACCCTTAAGGGAAGATCGGTGAATCAGACAGGCTTTACCATAATATAAGAACTTTGGGAACTGAAGACCATAGTTGTTATTGAACTTTGAGGATTGGGCTGTTGGGAGAAATCTCGACAGCCCAATCTCTTCGTAAACCATTCTATTTCCGTGATTTATAAGAACTTTGGAAAATGTAAACATAGCTGTTGTTAAGTTGTTATGTCGGGGCTATCGTCGGGAGATGATAGCCCCGACTGAGTTTTTGGAGATATTGAAGAAAACAACCACCTCTGTGAAAATATAAGATCGTTGATCTGATTTTAGTAACAAGAAGGAATTAGCTTAAAATGGATGTGATGGCTGTCGTCGGGAGACGACAGCCATCACGGTTTTTTCCCCAACGACGGTCAGACGGGTTTTTTAAATAACGAAATATTCTCTTATGCAAAGAAGAAAAAGCAATGGATTCGTTGCTGGTCTCATTTCAAAGTATGCGAAATCGATATCAGATATCGGAATTGATTATTCTATAATAGCGAGAACGAAGTCAATCACAAAAGATGGTGATGACGATGACATCTATGACGACAAACAAAGAGAAGTCCGTGATCCTTATGAAGACATGTCCTACGAAAGTAAGAGAGATGTTTATCGTAAGTTCGCATCATATAACGAAATAGAGTACATTCTCGATAGCGTATGTGACGATTCAATAATCCCCGATGAGTTCGGGATGGCGTGTTCGATAAACATAAGAGAAGAAAAGCTACTCGCCTATCACGTTTCTGTTATCAAGAAGAACTTCGAGCAGGTTTACAGCATGCTCAAGTTCGATCAATCTAACAACCTTTGGAAAAAGTTCAGATCTTATCTCGTTGATGGTGCTATTGCTTATGAGATCGTGTATGAATATGAGAAGAAATCAGAGATCATATCAAAGATCGAATCCATAAAGGGGAAAATTCGATCAGTGAATGAATCGATATCTCATATGAAGAACGATGTAAAAAGATCAACACTCATAGCAGAGAGAAAGAGAGAGGAAAGAGCTTTAAGAAAGTACGAAGAAATCTACAATCTTTCATCTTCAATGTCTATGCAGAACGGAGAAGATGGTGAAGATGTTGTACCAGTGAAAATCATCGGTTTTGTTGAATTAGACCCTGCAAAACTGGAGAAAATAGTAGATGGTGAATCTGGGAAGGTTTATTGGTTCTATGCAGAAAACGGCAGTTATCTGTCTGACAATCAAGTCATTAGAATCTCTTATTATGATGAATCAACATCGGGAAACGTTTCCTATGTTGAAAGACTTATAAGAAACTTCAACTTGAAGAGAAAACTTGAAGATTCTACTGTTGGATGGTTTATCATGAACTCGCAATACAAGCTCAAGATGGTAGTACCGATCGCCAACAAGACGAGAGATAAAGCAAAGGAAGCACTTCGAAAGGTAACAAACAACTACCAAGAAGATCTGTTTGTCAATGCGATGACTGGGGAAGTTACTATTAACGGAGAACCAAGAATTAACTATTCACGTAACATAGTCTTCCCAAATCGAAACGGTCAGTCTCCTCAAGTTGACGTTCTACAGAGCAGTGGGCCAGATCTTTCATCGATGAAGGTCGTGGACTATTTCAACCGAGCACTTCGAAAAGACTCTCGTATTCCACTGAACAGATATGATAGAGACCAATCGAACTCGAGAGCGATAATCTTCAAGGCAGATAGTGTCACTTATGAGGACATGTCCTATGCAAACTTCATAAACAGAATAAGAGCATCATTCTCCGAAGTCCTCAAGAAGCCGATTTACATCCAGTCTCTTCTTGATTGTAAAGACCTCGTGGCATTCCAATCATTGAAGTCGAGTATCGGTTTTACTTTCAACACGAACTTCCTCTTTGAAGAATCTCGACAGGCAGAGATCATGCGTGCAAGATATGAACTCGTCAAGAACTATGAAAACATAAAGGGAGAAGATGGAGGAATGCTGTTCTCACAGAAGTTCCTTTACGTGACGAAGTTCAAGGTCTTCACCGAGGAAGAATGGGAAGAGAATGAAAGAATCAAGGAAGCAGAGAAAAACAAAGAAAAACAAGAAGGTTAAAGTGAAATGGACTTTATAGTAAAGAAAAACAACGATGATGTTTTCATGCGAAACATCATCGTTGCCTTATCAAAGTTTTTATATGATGTGATAAAGATCGTCGAGGTGAAAGATGGTGAAGAAATCCTCAAAACCGTCAAGATCTTCTATGGTTCTGTCGATCAGCAGTATCTTTCCGATATGTTCCTTGATCCTCATCAATATGAATGGTTACAAGACGACTTGACAGAAGATGACTACAAAAAGATAGTAGAAGGACAATATCGCAAAATTCCCTATGGTGTTTTCACTTTTGAAAGTGCTGGACTTCAACCAAACCAGATGTCGGGAGGATATGAACGTGCAGAGTTCGTGATGGATGTCGAGAACGAGATGGGAATTTCAACAGAGACTTTCTCGGCACGTACAAACTTTGTCCCCGAACAGTTCAACGTCAACATCGAAATTAAAGCATCTTCTGAAATAGAACGAATGAAGATCTATGACGCTTTCATTGAAAAGCTCTGGAAAGCGAACATGTTCTATTTCAGATACAAAGGTTTCCAAGGTCTTCCGTGTACGGTGACTTTCCCCGAGAACGCACAGATGGAAAAGAACCTCACTTTCAAGTCCAATACAAATGACAAACTTCCAATGATGAAGCTTGCTTTGAAGCTCGACACTGTTAGACCAATTATTGATGAGACCACGATAATGATGAAGAAAAACCAAGCAAAGGTAACTTTCATCAACACGAAAGTGGTGATTGGTGGAAATGGTACTCGGAAATATCCAATAAACATTGTCCCCTCATCCGTGGAAATAAAGACACACGAACAAACAGAAGATTTCTGGGCGGGTGAAGAAATCTAAATAAGCAAACGTTTCTCTCGATATGAACAATTGGAACAAATCATACAAACACGGTAAGCTAATACTCGAGCACAAATCTAAACCAGTGAGAATTTTTGAAGATGATGAATATTTCCTCTTCGAAAGTGGTGACACCATTGAGCAGATTGCATACAACTATGAAGATCTCGAACACGTTGTAGACATTGTCGACAAGAAATTGGAATCCGAAGACGAGGAAAATGTGGACAAAGGAAGAGAACTCTGTGATAGAGTGATTGAGATCTGTGACAATCTTGAAACAGAATACGATTTCCAACATGTCCTTGAATTGTTCAGATCGTATAACGTGCCTTCTGTGGAAGATCTGACAATAATCGATGAGAACGGAATCCTTACAGAAGATTTCAGAAATGACGTGCTGTATGGTGATGGTACGTCACTCAGACTTTTGAGACTTCTCAAAGAGTACTATGGTGAAGAAATTGCCACCGATGTTCTGAACACTCTCGATAGAGTGACTTTAGTAGAACCGATTTACTCTGTAGATTCTATACCACCAACTGTTGATGCGAAGGTCTATGAAGATCTCTCATTCAGAGATTACATTGGCTATGTTATAATGACCGCCACCGATGAAAGTGACACATGGATTTGTATTATGAACTCTGACTCGGGTGATTATGCTATTGTTATTGACTATGTCGCAGGAACAGAGAACACTTTTAGAGTAACTCAAGATGTTATCGACACGATCTTTGAGTACTATGGTGTTGATGTCACACCACTTTTACAATCACCAGTTTCCGTCATGGAAGCACTTGAAGATAGAGCAAGTGGTGAAGATGATAAGCCAAAGGGTGAAGACGGTGAAGATGATGTGGAAGACATTGTTGAAGATGTCGATGCGGATCTTCAGAAGGAAATCAGCGTTCTAAATGAACAGATTGAAAAAATCGAAAGTCTCCCCGAAGATATCCGTGAGAACGAGAGAATCATGGAAATCTACTACATTCTTCTTGGGAAACGTGAGTACATCCAGAAGAAGAGCGATGATGACAAGTCCAAGGAAATCGTCGATAACATCATAAACGAAATCGAGGACAACATAGGAGAAATCGATCAGGTATTCCTTGATGATGATCGCAACGAGATACAGGTCAATGAAGGGAGAGTGTTTGAACACGAAGGAATGACAATCAAACCTGTGATCACTGGTTTCCGATCTCACAAGACAAAGACACTCATCGTCGAAAGTGGTGGAGAACGTAAGAGATATGACATCACGAACGGATCAAGAGATGTCCTCAAGAAGATTTTCAAGGTCAATGAAGCCGAGGATGTCGCCAACATTAGTGATGCTTTCTCCATAATAAACGTTATCAAAGATGACAGAAAGCTTGTCGATTCATTCTACAACTCACTGGTAAACATCGCTTACAAGATAGACGGTTATCGATCAACATCGGACTACAAGAAGTATATCAAGAACGTGGTCGATGATGGAGATTATGAAAACAAGTCCGACACATTGCCTTATCTTGTAAATGTCGCATCACAAGATGTGAAGAGATTCAACGCTGTGATAGAAAGAACGAAGACGAAACTCGGAATGTAAAAACCCGCTATTTTTTAACATCAATATAAAGAGAGAGCCTTGTGTGGACTAGTAACAAAAACTACCCATACAAGGCTCTCGAGTGTATTTCCATTGCGCTCTTTTCTTTCAAGATTATGAAAACACGATGGAACATCTTCGAGCGCAAGGAAAGTACCTCTCTTTGATTTAAGCTTTCGAACACACTTCCCTTGCATTCGAAACTATTCAAGAATATGAAAATAGCGGAAAATGGGTCAGAGTTCAAGGAAAGTACCTCTCTCGAATTAGAAGGCGTATGTTTATAAACGGAAAGGTGGCTACCAGAGAGATCATCTCCGATAGCCACCACCTTCTCTTCTTTTTACGATTTTCTTTTTTATAGATACTTGATGAATGAGAAGTAGTCTCGGTTTTCTAAGTATCTCGGTTTTCCCTCATTCAGATAAGCTTCCTTTTCAAAGGATATGCTCACGTAAGCTTCGTCATGGTTCTTCTTTATAGCAAGTCTTATGAGATATTCCAAGAAATACCACACATAAAACGCACAGAATGAGAGAAGCATCGTGAGGATCGTGTACTTGACATCGATTCTACCTATGAAAGGAACATTAAGAATTGTAAACACTGCAAACATCAGTTCTTTCCATTGTTCTACGTGTATTAGTTCGTGGTTCACGATGACACTATCGGCATCATTTTTACTTGATCTGATAAACACATGACCAAACAACATCATAGCACTATAACCCTTGGGCAGGAGAAATCGTACTAACTTACTGTTATAATGTATCATAAAAGCGTATTTTAGTAGTTTATATACTTTTTCGGGAAGGTAAATAACACAAATTAAAAAAAGACTTCGACATTATGTCAAACAGTATAGACAAGTTTTTAGAGAATGTAGCGAGACATGACATCACGTCTTTGGAGATAATCAACGCCCTCCAAAAGATGATGATCGATGAATCTGATACTGTTAGAATAGAATACATCCTTGAGAACGGCAAAGAATCGTTCGACGTACCTTCTCTGTCCCACATCATCCGAAGACTTGAAAGAATCGACAAGAACATAAGGAACATAGTGGCAGATGGTGAGATGCAGGCGTACGTTGTTACACAAGATGGCGTTCGAAGACAACTTATAAACATCAAGAGATTTACACCAAATGAGATAACGATCACGGACGACATCATTTCGAAGTCATTATACACACATGAAAACCTCAAAGGTGAAAAATCAACGTTTATTGATATTGACATTTCGAAGCAGGTCGAAGAGTATAAGTACGATTTCACCCATGTACAGATAAAGAAGCTTTTCGTCGATGGTTATGATTTCTCTGCAGGTACGAAATACGAGAATATACTCAAACATCTTCATTCTACGGCGAAGAAATATAAAGAACAAGAATCGATCGTTTGTGTCAAACCAAGATCACGAAACATCACCCGAGATTTCAAGATATCGGACATTTCCGAGGACGGTTATCTTTTAGACAATGGATCTGGACAGAATCTCTCGTATACAGAATCGATCGATGGTGATGTGACGATTACAAGATCAGTTTCAGTTGGATCAAAGTTTACTGTCGGTAAGAACACTCTTTGGTCAGTTTCGGAAATTGACAAGTCCACTGGTTATGTCCGATTTAACACGGTTTATGGTCTTGAACAAGTATCCATTGGTGATACGATCAAGATCGATATCGAAGACGAGTTTGGAACAATTGTCCCAGTAGAGCTTCATTCATCAGAGCCATTCATTCTCTTCATCAAACCGATAAATCAGCGGTGGATAGCTTCTGATGAATGGGGATCTTGTAATGTCTATGTGAAACCCGACGTTCAAGTCGAAGAGAAAATCAACAATCTCCGAGGTTCTTCGGCGAAGAAGGATGTTTATGTGAAGCCGAACGCCCCCTCCCTTGAAGCCAAAAACCTGCAAGTGAAGCTGATCAATTCACATAGAATAAACCAGTTCGAGACGAAGGTAAGAGAGAAATATGCCGAGAAGGAAAACGTAAAGAGCCAAATCGAAATCATCGACAAATCGATAGTGAAACTCAAAGACGAGATGGGTTCGACTGTCGATAAAAACCTACGTGAGAAACTTCAGAAGTCGATAGATGAGAATTATAAGCAGAGAAAGAATCTCGTAAGCACTTTCTATTCTCTTGTCAATGATATCCTCACGTATACTCGAGATTCTGAAGAATTCAAACCAAAGTACAGAATCAGAGGGTTCTTTGCTATACCAGATCCTACAGTTTATAACGGAATATCCTACGACATTATCAAGTTTGAATGTCAATATCGATATCTCCGAACTGATAACACTGAATCAAACGTAGAGACAATCGACTATATCTTACCCAGTGGTGAGAAACTCAAAGCATACTACTCGAATTGGAATACGCTCCCAATGAACCAGAGAGAGAAGATCTACAACATTGCAACTGGGGCGTATGAATGGAAATCTGAAAATGAACTCGATGCCGATAGCATTAATCCAAATCAAGTAGACATTCCAATATCCAAAAATGAGTATGTAGAAATCAGAGTACGTTCTATCTCTGAAGCTGGCTATCCGACAGTTATCAACATGTCGGAATGGTCATCACCTGTCATTGTTGAATTCCCACAACATCTCGTCGACACATCATCGAAGATTTTCGAGGGGATTGGTGATGACAACATGCTCACGATGATAGAGAAGGAACTCACATCAATTGGTGTTTATGATCACCTTTCAGATTCCCACACATCGGGCGAGAAAATGTTCCACCATTCTTCACGTAACATATCGACGGACTACTTCACTGATGGTGAAAACAAGCAGAAATCGGTGATGCAGGTTCTCGACGAGATGAAGAGAACGATTGATTCGATAGAATCAAGATATGGGATTAAGAACTCTCCTCTACAAATATCCATTCTTGATAGCAATGAGGAAAAGATCATGAACATTGAGAACAATGACCATGTGAAGATCTTTGCTGGTTATTACAAGAACGAAACCGAATCGAACTCGAAGGGATCGATTATTCAGAAGACGTATTATCTAAGCATAAGAAATCCAAAGTCGATAGATGCAGAACTCTTGTCTTATGTCCCAGGTTTCAACACACCAGTCACTGAGGACATGAGTGGATACGTTCACGATGAGAAGACTTACGGCTATCGTCGCTATGACTTCCCTTGCATCGGCTTTAAAACCGATGGAGAAGGTGAACACCGACTTCCGTTTGGATCTCCACAGATGAAGGGACAATTTGTCTATCAGAGATCACGTGACCTTGCACTTCAAGAGAGTATAGTCGAGAAGTGGAAGAAATCGACGACTGGGATGAATGCCTCAGAAAAGAAACTGAACGAAGAAAGAAAAGAACTGAACTTTGGGGATTATGCAACGACTGGGAAACCCGAGACACAGTTCATCGCAAAGATTGTCGATGGAAAACTCGTGGATGGAAACGGTTATCTCACAGATTTCTGCTTCCACAAAGATCACCCGCTTTTCAAGAACATAAGTGGTGTGGATAGCGAACACAAATCCACGATTAAAGACATCATCACCAAAAGTGTTCAGAGTGCATCTTTCAAGTCGAACTCGGTGAAATCGATAATCGGTGAATCATCCAAGATTGGTTTCCACCACGATGACAGATACCTCGTAGGCAAAGACACCTGTGGTGCTTATGTTTATCTTTCACCCCAAAATCCAAAATCGATAAGCACCAACACGAACATCTATAACAAAGGGATAATCATCAACAATTCAGAAATCAGAATACCGATCATCTTCGAATGTAGAATGACGGACTATTATGGTGATGGTTCTCAAGGTGAAGGGCGTGTAAATGGCGAAGATGGTGTGAAGAACGTGGTCTATGAGAAAGTTATCGGCTTTGACCTCATACAAAAGTTCATCGATGATATCTTCTCATTCGACATAACGATAAAGATGAAATATCAAGAAGACTAATCTTAAGCACCTCCGTAAAAATTGGAGAGGGCTGTGGTCTCGAAATTGACCACAGCCCTCTCGCTGTCTATGAATAGTATGAATAGAATCCTTATTTTCTCTTTCTGAAAGATATCTTCTTGTCGAACCCATGACCGACGATCTTCTGTTCATCGGTCATCTTCACTTCAACACCGTCTTTGATTTTCGAGGAGAGGAAGTTTTGGATCTTGATGAACATCTCCTCTGGAGGAACAATCCCACCGAAGTTGATGCACTTCAAGAGTGGATTTTTACAAGTGAAGTAACTTTCAAATCCAAATCTGGCCACCTTCGGGACTATCTCGGACGCTGATATTTCGAACAGACATCTGAACATGTCGTCGTAGTCTATACGCTCATTTCCAAAACCGTATTTTCTACCGTGAGTGATCATATAAGACATGAACATAGAGAAAACGGTATGGGCGTTGTCAATGTTCAGTAAGAACGAGACACTGTCAGAGAGTTTCTCCTTTTCATCGATCTCCTTTGTGCAGATGAGAGAAAGAGAACGTATGTCCTTGTGATAGAAACTCAATCTTTGGAAAGGGTGCTCCCCTCTTAAAGAATCTCTCTCGGGATCAACATCAACTCTGAGAAGATACCATGTTGTGGCAACTTCTACAAGAAAATAGGCAAGATTATCATGACAAGAAAAACGAACATCTTCGTGCTGTAAATTGAAAGCGTGCCTATCAAACACGATCTTCCTATCTACACCATAAACGCCTTGGATGTAGTCGTAGTAGTCTTTGTTCGTGTCAAGGATTAACATACGTCGAAACTGTGAGCGTAGAATTTTTCGATTGTTGTTGCCGTATCGATCTTCACATGATCATAACCGAGATCTTTCATCTTCTGATCAAAGTTTTCAAAGAGCTTGTCGTCATTCTCATCTCTGGAAGTGGTATCTTGAGATGTATCACGAATCTGTCTTCTTAGGATTGTGACTGTCTTTTCACAGACAAGTTCCGCAATTGTTATCTTTGAACGAAGATTTTGGGGGATATTCTCGAGACCAGTTGGTGAAGTGATGAAGAAGTCACAATCTCTGAATTCTTGAAAAGTAGTTCCGTAATATTCTCCTTGGAATTCCATGAACTGGATGAACACACTATTATTCACTAATCTCACGAATTCCTCCTTGGAAACAAAGTGATAATCTTTACCGTCTATTTCACCATCTCTTGGTTTTCTTGTAGTATGACCTATTGCTGGTTTGTATCCAAGAGTTGTAAAAACATCTAAGAAGTGATTCTTACCAACTGCAGATTTACCAACGAAAGCTATCTTCTTCATCACCAGTTGTTTGTTAGAAGTTTAAGAACCAGTGAATTGATCTTGCAGAATCGATCAGACCATCCAGATTTCTTACTGATTCTTCTGATTTTTCAATGACTTTCTCGTTTGGCATCTTATATTCCAAAGATGGGTAAGGATTTTTATAGAAGACAGAAGGATTGAAGAATGTGTAAAGAAGAATCTCTTCACGGATCATCTTGTAAACGTTCATTATTTCCTCTGGAGATTTTGAAGAGAGATCGTGAACAACAGTTATGTCTCGCATATCAAGAATCTTCATCTTGTTCCGTGTCTTTATAGAAAACTGCTTATAGAACACTGGATCGGATTCCACAATGTAATAGTCTTCACAAAAGAGACCGTCACGAATAAACGGAATCGTTTCCTCGTGATTCTCAGTTTTAATACCTTCGTCGTTGATTATCATATCTTGATATGAAACCACCAAATCACCCCTTCGAGAGTATAAGTCAAGATCGATATTTTCAATCCTTGCTTGTCTACCTTCGATGATTATGAAGATATCGTGGTTCAAGACCATATTTCTGAATTGTTCTAATGATTTCATTGTCTTCTTTGTATTCTTATGGAAATCCGACGAATCTACTTCATACGTCTTATAATGAGCAGAAAGTTGTTGTTTTTGTTCAGAAGATCGGTGGAAATGGGAAGACAATGACTAACAGTGAAGACAATCGACCATAATGAAAAACAATGACTAAAAATGGTCGAATTAAAGGAAGGTACTTTCCTTGTCCTCGAAGTGACTCAAGAATATGAAAATAGCGGAAACTATACTCAAGCTCAAGGAAAGTACCTTCCTGTAATCAGAAGAGGTATTCTGTAAGACTATGGGCTATCGTCGGGAGACAATGGACTATTTCGAAGGATTATGAGAGGATAATCAAAGACTATGGAAAGACAATGGCTGATTATTGAAAGACAATGGCTGATTATTGAAAGACTATCGATCATAATCAAAGACAATGAAGGATTGTCGTCTTTGTGTCTTCCTTGTCTTCAAACTTATCAAATGGGGTGAAAGTAGCTCCAAGTATCTTCAAGTTCAAGGAAAGTACCTTCTTGTAATCAGAAGAGTACTTTTGTCCAATGATGGGTTGATAATGAAAGACAATGATGATTATCAAAGGACTATTGAAAGACTATCGACTGTTTTCTTGGTACTTTCCTTGTCCTCGAAGCTATTCAAGAATATGAAAATAGCGGAAAGTGTATCAGAATGCAAGGAAAGTACCTTCCTGTAATCAGAAGAGTATTTTTGAACAATTATGGGTTATTGTCGGAAGACAGTAGATTATTTCGAATGATTATCAAAGACTATGAAAAGACGATGACTATGAAAAGACAGTCAATCATAATCGAAAGACAATGGACGATTATTGATTAATCATTGAAGACTTTGAAGGATTGTGGAATGACTATGAAGACAATGGACGATTGTTGAAAAATTCTCAAAAGACTATGAAGGATCATTGAAAGACTATGACGATTGTTGAAAATTCTCAAAGACTATGAAAAATTCTCAAAGACTTGGATTCTTGGACTAATAGTCAGACTAATTCTTGGAGATTATTCGGCTCAGTTGTCGACAAACTGCGTGCTTATTCGTGTGTATTCCCGTGTGTATTCCCGAGTGTATACTCGTATACGCATGCGGTATTTCAAATTATCTGGAAAAGTAAATGCGAAGCATTTACAACTGGTTTGGAGAACAAACTATGCACGCTAGTGCATAGGTTTCTTCCAAACCATACATTGAGCGCAGAAATATCTTTATTTCTCAGATTAAAAATCTCCAGTTTAAACGATTGGTACCGCCAGCGTGTTAGGTGACACGCACGTAAAACTGTAGGAATTCCTGCGCTCACGTATGAAACTTTAAAAAACGTACACGTAAAACTTTAAAAAGATCCAACAATTAACATTCTTTAACATAACCTATCACCTCTCTTGATTATAGGAATTGTGAATAGACATCATCCGACATCAACTTCATCTACTCATCTACTCATCTACTCATCAACTGATCAATTAATCAGACAACTCTACAACGAATTCCAACAAATGATCCTTGAGATAGAACTTAACCACTCATCCTTGAAGAAGGGACAGAATGTTACGGAAGAGGACATTCTTATGGAAATATCTCGACTTGAGAGAGAAGCAAGTTATCAGTCCACAATTAACAAAGTCTCGAAAGTTGCTCTCAATTCAATCTATGGTGTTCTTGGTTATCACTCATTTATCCTTTACGACAGAGAAATTGCAAGATCGGTTTCGGAGCAATCTTCTCACGTGATCCGTTACACCATTCTCTTCTTCAATAGGTATTTCCAACAGAGATTCCCAAATCATAGGGAACTACACGCAAAGATGGGGATTACAAAGTGTGATCCGATCGATTTCAATGCGGTGAACTATGCTGACACTGATTCCGTGTTTATCCGTTACAAGGACATCATGGACAAGACCGATTACAAGGGGACTCTCGAGGAATTCGTCTTTGATATCGGTTCGTATGATCTCAATGATTGTGTCAAAGATATGCTCGAAGGCTATATTCGAAAGTTCAACGGATTCCAACAGAAGATCGATGGACAACGTTCAATGAAGCTTGCTTTTGAAATGATCTGTCATAATGTCTTGTGGACATCGAAGAAGAAGTACATCAAGAATATCTCTTGGGAAGAAGGTGTTTATTTCAAGCCACTTGAAAACGTAGAAGTTAAAGGTCTCGACATTAACAAGAGTTCAACGCCAAAGTTTGTTCGAGAACTTCTCCGTGAGACAGTCCACTACATCTTGCAACATAGAGAACTCAACCTTCGAGATTTCATCGACCACGTCAAGATGCAAAAATCAAAGTTCGAAAGTGCAAACGTGGAAGACGTTGCAATCTCTCAGAGAGTTAATGGTTATGAGAAATATGTGATAACTGCAAAAGATGGTGTCTTCGAATACGTCAAAGGTGTAACAATTCAGATCAGAGCTTCGAGTGTTTATAACGCAGAACTTGCAAAATCGAAGTACAAGCACAAATATCAACAGATCAGATCGGGGATGAAGATTCAGTACTACTATTCAACAGATCCTCGTAGTGATGTTTTCGCATTTGTCAACGGTGATCCTTGCTATGAGTTCCTTTATCCAATCGATTATTCTAAGCAGTTCGAAATGCTTTATCTTTCACCACTTAACAAGATAATCACATCGATTGGTGTACAAGCACTGCCTGTTTCATTGATCGCTTTCGATCCACTTTGGTAAAAGACAAATGAGAACTTTAAACTTTGTCTATGGTTGTGATGTCTTTGGAAAGAAGGAAGGGACTTGCGGAGATCCATTTGACGATTCAATCATAGTTCCCACGGAAAAGTCATCTTGTCCATATTGCTACGTCCGTTACAAGATGTTCCCAGCCCGTGGTTATGCCGATCAGTTTTTCCTACAACCAAAGATAAACGTTCGACACCTCCGAGATTTCATAAGTCCATCAGAGGTCTCTGAAATCTACATCGGTTCGATAATGGGTGACTTTTTAAGTCCATCGATCGAAGACAAGGACATAGCTCAAGTCTTTGACACTTTCGGAGATTTCCCACAACACGTCTTCTTTCTCTTGTCGAAGAATGCTGGAAGGTACTACAAATTCCTCCGAGACTACTATCAGAAACCGCTCCCAGATAACGTCATAATTGGAACATCTGTGGAAAATGATGGCTTTCGTCATAGAGTGGATCTTCTGCGAGCATCTTTGAAGATTTCTCCAAACACAAGACTTTGGTTGGAAATTGAACCTCTTCTTGGATTTCATACAAAGACTGATTTCTCGGGGATTGAGTATGTTTCATGTTCTGCGCTTGGTCAAGATCAAATCTACTACCAGAATGGGAAACGATTTCCGTGGGTCTTCCGTGAAGAATGGATGCAATCGATAATCGATAACGATACACTTGATAAAGAGAATCTGTCGATTTATCACAATATCAAAAATCTCTGCACGTCCCCGATAATAAGAGATTGGGAGAATCCGAACCTCTATGAAAGGTTCTTCCACAAATCTCAAAAAGAAGAAACACTATGGTAAAAATCGTCTACCTTTCAAGTTTGAAGTCATACGTGGCGAAGATCGGTGATAGATTCTTCACAGTCCGTATCGACATGGACAGATTCAACGACTACAACCCCTGTATCGACAAGAAGAAGTTCCTTTCATGTGCAGGATCTATCGAATATATCGGAGGTGTGGCAATTGTCGTTCCAATGATCAAACTTCTCGTAGAGAGAAGAGACGGAACAAAGACCTCTTCGAGATTTCTTTACAGATTGAGCTTTTCTGAAGAATCGTTTGACGAAATGATTGATAACTATCTTTTCACACTTCTGGAAATCTACGTTACCGAAACAATTCCTTATTCCGATCTTTGGAAGTTCGAAGATGAGATAGTAGTCACTTCGGGAATTGGTGAAATGTTGTCAGTTATCGGCTTCAATGAAAATGGAAAGCGGATCTCTGAAGGCTTCGTAAACTTTGAAAACCTCAGAACACCACAGATTTTCAAGTACTCTTCAGACATCATTGTTATCGACAGACATGGCAAAGACTTGAAAATCATCGTGAATGGTCTTCTTGTCGAAAGTACAAAGATGACAGTTTCCAGCATTTACAACAACGAATACCTCAACTTTAAGTAAACAGATAGACCATGCCCAAACTAGTACTCGTAAAACTCAGACACGATAACAAGACCATAAGAACCTATGCTGTTTTGAAAGATGGTCAGTACTACGTTGTTGTCTTTGATGGTAAAAAGTTCAACGAGAAAAGATACTCTCTTGACGGCAAGTTCTGTTTGTTATTGGAAGATTATCTTGATGGGAATTTCGTCTTCTCAAGAACACTTGGAAGAGTGGTCTATGATGATGACAGTCGTGACATCTTCAGATCACAGAAGATCCTCGACAGAGTAGACATTTCGGAGGAAGTGTTTGAAAAAATGATAATCGATGAGATCATTTCTCTTGAAATGATTAAGAAGACTGATATCATCGACGATTCTTATTGGAAATTCCAAAAATCAGTCATTCTCAAAGCTGTTACAGGTAAACATTACCTCTTAGTGGAATACAAGGATGAAACAGATGGTTATTCATCATCCAAGCTTCACTACCACTATGGCAAGAACGTGGAAATGGTCTCCGAAGGTAGAAATATTTCGATCGAACTTGACTATGCTTGTATCAAAAACATGCTTGTCGACGGAAATATAAAAGAGGAGGTTGAGGTGTCGACTTCAACCATTCTTTCAACCAGTGATTTTTTAATTTAGAATCTGTGAAAATATGACTACACTGCTGGATGACTACTTCTCTGTGAAAGACTACACTCGGAGAATGTTCAAGATCCATAACAAGATTCCAATGTCATACTTCTCAAAGAAGAAGACTGATGAGGAATTCGAACTGATAATCGAAATCTATAACAGACTAAAGGAACTACCAACTTACATCTACAACGACATGGAAGATGGTGAAAATGTCGACATTGCGATTGATGACAGATTCGGAGATCTTTTAGAAATTGTAGAAGAAGATCCAATGAACCTTAAAAACATCGATCATTACAGGGAAATGTTGACACTTCTTGACACCTTGGAAGATCAGATCATAGCTTAAAGAAGAAGGGAAAACAAAAGAAGAAACGGTCATCTTGTCGTAAAGATAAGATGACCGAAACATTACTAAGTAATCAATCGCAAACAATCACAAACAACAAATAAAGATCAATCTCAATTAAACGATTATGAACATCTTCGAAGCATTCAACGAAACGAGAACGACGAATGGCGACAGAGCTTATAAGAGGTACATCGGAAATCCTTATGTCGATTTCTTGTTCAGACTTCAAAAGATCCGTGAAATCGCAAAGTACAAGGGACTTGCAGAAGTGGAGAAACTGATAATAGTCGATTATCCCGAGTTCCTTGAGAAGAGTGAGTTCAACCGCTTCTTCTCAATGTACATCAGAGATCCTCGTATGGGGATTGGTGAAAGAGAAATCGGTCGTGTTCTCTTGAAAATTCAGAACATTTCGATCGATGATGTCATCGAAATCGGTCGTGCCGACGATATTCTCTTCACTCATTCCCCAAAAGAAGTCGTGGGTTATATCAAGGAAGCTATGGACAACGATTCCATTCGTGGCAACTATGAACTTCTGAAAAAGTGGCTTCCACGTGAGAGATCCAAGAAGTTCAAGATCATCAGAAACGAACTTCGTAGACAGAAGATTTCGAAGACAATCTACAGAGGATGGTGCGCATCACCCATGACTGTTGAAGCAGTCAGATCACGTGGTGAATTCCCAGATGATTACTCACATGTTCCTTCACTTTCTATGCTTCGACATAAGAAGGAATTCTTCAAGGATGAAAACTTCAAGAAGTATCTCGAGGAACTCAAGTCTGGGAAAACCAAGATCAATCAGTCCGTTTCTACACCATACGACATCTTGAGATCATATCGAAACACCGCCTTCAGTGGCTTTGATTATCGTTATACTGCATATGACGGAAAGGTGAATCCCAGTGAGAAGGGAATGGAACACGACACGTTCTATACAGAAGCTTTCAAGGCTTTGGGTTCGATGAACTTCGGCAAGATCATCCCAATCATCGATGGTTCTGGATCAATGTTCGACAGATACGACTCGATAGGTAAGGCTCGTTCAATTGGTCACTACGTTGCTCGCCATTCAGATTATCTTCCAAATCACTTCATCGTCTTCTCGGACGATTCTCGGATTATGAAGTTGACTAAGGATGAAGACTTCTCCTATGTTCGGGATATGGCGATCATGGAATCGTTTGGTGACTGTACTAACACGAACTTTGAAGCAGTTTTACGTAATCTGAACAACGTGACAGCAGATCTTCCCGATTATGTCCTTGTTCTCAGTGATATGCAGTTTGACGATTCTTATGATAGAAACGAAACACATCTTGATACGCTCAATCAGAAGGGTGTGAAGATGATCTGGTGGAATCTCTCAGTGGACAACGTCACATTACCGACTGTAAGCAAAGATGGGAACGTCTTCGTCAGTGGTTATTCACCTCAGATTCTGTCGATGCTTTCTGGAGAGTTCGATGCGGAATCCTACGTAACAAAGCTCATCGAAGACTATAAGAAAAAGAGAAGTAGATAGTTGCTATTCTTTATTTTAGTTTGTGCCCGAGACCTCACCTTCGATATAAGAAAGGTGAGGTCTTAACATATAAGAACAATAACAATCATCAACAATAACAATCAAAGACAATAACAATCAAAGACAATGCAAACTTATCTCGATTTGCTCAAGTACGTTCTTGAAAATGGAACAGAAAGAACTGACAGAACTGGAACTGGAACAATCTCCGTGTTTGGTCATCAAGTGGAATATGACGTAAGTGAAAAGTTCCCAATACTCACCACGAAGAGAATCCACATGAGAAGTGTCATTATGGAACTTGCTTGGATGCTCAAAGGTGATACCAACGTGAAGTTCTTAAGAGACAATGGTGTGACGATCTGGGATGAATGGGCAGATGAAAACGGAGATCTCGGAAAGATCTACGGAAAGCAATGGAGAGATTTCGGAGGGATTGATCAAATCAAGGATATCATCGACCAAATCAAGAACAACCCAGATTCACGAAGAATAATCGTCTCGGCTTGGAATCCTGCAGAACTCTCGGAAATGGCACTTCCTCCTTGTCATTGCTTCTTCCAGTTCTACGTCGAAGGTGACCGACTATCCTTGAAGCTTTATCAAAGATCTGCTGATCTCTTCTTGGGTGTTCCATTTAACCTTGCACAATACTCACTCTTGCTTTACATTGTTGCAAAGATCTGTGGAAAGAAACCTCATCGTTTTATCCACTCGTTTGGAGATCTTCATATCTACAAGAATCACTTGGATCAAGTAAAGCTCCAACTATCGAGAAAACCATACGAACTCGCAGAGGTAAAAATCGTGGGAGATATCGACATTGATAATATCTCCGCAAATCTCATCGATCAAATCGAAATCAAGAACTACGTTCATCATCCCACAATCAAGGCGGATGTGAGTGTTTAAAAACTCAAGCAAGCTATGCAGAAAAACTCGGAACAATGCAGAACAATGCAGAAAAAATTCGGAGCAATGTGGAAAAAACTGAAGGTGGAATTCGTCGCATATGTCGGCAAGTCCTTGTGTGTCAACGATTATACGAATCCGTTCACAGATGAGAAGTACAGAGAATCACTGAGAAAGTTGATAAATGACACTCGTGAAGGTGCGATTATTCTTATGGACGGAGAGTACTTCGAAATGATGGAAAGATCAAACTTTAGAGTTCCGTCGATTGTTCTCTTTGATTTTCAACACAAAGACACCAAAGATACGAAGTTCATCTGTTCATACAGTCAACTTTGTGATTTCCTTCGTGGGAGAAACGAGAAGGTCTTCGTTATAGGTGGATACGACACATGGGCATCGCTTGTTCAGTACGTCTCCAAAATCCACTTCCTCGTCACTGATGAGAAATGGAACGAGGAAATGACAAGACCATTCTTGGATGATGTTCATAAAGTGTGTAAGATAACAAACTACTCAGAATTCCCTAACGGAATAATCCACCAAGAACGTGAATTTGCAGACAATGTTGTGATTTGCAACAGTTATGTTTCTAAAGACAAAGGATGTGAACTTTACTGTTGGGATGTTCTTTCACATGTGAATTCTGAAGGTGAACCTGTAAACAGAATACTTTCGAATGGTGTATCGACAATCGTCGGAGGAGGTGATACGATTTCGATCGTTACAGATTTCAAGATGTACAGAATACCGCCCACAACTGATATCCGTGTTGTGGAAAATCCTCGTTTCCGTTCGCTTGGTGTTGTTATGCAGTCGTGTAAAATCTCTGGTGGCGACATTATCATTTCTTTTACCAACAACTCACCACACCGTGTTATGTTGGACTATAAGAAAGTGGTTGCTAATATTCACATAATCGGAGACTACAAACTCATAGGTTGTAATAACGATTTCTCAGAGAATATGGAAACCAGCAAATGGGGAACTAAACTGATCAAACACTCATAAGAACAATCACAAACAAAAGATGAAGAAGAACAAGACCGAAATCGAAATGATCCTATTTGTCAATGACAAAGGCAAGACAGTCAACGCCCAGAAGTTGTTATCTTCACCCTCCGAAAGTGATCTTCGAGACTATATCGGAAAGATTACAACTGGGAACATCATCGTCTTTGATGAGGACACGTGTTCTACACTTATCGCTCCATTACCAAACAGAATCTGTGTTGTAATTACCCAGAACAAGGACTTCAATCGTGAAGGGTTTGTTCGTGTAGAATCTATCCGAGATTTCATCGACATGCTCGGTACGAAGTTCGACAGATATCGTGATGTTTACGTAATGGTCGACAACATTCACATCGCAAGAAGCTTCATGGGTCATGTCGATAGAGTGAAGATGGTGGAAGTCAAAGGATCAAAGAACCACGACAGATACGAACTCTCTGATGTTCCTTACAAGACAATCACTGATATTCGTCGATCTTCGAACGTTGTCGGTGAATACTCTCTCAATGATCTCGTAAAAATCATTGATTATGAGTTTAAAGACAACGTCTTCATGTGCACAGCAAGTGTTGATGGCTTTGGATGTTGTGGTGTCTGTGCACGAGAACCAAGAATCCATGTCGACAGCTTTGGTGAAACTGTGAGAAGAAAGTCGGACTGTCGTGAATCCATAGTCCTTCACAAAGGTGATAGAGTTTTCATGAAGACTGATATCGAGATTTACAGAATTCCCAAGAACGTTTATGTCGATATCAAGACAATCTTACATGGCTTTATCTGTAACGGAATCTCTGTGGAATCGTCGAGTATCGCTGACGGTGTCGTCTGTGTTGGACTGATAAACATGGGATCGAAGCCTGTCACCATTCACAAGGATCAAACAATTGCCATAATGGCGGTCAGAGGTGATCATGAGTTCTTGAAAGTAGAGCATAAAGACTTCCCACGTGAAAAAGTCGATGGGTGGAATAACTTCGAACGTGAAGACGAAGATGAAAATCGTCGACCACTAAAGGATGAGTGTTGTGTGGGTAGTATAATGGAACGTTGTGAAGACAGCGATTATGACTTTTAAAGAATAATCGATTATGCCAGTAAAGTTTATAGCTTGTACAGATAAGAACTTCGCTGTTGGAAACGATAGCAAACTTCTGTTCAGAATTCGAGAAGATATGAAGCTGTTCCGTGAGCTGACGATGGGAAGCATTGTCGTCATGGGCAGGAAGACCTTCGAAGAGATCGGAAAGCCACTTGAAGGTAGAATAAACATTGTTCTATCAAGATCGGACATTTCTATTGGAGGTGTTCACGTTTTCCGATCGATGGAAGAATTGAAAGCTTTCTGCATGACATCTGAAAATCGACAGAAAGATGTCTTTGTGATTGGTGGTGCAGAAATGTGGGAACTCTTTAGAAGATATGTTTCACAGATCCACCTCACGAAAGTCCCAGATGACTGTCCCGAATACGACACCGTCTTCCCTCATGATCTCTTGACGGCTTTCACACTCGTTCATAAGAATCAGATCGGCATCTATGAAAAGAACTATCAACCGATTGTCCATGAAGTCTATGACAGACAGAAGGATGTGACGGTTATGAACCGCAAGAATGATAAGCTCGTACCTTTGAGATTTGTCGATGTTCTTGAATATGTCGGTGATAAACCATCAACGATTCTTAAAGACGATTCAGTGAAGATACTTGCAAATGACAGAATCGCTGTAAAAACTGATCTTCGTGTTTATGAACTTCCTTTAGACACGCTTGTCAGTGTGGATGTCGTTCCATCAGTTTTTATGGACAACGGACTGATGATTGCAGGTTGGGATATCTTTGATGATGACTTTATCGTTTACATGACACTGATTGGAAAGAAGTCGATTTCACTGAAACGTGGTGATATCATAGCAGACGTTAATTTCTATTCTCGTCATCCTCTGATTTACGCCCCATAAAAAACCGAACAATGAATATGGACAAGAAGTACAGCGGTTATATCGTGATGAGTGATGGACTTCTATCACCGAATGACCAAATCTCGTACAATGGTTCTGTTTTCACATATCTTGGGAAATCACAGAGTTCAAGTGGTGAGCTTTGTGGTGTCTTCAAGAATGGTGAAGTAGAATGCTTTATCCCAGTCAGAATCGTAAGATCAATGAAGGACAAGAAACTCGTGTACTAAGGAAGATACTCTCCTTGGCTCTCCTTGGTATTTCCCTTGATTTCTGAATCCATTGGAGGTGTGAAAGCCTTCAGAAATGGTTTCGAGGTCAAGGGAAATACGTCTCTGAAAATCTCTGAATATCCGTGAACCACTCCCCATTTCCGTATGATAGGAAATATGGCAGGTCGATTGTAAGACAAACCAACCAATAAACAATAATCAACATCAACATTCGACAGACAACAATCAATCAATCAAGCAAAAATGGACATTATCAAAAACCTCGGTTATAACCAACATGGGATACTGGACAACATCCAGAAGCTGTATCTCGACGGAAAGCCGATCGATTGTGACATCACTTATTCCAAAGGTGCTTTCTATGGAAAGTTCAAAGTGAAGGAAGCAGATGGAGAAACTCGTGAAATCACAATCGAACAACCTCGACTAAAGTTTGATGTTTTCCCACTTTCGGAAGATGTTCAGAAGATAGAACCCTTAAAGCCACTTCCACTCGAAGATCAATCGATCGAATCAATGATGATCGACCTACCGTTTATCGTCAGACCAACAAAGCCAGACACGTCGGTGACTGATGAAACTGGGTCGAAGATGTTCAACCGATTCCAAGGTTTTCACACTCCAGACGACATGTATGAAACGTACTGGTTCTGGATCAACGAAGCTTATCGTGTGCTGAAGGTCGGTGGTACGCTTCTCTTCAAGACACAGAACACGATTTATGGCGGTATCAACCACAATACTGAGTTTTTCTCGTTCATGTGTGCCGAGAGAGCAGGGTTTGTCACCGAAGACACCTTCGTTCTTGGTGCAAAGTCGAGAATGATCTCACCATTTATGACCAAGCAGTTGCACGCTCGAAAGTTCACATCGACTTTCTTCATCTTCAAGAAGCACAAATCCACAAAACATAAGAAGTTCAACTATTGGTCATTAATCCCAAAGCTTGAAGAATCTCATCATCATCAATAATTAATACAAAACTAAACCGTATGTCAAAATCAGAAATCGCTAACGAGTTCTTGAGTGATCTCGTCGTGCATTCGAAGTATGCGAACATTGTCCCAGAGGAACATAGAAAGCAGACTTGGGAAGAATGTGTGGCAGAACTGGAGAAGATGTTCATCAATGACTATCCTCATCTTGAGGGAGAGATCCGTGAGAACATGAAGATGGTGTACTCAAAGAAGGTGTTCCCATCAATGAGATCGATCCAGTTCGGTGGTCTCCCAATCTCGTATAATCCAACACGAATATACAACTGTTCTGCACTTCTTCTTAATGATACAAAGTGCTTCTCAGAGATCATGCACATTCTCTTGAGTGGGACAGGAATCGGTGTTTCTATCCAAAAGCGACACATCGACAATCTCCCAGAAGTCAAGAAACCAACCAAGAAGAAGCGTTTCCTCATCTCAGATTCTATCGAAGGTTGGGCAGATGCCGTTCGTATGCTCTGTTACTCTTATCTTCGTGGGAATCCTTACCCAGAGTTCGACTATCGTGACATCCGCCCAAAGGGATCAATCATCAAGAAGTTGAACTGCTATGCACCAGGTCATGAAAGACTCAAGAAGTCAATCGAACAGATCGACAAGGTCTTCAAGACAGCAGTTGGTCGAAAGCTCACACCTCTTGAATGTCTTGATATTTCTTGCTTCATCGGTGATGCTGTGGTCAGTGGTGGTGTGAGAATGGCTGCAATGATCATGTTCTTCGATAAGGATGATGAAGCAATTATGACTGCAAAGTCAAATGTTCCACTTCGAAGTGCAACAGTAGAATCTGAGGACGATAAGAACTGGTACATCAAGGTAGAACCGAAGAACATCGACGACTTCTATGGTGATGAATCACGAGTTATCACTGTTCGCAAGAAGTTCGGTGACTTTGACAATTCTTGGGACTTTGACAACATCTGCAAGAATCTCTCTGCAAGTTGGTACTACGTGCATCCTCAGAGAGCAATGAGTAACAACTCTGCAGTACTTCATCGTGATGATACCACACGTGAAGAACTCGAGAAGTTGATGAGAATCGCAGATTCGAACAAGTCTGGAGAACCAGGTCTTTTCTGGACGAATGACTATGACATGATCTCGAACCCATGTGGCGAGATTGCGCTCAACGACTGTCAGTTCTGTAATCTTTCAACGATCGTTGCCTACGATATTCGTACGCAGGAAGAGTTTAACCATCGTGCACGAGTGGCATCATTCCTTGGAACTCTCCAAGCAGGTTACACGAACTTTCACTACCTCCGCCCAAAGTGGAAGGAACAGACCGAAAAGGAAGCACTTCTGGGGGTATCTTTGACAGGTATTGCATCGGGAACTATCCTTTCTCTCAATGAAACCGAAGCTGCATTGTGTGCAGTAGAAGAAAACAAGAGAGTGGCAAAACTCATCGGTGTAAATGAAGCACAAAGAGTAACGACGATCAAGCCCGAAGGGACATCAACGATCGTTGCTGGTGTGTTCGGAAGTGGGATTCACTCTGCTCATGCTGAATACTACGTTCGCAACATTCGCATTCTGAAGTCTGACCCAGTTTACACTTATCTGAAGATCAACGCTCCAGATTTCCTTGATGATGAATATTCCGATAAGGACAAAGCCGTGTTCTCTGTTCCTATGCGAGCAAATCACGACTGCATCTTCAGAACGGAATCCACCTTCGACCTTCTTGAGAGAATCAAGAGATTCAACGAGAACTGGATAGCACCAGGTCATATCTCTGGAGCAAACAAGCACAACGTCTCCTCGACTGTCTACGTCAAAGATGGTGAAATCGATAAGGTCATCGAGTGGATGTGGGATAATCGTAATTCCTATTCTGGTCTCACGATTCTTCCTTTCGATGGTGGTACTTACAAACAAGCACCTTTCCAAGATATCACGAAGGAAGAATATGAACAGATGCTTGAGAAGTTCCCGACGAATCTCGACCTTTCTAAGGTTTATATCGAAGACATCAAGACTACTCAATTCGAATACGCTTGCGCAGGTGGGGCTTGTGAAGTGAAGTCCGTTTAGTATTGATTGATTATTGATTGTGTCGTCGACCTCCGTGGGATAAAAACCACGGAGGTCGATTTTTATAAGATAATAAAAAACCTGTAAGAATGATTATCACGTTTCTCATCATAATCGTCTCTTTCATCCTCTTGTTCTATAAGACGATCAAACTCTACAAGTACACTTCAGATTGTTTCACAAACATCGTCGAAAATGAAACGATTCAACTAAGGTACAGGATGAAAATCGATGGACAAGACGTAAAGAATGTCAGAAAGACAATGTTCAACGTGCTTTATGTTTTTGTGGTTATACCAGATGAAGTGAGAAAGGCAGATCATATGAGCTACATCATAAGCCACTTACAGCTGATCGAAGAATCATTACAAGTTCAGAATCTTTATGGTCTTGTAAGTTCTTCACGTGAACAGTTTGTAAGTGAAGAAAATGATAAAGAAAGAACGATTTATCTCGTAAAGTTCAAGCCGATCATTTATGGTCTTGATCTTTGGAGAATCCTTGTCTTCATTTTCTCTATAATCGTCGCAATTTATAATAAAGAAATAGCAGAACTGATATGGCTAATGTTTTAAGTGGGAACGATCCTTCCTACATCCTTAACCCAAAGATAAGAACAAGAGAGCGGTCTATCGTTTTCTCGAATAACCAGTTTATGGACAGTTTTGGAAGAACTTTCCTTGACATGTCCGAGTTCTCTGTAAAGTGTGAAAGATCGTCATCGACGATAATCACGATTGATCCATACGAAGAGGTTCAGATCCCTTCATTCAAGAACGTGATCTTCACATGTTTCGGTGGATCTGTTGCACATATGAACGATGCACAGATTCGATCGAAGCAGACTTTACACTTCGGTATGAATGTGGAAGTCGAGAATCCGAAAGATGCACTGTCGTGGAATTCCAAAACTACTCATCTGAACATAAGTTTTGTGTTCCCACCTTTAATGAGTGAAGGTATCGACGGAATAGCTAACCTCCAAACACAGCGTATAAACATTCAAAGATACCTCTCGAAATCTGGGAAATATGTCGGAGATGTTGAAGATATCACTTTTGAGCATCTTCATACGCATGTAAAGTTCAACATCCACTACGAATATGACGAGATTTTGAATGAACATGATCTGAAGATAAGCGACTTCAAAGTAGGTGGTAAGTTCAGTGGAGGTGGAGAAATCGACACTGAGTGCAACGTCACGAAAAAGTCACGAGTTTTTATGCTCTCACCAAACATAGACTATCAGTTGGATGGTGTTGAATCTGTTCGATTCCTTTATAGTCGGGAAACATGGGAGAAACTATGTGACAACGGAGCTATTCTGAGAAAGTACACTGCTCTTGGAAGTGAAGAAGATGTCCGATTAGAGCACGACATGTTCCAATCAAAGTTCTCTGTCGCAGAGTTCCGTGGGATTTCGATCATTCTTGAAAACAACTCAGAAACCGAAGGTCTTCTTCAAGAGGTCTCTGTAGAAAAGATCTACAAGAAGTATGATGAATCGTTCAGTTGTTCGATCACGTGTGGTAGTCTCCGAGAACACGACGTTTATCACAGCTTCGGTTTTGTGAGACCCCAAGGAAACAACGTATCTTTCAGAAATATAACAAGAAAAAAGATCGATTTACAAGTTTTATCTTATGAATAAACTCAACCTTTTATCAATCCTTAAGGTGTTGGTAAAGCAGGAACTGGGAAATGTCACAGTCAATGGCAATCTCCTCAGTTACAACAGTGGTGTGGTGTCCAATAATGTCACAGGTCGTACATACAACGTAGTGGCAAACTACAATTCACTGAATCCAAATGTTGTATCTTGTATGTTCTCTACTTCACAGGGTACGAGCCACATGGTCTTCGTAAGAGGTCAAGAACGATTTGATCTTCTTCTGAAGCTCATGGAAGTATGTCAAGACAAGCAAATGTAACTTTTTAATTTCAATCCAAATATGACTAAGAAAGAATTCATCACAGCTCTCGCAGAGCAGACTGGTGCAACTAAGACGCAGGTAGAAGCCATCATCGGTGCTTATCACAAGACTATCATCGAAAGTCTTAAGAAGGATGAGCCAGTGACCTTCGTTGGCTTCGGTACGTACTCATCCAGAGTTCGCCCAGAGCGTGAAGCCTTCAAGCCTGGTACTAAGGAAAAGATGACAGTACCTGCAAAGAAGGTCGGTAAGTTCAAGATGTCAAAGTCTGTAGAACTTTAGTAGAAAAAGGAGATAAACGAATTCGCAATGAACGGATGGGCTGGTCTTTGGAAACATAGACCAGCCCATTTCGTATAAAAATACTGAAAATATCGAAAATGACGACGGAATCGACACCGACGAACACTGACGAGTATCTTCGATATAAAAATGGAAAGAACGAATTAGTCAAATCAAACTTAATAAAGAACAAATGAAAGCCAAGAAGCATCACGTGGGCATGTTTGACCACATGTTCCAAAAGGGAAAGATCACATTCTTGCTGGATGGTTACTCCGCAGGTTCATCTGGGAAGGGCAAATGTGAATCTCTGATCGTAAAGAACACGTCGTTTGGATCTAAAGACAGTGATAAGCGTCTTGCAGTCTGTACCACAAACTCTGCAAATGCGTCACATTGGGTTTATGATGACGGCAAGAAGATGATGTTCGAAGTCCTCCCTTCATCGGCTTACCTGTACGAAAAGCTCGAGTTCGTGGCTATCGGTCACGGTGCGTCGTTCTCCGTTGAACGTCTCTTCGAAGAAATCAAGATGAGCGGTCTTCCCCTCGATAAGCTCTTCATCCACCCCAAGGCAGGGATCATCACCAAGATCGACGAAGACTACGAAAAGGGTCTTTGTGATATCGACGGCAACTATTCGTCACAAGACCACGACGGCACAATTGCAGGTGGTTCAACTTGCTCTGGATCTGGTGCAGTTCGTGCAAAGAAGGTCGTTCGAAACAAGACGGTGACTTATGCTTACCAAGTCCCAGAACTCAAGCAGTTCATCTGTGATGTCGAAAAGCGTCTTATGACGTTTATGATCAATGGAGGATCAGTCCTTCTGCAGATTGGTCAAGGTTTCCCACTTTCGTATGGTCTCGGCTATAACAAGCAGAACTCAACAAGTCGAAATGTGACAATCAGTGCAGCTTTGGATGATATGAATCTTCCTCCATTCTTCGCAGGTGACGTTATCTTGAATGGTAGAACTTATCCGATCAAGATCAACAACAAGAAGTATCGCCTTATTGGTGGGAAGCCAGTTGTCCGACTTCACAAGAACTCGGAATCGACGCTCAAGTACTACGCTCATAAGCATCTGTTCGACTTCATCGAAGGAGATGATCACGTTTCTATCGTCACACGTAAGGAATTCATCAACTTCTACGAAATGCGTGAGTTCCCCTACCTTGAATACGAAGTCATCGAATCGTTCAGTGGTACTGGTTATTCTCCAATCTGGAACGAAGAAAGTCACCAGCGAGAAATCACGTGGGAAGATGTCGAAAAGAACTATGGGAAGACAATCCCAGATGATGTAAAATGCACGTCACTTACCAAGCTCCCCCGAAGAGTCTTTGAGTTCGATAAGAGCCTTCTGCACGACGGTATTCTCTACAATCTCTCTCCAAATGGCAAAACTCATATTGTCATCAACTTCGTCAACTGGGTAGATGGTGAAATGGACGGAGAACGTGAGAAGATCACCGAAAAGGTCGAAGATTGGCTCTCCAAGAACATGTTCGGCGAAATCGACACTATCAACAAGCTCGTAGGTGGTAATGATGAAAAGGTCGTGCTTTCTGTACTCGGGACTGGTCGTGAATCCGACGACTTTGTCGCTGTAGAACAGTAATTTCCTCTCTTCAAAGGAACAATCCGCAAGAATGGGGTCATTGTGACAATAAGCACACAATGACCCCATTCTTGTTATAAGATTAATAAAAAACGTAGCAACCCCCCCCACACCATTTCAAAATCTTCATTATGACAAAAGACGACTGCACAAGCATTAAGAAGATACTACGGATTTCTACGATAGTTTTCTTCGTTATCACTACGATTTACTTCATTGTCGCAATTATGCGTATTGCAAACATAGGAAGTGAAAACAAACCTCACGAGATAATCGATTCGTTGAAATACACAAACTCTGTCTATGAACACGATGTTCGAAAGTTGAAGGCGCAGATCGATTCACTTTCCCTACAAAACGAGATATCTTCAAAAAAGATCGATTCACTTGAAAATGTCGTCGACACGAAGACATCTTCACTAAGGAAAGCAGAGAGCGCAATGCGAGCAAAGAAGCTGAATTTCTCCAAAGACGTGTTCGAAGTCGAACAAGAACTAAGACAAAACATCCAAGAATATGAAAAGAATAATTAGTCTCTCGCTCTTGATGCTCATCTATGGTGTAACAGTGTCACATGCGCAGAACATAGAAATCTCGAAGAAAGATGCTGTCATAATCAACCACATGTTTGATCAACACAAGCAACTTCTTGAAATCTCCACAATGAAGGATTCGATCATGCAGTCGTTGAGGGAAGTCGTGGACAACAAGACACTTATCATTGAAAACCAACTTGAACAGCTTCGCAAGTATGACGAAATGATGATGAAGAATGACACGATCATTAATAACCATAAGAAGATGGCGGAGATCTATGAGAAATCTCTGAAAAAGGAAAGACAAAAGTCAGTATTTTGGAAATATGTTGGACTTCTTTCCTCTGCAGTGGCTATCACCGCATTCATCATAAAATAGGCTCTCCGAGCTTAAGGAAGGTATTTTCCTTGCGCTCTGGAATATCGACGAATATTTTCACCCCAATCAAATCAAGAAATGTCAAGGAACGTATCTCCTCTCGATCACAGGTATGCCGATGTCATACAGAACATGTCACACATCTTCAATTCTGAAAGATACTATAAGACGATGTGGAATGTCGAAGTCGAATATCTTCTTTACTTCTTAAAAGAGATAGCAAACATAGAAGTAAACGAAGACATCATCAGAAAAAACTGCAAGTTCGACAGTTCTGTCTACAACGAGATTCTTGAAGAGGAAAATGTAACCAAGCACGATGTCAAGGCAGTTATCAATGTCCTACAGAGAAAAACGTCGGGTTCGGTTTATGTCCATTTCGGACTGACTTCACAAGACATAGTTTCTCTGTCAATGTCTATTCTCATGCAAGAAGCAATGGAAGTCATTGATCGTTCGGTAAACTATGTCGAAGGAATCCTTGAAAATCTTCATAGAGAGACAAGGGGCATTTGGTCTCTATCAAAGACTCATGGACAATCTGCAGTTCCTCATCTTTTGAAAGATGACGTTTATAAATGGCGGTATGATGTCTTGAAGTTTAGACAACGTACAAACAACTATTCAGTTGTCAAATTCTCTGGTGCTGTCGGTAACAACTTCGCAATTTCGAGACTTTTCGACATAGATGTTCGGAGAGTTGCAGAACTTATGGATTCGTTCGTCAAGAAATTCGGACGGTTCACTGTTAGTGGAGAAGAAGCGACACAAACCGACAGATGGGAATCGTTCTGTGAAAGATTCTCTGATTGGAATCTGGCCATTTCAAGAATCATTAGCGACATTCAACAGATTTGGCAAATGTGCTCGGATGGTTATTTCAAACTGAAGGTAGACGAAGGTTATTGTGGATCTTCCGCTATGCCCCACAAGGTCAACCCCATCAAGTTTGAAAATGCGGAAGGATGCTTCTGTAGATGTCAGAAAGACTTCGAGTTTTACATTAATAAGTTATCGAAATCAAGAATGCATCGTGATCTTTCAGATTCAGTGGTCATAAGAATGATCCCCGAGACGTTGTCTTATCTTTATCTCGGATTCTCTTCGTTTGCAAATGGCTTGAAGTCGCTCGAGGTGAACGAGGAGAAGATAAAAGATGATCTCGAGGAGAACTATCAAGTGTTCTCTGAAATCGTACAGCTCTATCTAAAGATGAAGGGAGATGAGGACGCATATGAAGAATCAAAGCGTGTGTTTAGAGGAAGCCAGATGACACTCTACGACTTCAAGAAAGCTCTTAAAGCTCTGAACATTGAGTATGATGAAATCAAGAAGTTCATAGAACTTTAGAGACAAATAGAAAATCGTCGGTGAGATCCTTTTGTTGGTAGTTACATAACAAAAGGATCTCACCGATTTTTGTATATGGACTACCAGCTCGTAATACCTTCACTAAAGCCGATATCTTACCAGTCATTGGAAGCAAAGCAGACGATAAAGATTGATGATGAGGAAATTGTCGATCTTTGTTCTGAATCGTTTTCAAAGACTGTTCCTATGGACTATACGTTGCAGATATCGACGATTTCTGAAGATTTGAGCGGTAGACCTCATCTTGTATCGAGGATTCTTATGGGATCAGAGGACGATGCTGATATCTTGATGCATTACAACCACGTCTCGAATCCTTATTCGATGGATGGGACTTTCACGTTTATAACACCAAACAGACAGACAGCAGTCGAAGCTATAAAGAAGTCGGCTTCATCTTCACAGAAGGAGAACGAATCTCAAGTAGAACTCAATCGAAGTGTTGCAGAGAAGGATAAGAAGAGGATAATGGAACTTATACGACAGTCCAATCCTCAGATGGTTTCGGAATCCACAACACCAATCAGAACAACGAACATGACTACACAGCCACAGACAGAAGAAAAGGATGGTGAGATCGTGTTTGGTACAAACGTTGTGTCGAAGAGATGTTCTGGTGACCTCTCTTCGACACAATCAAGAACGGAGATGATAAGAAGAACTATCCGTTCAATGGCTATTAAATCATAGCCTTTATTCTTTCCAGAGTTCCTTTATTATCCCTTCGGAGAGGATCTTTTTTGCATCATCTTCATCAAAAGAAAGTTCAACGATGTCTTTCACAACATCCTCTTTCGGTATGTTGTAAGATTGGGATAAAAAGTCGATGATGCTCTCGGGGATCATGTCGATTTCGACCATAATGTTGAAAGAAATAGTGGACTTCACACCATTCTTCACAATTCCTATGACCTCATTTGGGAGGTTTAACTTTCTTGGTGGTAGCTTTATAGCGTGAGACTTATCATTGTCTTCATAGATCATCATTTTCTGATCATTATCTTCCTCTTTGATCTCGTTTCTATGAAGCATTATCGTCTGACGAGGTTCTTCGTTGATAACCTCTCTGACATTATCAGAAGGTGTCGTGATTGGTATTCCGTTTTCATCAACTTCTAACGTGCTAAAGACATCCCACGCTTTGCTATTATTCTCTTCCATACCTGTTGATCTTTCTGATTGGTTTTTCTTCTTATACTTTTAAATAATGAGAATTTTTGATCAAAAAAGAAACGAAACATGTTTGAACTTAGTAATATCAAGATCACAAAGTCTAAGGTCGATGAGAAAAGCATCGAATCTAACGGCTTTTGGTTTACACCTGTCAATGGTGAATTCAACACCGATGGTGTTGTAGAGTTTATAACGAGTGAACTTGAAAGCCCTAAGTGGCTTGATGGTAAGACATTCCCATCTCTTAATCATCTCTTCGTCACGGAATCACAGACGAATCTCTTCATGGCTCTGTGTCCGTCTGTAGTCATCGATGGTTATTCGTTCGAACTGAAGTATAACCGCATCCTCGGTGGTCACCAGCTCCACGCCATAAAGGTGGAAGGTGAAGATGCAGAAGAAGAACAGACCGAAACCGAAACGGAAAAGGTAGAAGAAACTACGGAAACCGCAGAAGAAACTACGGAAAAGGCTGAAGACGATTCTAAGGAAGAAAAGACCGAAGACACAAAGGAAGTAGAAGAAAAGACTGAAGAAAAGGTAGAAGAACCAAAGGAAAAGAAGACTACCGCACGCAAATCGACGAAGAAGTAAAGATCTCGTCGGTTTTGTTGATTGATTTGATTGATTAGTTTGAGGTCGCTATGTCGAGAAGATATGGCGACCTCGTCATATATAAGAATACCACAAATCAGTCATATTGATAACAATAAAAATGGATGAAAAAGTAAAAGAATACGAGCAATTTGTCGTTTCTTGCTTCAACGAGAATCCTACAAATAACAAGGTTCTCGACTTCATTCACATGACAATGGCACTTATGTCAGAATCTGGTGAATTCGCTGATATAGTCAAGAAGGCGGTGTTCCATTCTAAGGAGATCTCGAAGGTTGATCTCGTAGACGAACTCGGTGATGTTCTGTTCTACTTCATGAACATTTGTCATTTCCTTGGTGTCACGATTGATGATGTCATGGAAGCAAATCTCATAAAAATCCGTGAAAGATACCCCGAAGGTCGTGGCAAGAACTACAACTTCGGTACACGTAATAAGGCAGAAGAAAAGAAGAGAATAGAACAATTCTTGATGAAGATAAAGCAGGATGTTTCAATCGATATCAACATCAGCCAAATCAATCCTCATCATCAGTCTCAACACATAGGAAAGTAACCATGATCATTGTAACAATTCGGAACATCAACATAGAAGCATTTATCAGCTTCTTCAACGACATCGACATAAAGTCGAAGCAGGTGATTGATATCTACAAAACAGAAGATGGGAAGCATGAGATCGTCTCTCGTGGTCATACAATCACACGTGACTTCGTGAAAGTCGTAGAATCTGACTTCGATGTCATGTGCCAAGAGATTGTCTCAAAGTCGGAATACAACCACATTAAGATTCCGTTCATTGAAATCAAGAAGTTTGTCGAACTTCTGAAAATCTACACCGATGATGAGCAAGTGAACATTAATCTTTCTTGTGATGAAAAGGGAGAATCGCTTGTTGTGGTGAAACTTGAAGTGAAATCCAAGAGAAAATCTTCAAGAATGCCAATGGCGGACATTTCTCTTGTTCCATATCTCCCGAAGGACATCTGGGAGAATCTGCTCCAAAGCACAGAACGCTTGTCATTCTTTGGTCTTTCTCAGAATGACGTAACAGACGTGAAGAAGCTGATGAAGTACGCTTCTGAATCACAGGCATCGGCAAAGGTCAAGGAGATCTCGAAGTTTAGAGTAAAGTTTGAAGATGATCAGACAACGATTATGTCATATGAAGATCGTTGGAACATTGACATTCCAACAGATGGTTCATTCACTGGGGATTTTGTCTTCCCTGCTATTCTCTTCAAGCATCTCTCTTCAACGAACGTTTATGATTGCTCGTTTGTGAAGGCAATGGGCAGAGATACCAAGTTCCTAATCGTCTCGAATGAAACATTAAGAACCACGTGCGTTGTTATCGCAGAAAAGTTCGATATCAACAAAAAATAAGATAGGTAACAATTTATAAGATGAATGAGGGTGTACGAACAAGTGCATCCTCATTCATCTGTATTTTCTCGAAGACTTTATGCGATACATCCTCGACAAACTGATAATCTTTCTCACAATAATACGATACAAACTTTGGCGATTTCCAATAAACGATGACGGAATAATCGATTCAGTTGTGCTTGATAACCACGAGACACTCACGATAAACGGTTGGAAGCCACTTTCTTCTGTACATCTAAAAGCTGTTCATGACATATTGGAGGTCGGTGCAGGTGAGTACAAGGTGAGTGGATCTGTCAATCATCTCGTCTATTCTTCCAAGAGTTCACTTGAAAGCTATCAACCTACGAAAGTCCGAGATCTCTCTTTAGGTGATATCTTAATGACTGTCGATGGTGCACGGAAAGTCTCTTCTCTCAAAAAGTCTCATCAACAGATCGTGTTCGATTTATCTGTCGTGGATGAGACTTTGTCGTATTTCTCTGATGGCATACTTTCTCATAACTCTGTAATGAGTGGTATTTTCATTGCGTGGTACATCTTGACTAACTACGACAAGACCGTTCTTTGTACCAGTGTCAATGCAGACAAGGTCGATGAGCTTGTTGACAAGATTAACTCGATCTTTATGCATCTTCCGTTCTATATGAAGCTCGGGATTGAAGTCGATAACGTATCCAAGAAGAAATGGGACAATGGTTGCAAACTGATCGGTGAAACTGCCACTGAGAACTCTGGTGCAGGTGAAACCGCAGATCTTCTTTATGCTGACGAGTTTGCACTTATTGAACCAAACATCATCAACGAGTTCTTCCGTGTAGTTTATCCTACACTTTCGGCAAGTAAGAAGTCGAAGATGATAATCACCAGCACGGCAAGAGGTATGAACAAGTTCTATCAGCTTTATCAAGATGCACTTGATGGTAAGAACAACTTCAACCCAATAAGAATCGACTGGTGGGAAGTCGAAGGAAGGGATGAACAATGGAGACTTGACCAGATTGCAGACCTTGGTTCTGAAGCAGACTTTAATCAAGAATATGGCAACTCGTTTATGAGTGGATCGACACTTCTTCTCTCCACTGCTGTCCTCAAGAAACTCGGGAAATACCAGAAGAAGTTCATAAATGGTGTGTTCTCGAATGACGGTTCTTTATGATGAAAATTGTCATTGTTTTTAATTTATAAAAATTAAAAGATAGACGGAAGGAATGATAGAAGATGTTCTCCTTGAATACGACCAGTACTTTTTTATTCACCCCAACTTTGAACTTCAGTGGTTTAAAGATGAGCGCAATGCGTTCGTTCTATCAATAGACATTGCGGAAGGTAAAGGAGGTGACTACACGATTATCAACTTCTTCCAAGTCCTTCCAATGACACCTTTAGAAATTGAAGGTGTGAAGATCTTCAACGACGAAGAATCATTCTTCAAGTTGGTACAAGTCGCCATGTTTAGATCGAACATGGTAGAAACACCAGAATGTGCAAATTGGCTGTATCATTTCATAAACGGTTACATGATACAGGACAACTTGAAGATCGTTATCGAGAACAACTTTGAAGGGAATTACTTCCGAAACACACTAATGAACATTTATGGAGAACAGAATGAACTCGACGAAGATGTCATATTCTGCAAGTTTCTCTATAATGCTCGAGACGATAACGCCCGAACTTTCAGAGTTGGGATTTATCAAACAGAACCCCGAAAGCAACATTCTTGTAAGATATTCTCCGATCAGCTAAAGAACAATCAACTTGTTCTTACTGAGTTTATGACAATTCAAGAAGCTATGACCTTTGCACGATCAGAAAAATCGTCTTCTTATCGTGCAAGCTCGGGACATGACGATTGTGTTATGACGTGTGTAAACGTTGTAAACATTCGAGATATCGAAGAATGGTCAGAACTCGTGGAAATTGTCAGTGAAAATTGTACAAACGAGTTTTGGAAACTGGTCGACAAGAAGCTCGGGAAACAAGCCGAAAGAAACGACGAACTCGACATATCAGACTATTACGATTAAACATATGGACAAAACAACTACCCTCAATGTCTCATCGAAGGCGAAGATAGAAGATGAACAACAGGAGGAGGACATGCTCTTCATACCACAGTCAAAGACTGGTGGCAACATGTACAAAGAGAACTCTTGTGGTACTTCTTTCTCTGCTGATCAAGATTATCAAGATCAGTTCCTTGATGACATTTATAACCCCGATGAATACAGAACAAGACAGAACTTCTGTGAAAAGTTCTATTCATCCTTGCAATCGATCATCAACAAGCATAAGCGATTCTCGTATATACGATCGTTCGATATGAATCATGTGAGATGTGGCGACAATGTTTGTCACCTCGATAAAACATCACCATTTATGATAAACTTTGTACTTCATAATGGTGATGTTGTCGTATCTGACGATTCTTGTACTTTCTATCGTGAAGATAAGAGTCATCTGAAGCCATATGAAAAGCTGATGAACTCGTTCTTCAAGAATGATAGATCTGATCTTTATGATGTCGTCTATCGGAAAATGGTCGATTTCGATTTCGATCATAAGCTTTATTTTTGCATCTATTGCGAATACTTCAAGATAACAGACCATGAAGCGTTTTTTGATTCTCTTCCAAAGTTCCATCAAGACAACATAGAACGAATGTATAGACGGAGACGATAAGAAAGAGGACAAAAAAACAACACGGAGAGAAATGATCAATTGTAAACAGATCAGAGACAAGATGTCGGTGTCTTATTTCGACGAAAACGGAAACATTGCGATATCTGACATAACAATAGACGATCGTGAAAAGTACGTATGGACAAAGACAACCGAAGATGATAAGTTTCGTGATAAGACTTACGTATCCCAAGACGGATTTCCAGTTAAAAAGGAACGTAAGTCCTATCTCGACAAATATCGCAAGATCGAGTTCTTGCTGTCTCTGCCAGAACGTTTACAAGCGAAGATTTTCTCAAACAATCAACCACGTAAGTTCTTCTGGGATATAGAAACCGAGGTGTTTGATGATTTCCCCGATGCAGGAAACCCTGTGGGACGAATCTTCACGCATCAGTATTGTGATGAGTTCGGGAATGGTACTGTCATGGGGATCAAGCCACTTTCACAGGTGCAAATCGAATCTATCGAACAGAAGATCAACGACTATCTTTCACAAATCACCGATAAAACACTTCATCAGAGGTATAAGTTCCGTTACATTTACTACCCCGATGAGTTCACGATGAATAAAGACTTCGTCGAGAATCACGCAACACGGATGCCGTGTATTTTCGGCTGGAACGTGCTGAAGTTCGATACAAGATATCTCGTCAACAGGTGTAAGAAGACGAACATTGATCCTACGATTTTGTCCCCGAAGAGGATGCTTTACTCGACGATTGCGAAAGATAAGTTTGATCATTCATCGAAAATTGAAATCGAACTTCCTCTTCATCGACCAATCATCGACTACATGCAAATCTTTGAGTTCTTTGATAGATCGATTAAGCAGAAGTCATCAATGTCACTCGACTTTATCGCATCGGAGATCCTTGGTGTCAAGAAGATCCATCATTCCGAAACTCTGATGGAACTCTATGAGAAGGACTATGAACGTTACGTGCTTTATGGTATCATCGATACCTTCCTCGTGGCGTTGATCGATAAGAAGTGCAGAACATTCGAATCAATGAGCGTTCTTGCAAACCTTCTACGTGTCGAAGTCGCTCAATCGATGTTCGTCAGTGTTGGGATCGAAACACTCTTGTGTGACTACTATTACAAGCATTACAACAAAGTGTTTGTAAAGGATTATGACAAGCAGATTCCCGAAGGTGAAACTTACAGTGCAGGATTCGTTCTACAACCAGGTATTGGTGTTTATGACGGCATCGTCATCTATGACTACGAATCACTGTTCCCTTCAATTATGCAGATGTTGAACGTTGGTGAAGATGTTTACCTCGGTCATACCGATGATCAAGGTAAAACTTACGTGGACAAACTCGGTGAAGAACACGAACTTGACGAATCGATGTGTTATTCATCAAGTGGTGCAGTTTACTCAAAAAACAGAGATTCCGCAATTCGAACGATGATTTCGAACATGTTCAACAAACGAGTAGAAGCAAAACACAAAGAAGCAGAAATCAAAGCAGATATTAATCACTTAAAGCAGATATTAAAAGATAACTTCGGACATTAAAAGATGGAAATAAAGCTATTAGGAAAGAAGATCCTCATTAAGCTCAATGAGGTCGAAAAGCAGGTCGATGGCTTCGAACTGGTACAACATAACGATGTAGACCAAACAGCAGGTGTCGTCACGAATGTTGGTATTGGTGTCACAGAAGTCAAAGTCGGTGATAAAGTAATCGTCAACAAGTTCTCTGGTATTGAGGTGCTTATCGAGGGTGATAAGTTCAAGGTAGTAGAGGAACACGAAATATTAATCATTGTAAGATAAACAGACTGAATGAACGCTGTAGATGTAAAAAGTGGATCAGAAGCCAGAGAGCTGATCCTCGTTGGTGCAAAGACGATCCACGACGTTGTTGGGTCTACTCTGGGACCTGGCGGTCGAAATGTCATCATCAAGCACAACACGTACGATGTACCACAGGTCACTAAAGATGGTGTGACTGTAGCAAGAAAGATGAAGCTACAGAACTATTGGCACAACATAGGCTGTCAACTCGTAAAGCAAGCATCAATGCGAACTGCAGTTGATGCAGGTGATGGAACAACGTCTTCTGTTGTGATGGCGTATACGATGATGAAACTAATCGACGGACTTCTAAATGAGAATCCCGAGATTGATGTTCATCGACTTCGTCACGAAATGGAAAAGATGAAGGATGTTCTCATTGAAAAGCTTCGGGAAATCGCCACACCGATCGTTGATATTCAGCAGGTCTTCGATATCGCAAAGATCTCCACGAACAATGATGAGAAACTTGCAGGTCTTCTTGCAGAGATCTATGGGAAGATCGGTAAAGATGGGATAATCGTTCTTGAACAATCACAACTTTCTGATATCACCTATTCGATCGAATCTGGATTCCGATTTGATGGCGGTTGGCAGTCTCATTATTTCGTAAAGGACAAATCAAAGATGTCGTTTGGATCTGACGATTGTGCAATCTTCATCACAAATCACAAGATCCAAGACGGAAAGACGATGCTCTCGGCACTTTCAAGAATCTATGGTACAGGTGTCCGTGACCTTTTGATCATTGCGGAAAACATCGAAGGTGAAGCACTATCGACCTTGATCGCCAATAACCAGAGTGGGAAGATGAACATTTGTCTCGTCAATCCACCATATTACGGACAGAAGCGTGAAGAATACCTCACTGACCTCTCCATTTCTCTTGATATGAAGCCACTGATGGTGGGAGACCAATCCGTCACCCCTCTTTCGTTCACAGAAGAGTACTTCTCTTGCGGTCGAAGCGTCTTTGTGGATAAAAACACCACAACGATCAGAAATGACAAGGAAAGTGTATCGTCTGCCGTCGAAGAGCATATCTCAAATCTGAAGTCTCTTATGGATTCCGACGAGGAAGACAAGGAATGGATCGAGAAGAGAATAGCGACCCTAAGGTCATCAGTTGCCGTCATCAAGGTCGGTGGGAATTCAGAATCTGAAGTTTATGAACACAAGGATAGACTTGAAGATGCGATTTGTGCTATAAGATCAGCATACAAGGATGGAATAGTCGCAGGTTGTGGTATCACGTACCTAAGACTAATCTCTGCACTTGATCCTTCTCTTGACACGTTCCATATCTTGAAATCTGGACTTGAATCCGTGTTCAAGAAGATTATGATCAACTCATGCATATCAGAGGAAGAAGAATCGTCGATTCTCTACTTCATAGGTGAAGATGAAGCGTATGGTTATGATGCCAAGAAACGTCAGAAGTCGTATAACTCGATCCAAGATGGCATCATCGACTCGGCACGTGTTATAAAAAACTGTATCGAGAACTCGATATCGGTCGCTATCATGTTTATGATCTCTGACAACATCGTTATGGAAATCGATGAATCGATTATTTAGATGAAACTATGACACCAAGCAGATTCATAAGAAACTCGAAAACAGAACTTTTAAACAACATCATCAGTCAATCATTATTATGAGCAACGAAGTTTTTGATTTTGGTGGGATTTTCGATATGAAGTCCGATGACTTCAAGCAGAAGGAAACCACCCAATTCTCCAACCCAGACTTTTACTCTCCTCGCATCGACGACGAGAATGTAAAGGACAACATCTATCAGTCAAAGCTGAGATTCCTACCAAATGTCAACGTCGCCCCCAACGGAGAGCGCACGAACATCGTAGTAAAGCACGTCTACTACGTTCCCGATCCAGATAACCCTGGGCAGAAGTGCTACATCGATGCACCATCGAACGAGCCTAAGGCGAAGGATATCGCATCTGTAGCGTTCATGATGTTCGGCTACGATAAGAGCAAGATCTACAGATCAGATGCTCCTGCAATCGTCAAGAAGAATGCAAAGCAGTTGAAGCGCAACACCTACCACTACTCTTTGGTGCAGGTCATCAAGGACACACAACATCCAGAACTCGAAGGATCGGTAAAGATCTTCAGATACGGTGGTGTGATCTACGAAAAGATCATGCAACTTATCAACGGTAACCCAGCTCTTGGGATCAATCCAATCATCCCATTCGATCCTCTCAATGGTAAGGAATTCATCATGGTTCTTTCCAAGGGTCAGAATGATCAAGGTCAAGAACTTAACACCTACATGCAGTCGAGATTCGTCGATGATCGTTCCGCAATCACGATTGATGGACGAGAAATGACCGATTCTAATGAGGACAAGCAGGAGATCTTCAACTTCCTCAAGGAAAAGTCTCCCGATCTCTCACAGACGATGTTCCAAAAGATGACGGAAGACGATGTTGAACGTCTCAATCGAGCAGTCCGTGATGTCATTGACGATGATAAGTGGTTCGGTATGGCTTATCAAGCATGTTATGGGAAGCCATTCATTCCCGATGCAGTCCGTGAATCTGTCGTGTCCACAGAGAAGTACGATGATGAAGATATCGAAGTCGAAGAACAGGTAGTCGAAGAACCAGTGAAGAAATCTCCACGACGAGAAGAACCAGCTTCCTCTACGATGTCCAAGTTCAAGTCCCTCAAGGAAGAAGCTGAAAAGCCTGCACCTGCAAAGAAGCCGACTGATAAGCAACCATCGATCTCTGACATGATGGAAGATATCGATGACGATCTCGACTTTGAATAGCTAATTGATTGATGTTTAGTTGAAGCTTGAAGCCCCCTTGGATGTGAAAATGTTCAAGGGGGCTTCTGTATAAGATGAATGATGGAAAATGTACAAGGAATCTTCGATTTTTCTACGGAAACAGAGTCGTTTTCTCATGACGAGTTCATAAGAAAGTTCATCCCTTTGTTCAAGTCTGTGCTCGTATCCAAGTTCGGTACGTCATACAAAGCGAAGATAAGTATGACAAGCCGTGATATTAATTGTGGATGTCCACATTGTGGAGATGGTAGCAGTTCATACAAGAGGAGATTTCACATATACTTCCAAAACTACTCTTATAAATGCTACAACGATTGTCACAAGCCGTTTGGCTCTTTGTACAATCTCATACATGAGTACGGACTTCAGTACAGTTTCACGCATGTAGAACTTTCTCACATCAAGCGAGTTTTCGAGGACTTCATGAAAAGTGGTCTTGCGAAAACCGACAAATCGATCAAAGTCACTGGTCGTGACATTATCGACAAAGATGGTCACATATCGACGCAAGTCCCAGAAGTCAACGATTACGCATTTCCAAGAGAAGAGATAATGGGCGCAAAACATCTCCGAGAAGTCAGAAGATCACCTGCGCTCATCGAATATCTCCGAAAAAGAGCAGTGATCACCGATAAAACCGATCTTTACGAAAACAGATTGAGGACGTTTGCATATAACGAGAAGTATGAAGACCTTTATGTTTTCAATCTTGCGAAGAATATGCGTGATGTGATAGGTGTGCAGATCAAGCACCTCTCTCCGAAGTCACGGAGAAGGTTTACAACGATGTCATGGTCTAAAATATGGACTGACATTTTCCAGCTTCAGCCGAAGGGTTTCGAAGAGCTTTCCGTGAAGTTTGACAAGATATCAATGATATGGAACTCGTTGCATATTGACTTCTCTCGAAGATACAACATTCTTGAAGGGACTTTCGATGCCTACTTCGTGGACAATTCGATCGCATGTTGGGGACTTTCAAACTTTGTCTATAACAAGAGCGCATACTACATCACCGATAATACGCTCCTTGATATGGCAGGCAAAAAGAAGTCATTGGAACTGATAAATGGTGGTTACAACACCTTCTTGTGGGCAAAGTTTGCAGAAGATTTCCCAGATATTGCTTACACGTGCAAAGATATGAACGACATAGTCAGAAAATTCCCAAACTTCAATATGGGTGTCTTGGAGAAGTACTTTGGTAATGATGAATTTGATACACTTTACATATGAACAAGAAGAAAAGAAAGAAGAATGTTGACGTGACGAAAATAGTCACCAACGGCATAATTGCGACTATTGTCTTGATGCTCGTGATGGTGATTATTCAATCGATCATTCTCATCTGAGAAGATTAGAAGGTTAGAAGAAATAGAAACGTTTTTTATATGTTATGGAGGGTGGTCGTGAGAAATCTGGCCACCCTCCACGACATATAAAAACGACGAAAGAAACACAAGAACAATCGATAACAAATAACAACCCCACAAAATGATCCGTAAGATCTTAAATACGTTAGTAGTGATCGGTGCATCACTTTTCCTCATCTTGATCATGTCCATGATCGTTTTCATTGTATCGTGTGTTATGGTCATCATGAGTTTCTTCATGTAAAACCACGACGATACTAACAAGAAAAATGGACGATTTAAAGCAAAACGTAGTAATAGCCGTAATCTCGATAATAATAACCGCAATATTCGGATTGTTAGTGATTTCGATATCGGACTTCATAGATGCGAGATCATCAAAAGACAACCTCATCCACTACAACTTCCAGATATCAGAACCAGAACCCACAATAGTTATTGGCGTAGGTGAAAATGCTGAAGGTAGCGACACGTGGTCGTTCTGAAAACATATCGTCTTTTAAATAACGAAACCTTTATACCTCGGTGTTGAAAGACGATTATGACGATCAAGGATTGTATAATAGACATTTGTAAGTCTATAGGAAAAATCTCAGTTTCTGATATCTTGAAATATGTTCGGAACAATGGATGGTTTGAAAAAGATCTCTCCATTGACATTGATGACGATGACCAGACCAGTATTGGAAAAATACAAAAGTTCGTAAGAGATGGTATAGACACCATAACGGAATCGGAATCGGAAGAAGTAAACTCTGAAGAATAACGACAATGACGATCAAATCATACATCAATCAACTCGAAGACAGAGACATCATCCGAGCATATGTCGCCTGTGTGATACACCAATACGAGGACAAAGTCGGAACTAAAGATCCCGATGAGTTCTTGAAACTGGAATATGAAGATGTTTCCAAACATATCGATGAAATAATCAAGAATGCTCGTACGACGTTCATGTGTTACGCCACTAATGAGGAGGAAATGGTAGAGTTCGTCAAGAGCGACGGATATATCGAACTTCTCCGAGAAGGAGGTGACTATGAAGATGTCCTTCAAATGTACGGAGGTGATGAAAACGCAATGATGGTTGCTTACTTCTATGATCTTATAGAAGATGATGTGTTTGAACACGACGGTTACTTTTTCTATATGATGGAAAATGACTACGAACGTGGATAGCTTCCGCAACAAATAAAGAAACAATCTTAATAAGAAACAAATATGACCGCAGAAGAATATGTCGGATCGTTACCCGACAAAGATCTCATCTTTGCGTATATCAATTGCATCATCTTCGAATATCTCACAGGTGCGGAATTCGAAGATTTTGATATCTTCATATTCCACAAACAGTATGAAGATGTTAAAGATTATATCGATGCATTTGTGGAAGAAGCTCGTGATCGTGCACTCACCGACTACCCAATCACATCTGAAAAAGATGTTCTCAGATACTACGATGAAACTTGTTATGGTCATGAAAACGATCCAGATGTCGATATCCAAGAAGGAAGAAAGAGATTCGAAGATGATCCATTAGGAATGCTCCACCAATTACTCGATACGATGAGTGATAACTGGGCTGAATACAACGGTTATTATTTCGTGGTTGGTGCTTGGTAATATAAAAAATCGTAAAAGAAAGAAACAATGACTGTAAGAGAATACATCAACACATTTGAAGACGCAGGTCTCATTCTTGCGCATATCGAACTTGTCAAAGATGGGAAGTATGGGAAAGAAACCGTAGATTTTGATATCGACAACGATGAAATCGAAGATGTCAAAGACCAAGTCGATAAGCTCATATACAAATCATTCGATAGGTGCGTGTATCCAGATCCAATAAGAACTGAGGAAGACATCTACGAGTATCTCAAGACTTGTGTTGGTTATGGTACTGATGATGATCCAACATACTTAGAATATAAGGCAATATGGGAAAAAGATCCATGGACTAAGTTCTTCCAATCGATTGACGAACAGTGTCCTTGGTTTGAACAAGATGGTTACTACTTCATGGACACTTATAACATGTAAAAAGGAAAGAGAAAGAAATACGACTGCAGAACAATATATCAAGACACTACCAGATTCGGAGCTTATTCTCTCTTATATCGCATTGGTAGTATCTGAAGACATCGAAGGAACGGAAGGTATGGATGCCGACATCAACAACGATGAATACGAAGATGTCAAAGACCAAGTCAACACACTCATCGAACAAGCTCGTGATCGTGCGATCATCAATTATCCTATAAGATCCGAAGAAGATACTCTCAAATATTTCGAAGACACCTATGGTGAATTCATTGAGAATAATGAGGATCTCCAAGAATATGAGAAGAAATGGAAAGAAAACCCATGGAAGGAATTCAAAGATTCTCTTAATGAAGTGAAAGCTTATTACAAGAATGGTAAGTGGTACGAACACAATGATTATTACTTCATAGTCTGGTAATTCGTATTCATAGAAAAGATAAAGATTGACGTGGCGAAATGTTTGATTTCGCCACGTCTGTATATAAAAGAAAATTCTGATATAAAATGAAAACGAGATTAAGAGAATATATCGAAACGCTACCAGATTCATACATCGTTTCTCAATATCTTACATGTGTTGAACTTGGATATACGCACGATAAAGAGATTATCGATCTATACGAACAACATGCTCATGATCGTCTACTCATCGATCGTCCAATACACACTAGTTATGACGTTATGGAATACTTTGATGATACCTTTCCCGATTGGGAAAACGATCCAGATCTCGTAGAAGAAAGAAAGAAATGGGAAGAAGATCCATGGGGAAAATTATACAAAGTACTCGACGAAATGGGTACTTGGTGTGGATATGGTGGTTGTTATTTCTTGGCTGAAAAACGATAACACAACTTCTGATAGATATATAAAAAATAACGATAGAAAAATGGAAAATTTAACGCTAATAGAATATATAAGGACGCTACCTAATAGTGAACTCATCGAAGCGTACATGGGATCTCTCGCAATTGGACAAATGAGAGATAAGGAAATTATTGATATGTACGAACAACATGCTCGTGAACGTTTAATCTTTGATCATCCAGTGCATAAAGAAGATATTATTGGAATCTTTGATGAAATGTTTCCAGATTGGGAAAACAACCCAGACCTCGTAGAAGAGAGAAAGGAATGGGAAGAATATCCATGGTATAAGCTACGACAAGCACTTGATGCAACGTACGGTAATAATTGGCATGAATACCAAAGTTATTATTTCGTTGACAATGTTCGATAACACAGTTCACTCACGAAAACACTGATAGAAAATAACAAGTCGGATGTGACGAAAGGTTCAAACCTTTCGTCACATCTGTATATAAAGAAAGAAAAACAATCTTAATAGAGAAGAGAGAAAATGACTGTAGAAGAATATATCAAGACGCTACCCGACGCAGATCTCATCTTTGCGTACATTGCGTGTGCTGGAACAGAAGATATCGACGTTGGTGAAGACCTTCGTGAACTCGATATAGAAAACGACGAATATGAAGACTTTAGTGATGAGGTCGAAGAACTCGTAGAACAAGCACGTGACCGTGCCATAGCTGAATATCCTATCAGCTCTAAGGAAGATGCTCTGAGATACTTCGACGAGTGCTATGGTGATGATCTTGAGGATGATGAAGAACTCCAAGAATGGAGAGAGAAATGGGAAGAAGACCCATGGACACATTTCTATCATGTACTTGACGAAATGGGTGATTGGTATGAAGACAACGGTTATCACTTCAGAGCTGAAGAGTGGTAATAAGAAGAAAAGAGAAATATGACTGTAAAAGAACATATCAACACACTTAAATATCCAGGTGTCGTCTTTGCGTATATCGAATGTGTTTTAAAAGAAGGCATCGATGTAGTTGAGAATTTACGTGATCTCGATATAGAGAACGACCAGTATGAAGATGTTAAAGATCTGGTCGATGAACTCGTAAAACAGGCAGACTATTGTTCTCTCGCTGATTATCCAATCATAACCAAAGAAGATGTTCTGACATACTTTGAGGATTCCTATTGGGAATACCATGGTGAAAACGGAGAGTACATAAAACTCGTGGAATATAAGCGTGAATGGAAGAAAGATACATGGAACAAGTTCCGTCGATTGATTGAGAGAACTGTAGAGGATGTCAGAAGGGAAAATAATAGTAACGATACTTTGTATGAATGCAGAGGTTACTACTTTATAATCGATCCTCAAGGGCACAACTCGTGAGCTGACCATAATAGAAAATCGAGACGGTGGCGAAAGGTTTAAACCTTTCGCCACATCTGTATATAAAAGAAACGAAAAAGAACAAAAACCTCCGTGAAATTATGACTATTAAAGAATACTTAGAAGGTCTCTTCGAATCGAAGATGTATCTCAAGTTTTACGAGTTGTTCGGTGACAGATTCGGATTCTCTCTTGAAGATGACTATTCTCAGTTTGAAAAGAAAGTAGACTATTTCGTCGAAACTGCAGATATCGAATTCTTCTGTCTTGAAGAAAACCTCGAAGACACTGTTGACAAATTCTTCATCATTCCAATGTTGAAGAACATGAGCGACATCAGTTATATTCGAAAGTTCTTCGATTATGAATCGTATAAGCAGATGCTCATTGATCGTGGTTACACAGTCAAAGACAACTACGTGTTCTCACCATTCTAAACAATAAGAAACAAAAGATCATGACTATCAGAGATTATATCAGAGAAAACTGTCATATTCCTTACGAAGCAATAATTGCCTATTACGAATATGATACCAGTGTCAGTGGTATCGATATCGACTTCGAATACGACGAAAAGGAAGCAGGAGGATTCGAAGCCATGGAAATTGATATTCAGAAGGAACTTGCAGATAAACTCATCGACAAGGCTGAAAGCGTTTATCAATGTGATGAAGATTCGTTTGAAGACATGGTAAACGATCACTATATCGATCAATACATAGCCGATGGGGCTGATCCGAAGGGGATTTATCGCTTCTTCGATTATGATAAGTTCAGAGAACACCTTTTCAATGACGGTTTCTTCGAACATAACGGTTATTGGTTCATCGGGTATTAGTCGAAAGAAACTAATAAACGTAAGAATCGAACGATGGGGGGGGGGTCACGTAGTTATCTTTTATTACATGACCCCCCCTCGTTCATTTAAATAACAAAATCTAAAGAAACAAAAATTATGACGACGACTATTAGAGACTATATCAGAGAAAACTGTCACATCGACTATGAAGCAGTGATCGCCTACTACGAAAGTGGCTATTGTAATGTTGAAGTCGATATCGACTTCGAATACGACGACGAAAAGGAAGCAGGGGAATTCGAGACTTCGGAAGATTACGATAACTACTACTCAGAAATCGACGTTCAGAAGGAACTCGCAGATGCGATCATCGAGAAGGCAGAAGAAAACTATCAGTGTGATGATGATGGATTCGAAGACATGGTAAACGAACTCTACATCGACCCATGTATTGAAGGTGCAGCTGATCCAGACACGATCTATCGTTACTTCGACTATGATAGTTTCAGACGTGACCTTCTGATGGGTGACTACTTCTATCAAGACGGTTATTACTTCCTCGCCTACTAGTCGAGAGATTCATAATATCATAAAAATCAGAGAGGGCAAGGAAAACTATTTCCTTGCCCTCTCCTTGTGTTTGAGCCTATTTCTCCTTGCCGAACTACCTTCACAGTCGTCAGAGATCAAGGAAAGTACCTCTCCGTCATTTCCTCGATTCTCTCTTCTTCACATAGTCTTGTACTTCTTTTATCTTTGTTTTTACAATTTCCACATCTTTATGCTTTCCTATACCACTTCCGTCAAGATTTCTCCAATATCTCCAATAGATCGCTCTTATCTGCATCTTCTCGATGTATCTTATCGGGAACGTACAAATCTTGTACCAATCTTCATATGAAACAATCATTGGTTTCGATTGGAATCTTTCAAGTCTGTATGATCTGATTGCAAATTCGAAACCGCTGTTTTGAAGGACTTTCTTTGCCACATCATAATAAAGCGGAATATCCAAGATCGGTGTTTCTCCAGCGTTTATCTTTTCTATGTTTGGACTTATGACTTGCGTATTCCAAAGCCTTATTATCGTGTCGAGAACCTTTATACGCATCGACGGAGGGATAAACGACAGGTTTATCCCATAAGGAAGAAGATGACCTTCCGATGTTATCTTATAACCTATTATGAAAGTCAATGGACACCATGAGAAGAAGTCCATTTCATCCTTAGTTATAGGATCATAGAACCACGTATAAATCTTGCCTATCTTTGGAATAGGTGTTCGAGATTCTTCTCTGGGGTTCTTCTCTTTCATAACATAAACGTCATCAAACCACTTCTTTGATCTACTGACGATAGTAGAGTAAGGCGTGGTCTCGGACATTTTCATTATGGTTTCTGATACAAGCTCCATCGTACTTTTCTTTTATTTGACGGTTAAATAAAAGAAACTCGGAAAAGAATGATTGCGGATTTCTTATCAAAATTGAGAATTAAGGCATACGACACACTCAACGACACCATAAACTTCCTAATCCAAAAGTACAAGACTGATATTCGTTCATTCTCGTATTCATCACCCTTTGGTCAGATTCTTATTGTTTTGCAGAACCATATGCAAAACATTTACTATTATATCACAGATTCCGCAAATCAGACAAATTTCCACACTGCAAACAGACAATCTTCCGTTTATGGCTTGGCCAGACTTCAAGGTTATAACGCTTATCGTGGGAAATCTGCGACTGGTGTCATAAATCTGAAAGTCAAACCAGATGCAAAGACGAATCTCATAACTGGGAATCGTGTTTTTATACCGAATTATTCAAAGCTTACGTGTCTGCAGAATGGTCTCGTTTACATGCTCGATCTTGGTAAAGATTACGAGATCTTCGACATTCAAAAAAGAGTAGACGTTTCCTTGAACATAATAGAGGGAAAACTTGAGTACCAAACGTTCACAGGGACAGGTGAAGATATTCAGTCTTATGAAGTTCATGCATCCCAATGGAACATGTTTGACAATGACTTCGTTATTGTTACTGTAAATGGGAAAGAATACCCTCAGTACGATTCACTTTACGACATACCTTACGGAGAATGCGGATGTTTGGTGAAAACTGGGATGACTTCTGGGATCGATGTCATCTTCGGGAAATCATCTCATAACGAAGTACCTCCTCTTGGTGCAGAAATACGAGTGGACTACATCACTACGAGTGGTTCTGTGGGGAACGTTTTCGAAGATACGGTCTTGTTTTCCCTCAATGACACTTGCTTTGACACTTATGGAAACGAGATAAACATGTCCGATATCTTTGTTGCCGTCAATGAGGTCAATCCTTCATTTGGTGCAGATTCAGAACCAATAGAAATGACAAAGATTCTCGCACCAAACATTTCTCGCAACTTTGTAATACACGACAAACGAACAATTGAGAACTTCTTCCGTCGTATGAACTACTTCTCATTGATAGATGTTTTCAAGAGAGAAGTGAATCATCACAATGAGTATTCCGTCGTTCTTGTTCCAAAGCTCAAATCCCTCATACTTCGAAACGAAGACTACTTCGATTTCAACACAGATCACCTTTTTATAAAGGAAAATGAAAAGCAGAAACTGATCGACACGATAAAGTCGTATGGTAACAAATCGTTAGATATTTCAATAAGCATTGTAAACCCAGAGATTAGAAGATTTGTGGTTTATCTTTATGTTGAACTTTTCCGAGAAGTGAAAGGAAAACCGACGGACTTTGAACGTGTACAATCCGACATTCGTCATGCACTTTCTGCTTATCTTCTCGATTCACAGAAACTGACGAAGATAACTCATTCTGACATAGTTTCACAGATTGACGGTATAGTTGGTGTCGATAGCGTCAAAGTGGTGTTTGTTCCAGAGTACGAAGGTGATGTGGATGAAATCGGCAACATTTCTCTGAAGCCATCACAGATCGCAGTCCTTCGTGGAGGTTTTACAGATTCTCAAGGCATCTCTTACAAGGACACTTTCACGACACCAAACGAGATGTCATCGGTCAACATAGCAATAGAGTATTCCAAATAAAGAAGAATGGAAAAATCAATCAAGTTAACAAGAAACAACTTTCTTGTAGAAGAATTGTGTAAAGATGCGCTCCTCGATTTCGATTCTCCGAGAAATGTTGGTGTTGTCGTATGTGGTAACGAGAAATATGAAGATGTGAAAGTCGGGGACAAGGTCTTCTTCGGTGAAACCAATGGTTACATGATAGAACTCAACGGCATTCGTTATTGTCTTCTGTCATATTCCGAAATGCTCGGCATTATCGAGGGTGAATGTGGTCGGGAAGATATTATCGTTGGGAGATACCGAGACCTTGATGACTACATAGACAAGCTCACACAGAAGAATCTTCTCGGTGATAATCCGATCAACATACACGAAGGTATGTTTTATAAATAACGAAATCATAAAAAAGAATTAAAACAAGAATAATTATGCTTAGAAATAAATCACTAAAGCGATATTCAGCTGGTGCAAGAAGAGCATTCGAAAGCGCATCGAATCCTTCAGTAAAGCAGGCTAGCAGAGCATCTTCAAAGAAGCAGGTCACTGATGCATCTGTAAAGCAGGCTTCTTTCCGTGAAGCTGTAACACGCACGATTGAGAAGCAGAAGGCATCTTCAAAGAGACAGGCTTCTCTCCGTGAAGCAGTTTCTCGTACGATTTCGAAGGAAGCTTCTGCTCGTCAGAAGTCACTCGCCAAGCAGGCTTCTCTTCGTGAAGCTGTTTCACGTTCTATCTCAAAGCAGAAGGCATCTGCCAAGCAGTCATCAATTCGTGAAGCTATCGCAGAAATGTCCGCCAAGCAGGCATCTTCTGCAAAGCAGGCAACCTCTGCAAGCCGTAAGACTCGTCTGTCTTATAAGGAAGCATCTGCAAAGCAGGCATCTCGTCAGTCTCAGAAGGCAGTATCACTCAAGAGCGCTGATGAACTCGTACAGCAGGACATCCTCAACTCTGAAGATGTAGAAAACGTACTGAAGCAGGCAGAACTCTCTACGAAGCAGATCGACGCAGTCATCGACGCTCTCCCAGAGAAGAAGGAAGTTTCACTTGAAGAAGTTGTAACTGAACTCACCGAACAGAGCGTTGAAAAGGAAGTTATCGATGATGTCATTGAAATTGCAACTGAAGAAGCTGTCAAGGTTTCTGTCAAGGATACGCAGGTCAACGAATCACAGGCTCGTCGACTTCGTAGAGCAATTAGAGAATCGCTCTCGAGAAAAGCTAATCGTGCAGTCTACGAAAAGCGTCTTTCAAGAATCCGTCGCTAAAAGACAAAACTAACATACAAAAGAAACTGTTTCAGCCCGACCATAATAAGAATGGTCGGGCTGAAACTTTTTATATGGTTCAATTGATAAGAATCATATAAAAAAGGCGTATACACCAATGGCTAAAAAATCACAGTACATAAACCCTTCGGAATACAATGATGAACTGGTTAAATGTGTGAAACAAGATAAGTTGTCGGCAAAGATGATAGAAATGTTCTCCATTCATGCGAAGAATGTCTGCAGACGTTTCTATTTCCCAGATGATGACGATAAGAATGATGCAGTTTCTACGTGCATGGTCGATTTTCTCCACAATTGGAAATCTTTTGCCGTACAAAACAACGTGTTCCTAAAGTTCAATAGAAACTTTCAAATTGGTGAAAAACTTGAGCTGATAATCGAAAACTCGGGAACGTTCATCTTTACTGCTGGAGAACATCTCGATAAGGAAACGATGACCTTCGAGATCAGAGATACCGCAAACAAGTCGATCAGATCGCTTATGATACTCTGCCAAGAAAAGCCACTTTCGGACATCATAAGAGTGACAAACAACACATCTAACCACAAGATGATGATTAGAGACCTTCATAATCAAGAAGATCTGACAGTGTTCTCAAAGTTGATCGTCCATGAGCTTCCAAATGAACAACCACTAATCCTTGAAGATGGCTATTATAACATTATCGGTGAAAATGTCTACTCATTTGTTCCATTTTCTCCTGCATTCCAATTCTTAACATCTTTGTGTAACAACTCGATAAAGAAATCGCTTGACTACACATCACCCAAAGCCTTGAGAGGTGGGAATCAAGTAAGACTCTCGTGTAACGCAGAAGATAACGGAATCTACACGCTATAAAAAGGTTAAAGAAAATGAAGATAAAGATTTTCGAAAGCATTAAGAACATCAAGATCAAACCGATCCACATGTTACTGATTGCGGTGTTACTTATCATCGCATCAAGGTATGTCTTTGAATACGTCAACCCATGGCTGGGGTGGATGTCTTATGGAGGGTCGATTTATGTCCTCTACAAATCTCTGACAGGAATCTATAAAACTCATATCGAAAAAGAAGATGAAGAAGATCGCTAAACTTCTGTCTATCGGTGCACTTGCAACACTTTCCATCTCATGTGAGAGAGTTGCACCAAACTATGCTGGTGTTCTCATGGAGAACTATGGCAAGAATGGTAAATCCGACTTCAACATAGTAACTGGCCGTGTCAACACGTTTGCACCAGGTACTGAACTTTTCCAAGTCCCTCTGTTTGAACAACGTGGGGAATTCTCGGAAAAGGTAACTCTCAAAAGTTCTGATAACACCGAGTTCACTGCTCGACCAACGTATTCTTACAAGGTTATCAAGGATCGTGCAATTGATGTCGTGTTTGATAACAAGCATATCGAATCAAGTCCTCTGAATGATTCTACAAACTTCATCTCATCAATCGAGGACAACATCATAGAGCCAAGAATCTATGACCTCATCAAGGAAGAATCTCGAAAGCATAAAACGGATGAACTCATGGCGGACGGTGGTTCACTTTCCTTTGAAAAGTCTCTTGAAGATGTCATCCGTGAGGAATTCAAAAAGCGAGGATTCGAACTACTGACTTTCTCTGCACAACTCGAATTTTCCGAAAAAGTCAGAGAGAAGATCGATTCTCGAAATGAGGTCAACACCAATCTTTCTGTCCTTGATCAACAGATAGAAGAACAAAAGAAAAGAAACCAACTCGAACAGCTTCGTGCAGAACAGAACAAGATCCGTTCGAGTGGAATTGATGAAAAACTTCTGATGAAGGAATTTATAGAAAAGTGGGATGGTAAGACACCAATCTACGGTAAAATCCCAGACATCATCAAGTTAGAGAAATAGCAGGTTATAGAAATAACAGACAAATCGCCCCCAGACGAGAAAGAGCCGTGCTAAGGAGAAAGTTCCTTCAGCACGGCTCTTGGTGTATAGATGAAACCATGCTGATTATAAGATTAATGAATGATGAAGAAATATCAATCAACTAATCAATCAAAGTAAGAATATGAAAAAGATAGGTCGCATAGGCTTTAGAGTGGTTTCCGTCTATGAAGTAGAAGAATGTGAAGTTCCCGATCACGTATACGAATCATTCAAAAAACTGGAAGAGATGGGTGTTGATGAAATAAGCAACTTCTCCTCGGATGATGATGAATGTCGAGTTTATGACTACATCATGAGAAACTATGACAGTCCGCACGAATCTATCACGTGTGAAGTAAAGCTCGATGAGATCTATCTTGACGAGAATAACTATTAACAACAGACAAAATGGAAAAGATGGAAAACAACTATCCTCAGATGCCAAATGGTCTCCTGCTCACCGAAGAGTTCAAGAAAGCGTATGACCTTCTTGAACACACGAAGGAATTCGTGTTTTTGACTGGGGATGCAGGATCTGGCAAGACCACATTCCTAAAATGGTGGTTAAGTAACACTTCAAAGAAGACAGTCGTTCTGTCTCCAACTGGTATGGGAGCTGTAAATCTTCTCCCAATCAAGGCATCAACCGTCCATAAGTTCTTCAAGTTTGGCAATAAGCCATTGTTCACATCGAACATCCCCCGACTTTCGTCTCAGAAATACAAGGAGAACAGACAGTTGTATCTCAATGTCGACACGATCATCATTGATGAGTGTTCGATGGTATCTTCCATGATGATGCAGGCAATCGATGATTTTTATCGAATTAACTTTGATTCTGATGAACCATTCGGTGGAAAGCAGATAGTCCTTGTCGGTGATATGGCACAGCTCCCACCAGTTATTGGGTCTGATGCCGAAAGACAATACACTAAGGACAGATTTGGTGGGAAATACTTCTTCTATGCGAATATCTTCAAGGAGGTAAGTATCAAGTTTGTCGAGTTCACAGAAATCTTCAGACAGAATGATCCCGAGTTCATTGGATACCTCAACAAGATCAGAACTGGGACGATAACACAAAGTGATATCATAAAGCTCAATGACATCTTCACATCAAACAAGGTGTCTGATGATGCTATGGTGATCTCGTTCAGAAATGATGTCGTCGACATGATCAACGACTATAAGCTCAATGAGATCAAAGCAGAAGATGTGTTCCTCTATTCATCGATCAATGGCTTCTTCAATCCAAAGTCTTGTCCAGTCAAGGAAATCACACGTGTAAGACCTGGGTGCCGTATAATGTGCAGAAACAACGACAAGGAAGAAAGATGGGTGAATGGAACGATCGCAAAGTTCGTCAAGAAGATCAATGACGATAAGATTATGATCGAACTTGAGGGAGGTGACAAGCAGATTATGGAAAAGGTCGAGTTCACCGATTCCAAGTTCGAGTACAACTCAAAGACTGGGGAAATCGAAGCCAAGGAAACATCTTCCATGACCTGCTTCCCTATCGTTGTGTCTTATGCAATGACTGCACATAAATCGCAAGGGATCACACTTGACGAGGTGAAGATCGACATTGGTAAAGGTGCTTTCGACACAGGTCAGCTTTATGTAGCACTGTCACGTTGTCGGTCGATGCGAGGAATACAGCTTATATCAAACATGTCGATACGAGACGTGAAAGTTGATGATAAGATTTATGAATTCTATAAAAAAATGAGAGAAAACAATGGAGTACTTTAAGGTAGTAATTGCTTACCGTGCGTCAGATGATGAAGGTAAGCTGAAGAAATTCACCAAGCAGATCATCGTGAATTCCAAGAACTTCGCAGAAGCAGAAAAGGACGCTATGCACGCCTTTGGGGAAGCAGTTCCCGAAGGTCATGCCGAATTCGAGATGAAGTCCATCTCAAAGGTACATTTCGAATACATCTTCGGCATGGACAATCAACAGATCCTCCACCGCCCACAATGGTATAAGGCGACAGTAAAGACTGATTCTGAGAAGTTCCAGATTCTAATCTGTGGTGATAACAACATTTCTGATATCTCAAACGATATCTCCGAGAGAATGAGCAACGAGGTGGTTATTCCTTTTGGTGTGGTTCAAGTCACCTCCACCAACATTCTCACTGTAGAACTCACGGCATAAGCCATCAACCAATAACCACGACAAGATATTCTTGAAGGCACAGAGAGGTATTTCCGTTGCGCTCTGTGCCTTCAAGAATATAAAAAATCGATACAAAGTATGGGAAAAAGAAAGAAGATACAAGAAAAGTTCAAGAAACTGAGGAAGTCGGGGTGTCTTAAAGATATCGCATCGATCAGAAATACAAACCCCGAAATGATGGGCAAAGGGGTGACTATCACAAACATGGCAGACACCTTCAACCTCTTCGATTTCAAGGCAGAAAACATCAACATTCATGCGGTGGCCAGATCACTGTCGAATCAATGCAGATACAATGGATCGACGAATGGGTTCTACTCTGTGGCTCAACATTGCGTTCGTATGGCAGAATCCGCTTTGCTTGCATATGGTGACGTTCGACTTGCTCTCGCAATTCTGCTCCACGACGCTACAGAGTGCTACGTTTCCGATATCCCTTACACGTTGAAGAGGGAACTTCCCGATCATATCAAGCAGATCGAGAAGGATATCGAGAAGGTGATTTTCTCACACTTTGGTGTGGGTGAATACCTCGATTCAAAGCTTATGAAGTTCATCGACACACAAATCTGTAATGATGAACTCGAGTTCCTTCTTGGTCAGCAGATCGGCATTGACGAGTATCTCTCAGACAAACTCAGAGATCTCGACAATCGTGATTGGTCACGTGGTGGCATTTACCCATATCAAAAGCCAATCGTGTTCGAGTTCGACTATTGGTCTCCAGAGAAGGCATATGAACAATTCATCACACACTTCTATAAGTACACTTACCTCATCGAAAAGTATAAGGGAAAGGAAGTGTTGACGAAGTTTGGTGTTAACACAGAGAAATAAAAAACCTCCGCACTTATGATAGATCAGTTATTCGTATCAAAGTTCTCTCCGAAGAAGCTATCCGCATTTGTTCTTCCACAGAGAATTAAGGACATGTTCAAAGATGAAGATGATCCACTCAGACAGTCTATGATCTTCTATGGTCTTCAAGGATGTGGGAAGTCAAGTCTTGCGAAATACCTCGGTAAGAAGTACGTTTTCTTGTACATCAATGCATCGACAAACGGAAGAATTGAAGATCTTCGAGACATGGTCACAGAATTCTGTGATTCTTCCCCACTTATCTGGGATGATGGGGTGAAATCTGATCGAAAGGTAGTCCTTTTTGATGAGATAAATGGCGCATCCGCACAATTCTTTGAAGGTCTCAAAGGGTTCATGGAAGAATACTCATCAGTTATCTTCCTTGCAACAACGAACCACTTCCACAAGATACCAGATCCGATCAAGTCAAGAATGGTTTCGGTCGACTTCACACCTCAGAACAAAGAAGAAGAAGAACAGATCTTGAAAGGATACAAATCAAGAATTGGGAAGATCCTCGAAGGTTGTGGGATCGAGTGCTCGGAAGAAGGATTCGAAATGCTGATGAAGAAGTATTACCCAGATTTTCGATCAACCTTGAACTTCCTGCAGAGCGTCTACAACGGATCGAAGATAGTCGACAAGAACTCGATATCGTCCTATGGTGACAGATTCTCCGAAATCTACGACATGATTCTTGACAAATCGGCAAATCCTGTCGACATTCATAAGCTCCTCGGTGGTGACTATTCATCAATGGCTTCCGAAATCATAGAATCGCTAGATACTGACTTCATCGAATACATGACTGGGAAACTCGGTTCTTCGATGACATCTGCAATTCCCACGATTTGTATTGTGGTCTGTGATCATCTTTACAAACTGCAAATGTCGGTCGATCCTATGATCGTCTTGAAGTCATGTGTATTCACGCTAAACAACTATTATAAATCCCTGAAATGAAAGCCATGGATTCAATAAAAGTGAGACAATCACTTCTCAGTGTTTACAAGAAATACGGATTATCGTGTAAGTATGAAAGTTCATCAATATCTTCTGGGATTATGAAGATACACCAAGAGACCTGCCATAAGTTAGGAAGTGTCGTCACGAATATCACTTTCGACGACAAGTCCAACATCTGCACCATAACACATAACGATGGTGAGAAATGGTCTACGAAGTCATTCAGATTCACGTCATCTGAAGAATTCTTGTCATTGTACGACAAAACGATCGATGAGCTTCTGAACAAAAAGTAGGAAGACAAAAAAGAACGGTAGTTGGAAGATTGGTGATGAGCAATGCCTAAAAAACGTTGCTCATCATCTGTATTATAGAACTTATGTGGAAACTAATAATAACAACAAATCAATCAGTCAAACACTTATGGACAAACAAGAACTCGAAAAGATCGTAAAACCACTCTGTTGGAGAAGCTATGACAACGGAAGAGTTATCACCGCAGAAACAGTCTTGAAGTACAATCTGAAACTTGAAAAGGTAGGTGAATGCTACTTGGTTCACAGAATATACTCGGATAATGACTGCTTAGAGTATAACAAACCAGTCACGCTTCAAACTGCAAAAGATATCGCATGGACTGCTTATCTTCATACGATAGGTTGTATGATGGAAACTGTAACACAAGACGACAACGATAATGGCAAAGGCAAGAGTAAGTAAAGGAGCGTTTTCTTTTATCGATAAATTCCTCGATGATTGGCGCAAGGAAAAGGTAAGTGATGTCGATGAGGTCGTCGCATTTGTGAATGATTGTATTGACAAGCTACAGTCGTTGACAAACTTTGAAGTGTACTCACGAGAAACAAAAGTGTCTGATGGAACGTTCAATATAAGTTGCGAAATGGAGGGAGACGAATACGGATTCGTGAGAGTTTATGCAACGCTGTTCGACGATCATAGTTACTACGCATCTTTGACTTATATCGACAACGACACCCACGAGATTATCGATGGTCAGATATCAGTAAAGAAGAAGACGACAATGATCCAGAAGATGCAAGAGTTCGTGGAAAGTGTAGAACGTAAAATCGGGAAGTAGTTTATGGGATTTTTAAAGGCATTGAAGGATTTCGTGAACAAGAGAGGTGTTGTGAACACGAAAAGATCGTATGTTCACACAGATGATCTTCGTCTCAATCCTTCTTCTGAGCACCAAATATCAGAGGTCACAAAGTATGACATTGTACCTCATAACATGGTCGTGATAGCCACTCATGGAACTGGCTACTTTGTACGTAGTGAAGATTGTCACACATACAAGGAAACAAACACGACGTGCTATGACTTCATACTTGAGAATCAATATGATGGATCGTTTGTGGATATCGTCATAAACTACGAAAGTGATGGAAATGGAGAAGGGAAGATCTGTAACATTTCCATGGCGTACGAATATGAAAACGACTCATCAATCGAAAACGTATCGAAAGATGAAGCGATAAAGTTTATGGCTTCATTCCTACAAAGAACTCTGCTATTATGACAGAGTATGACACGAACGGATATGACAGACATATGACAAAGATGACAGACGTATGACAAAGATGACAGACGTATGACAATTTTGTCATGACAACGATAATTTGGCACGATTTTTGTTATAATTATTATGAAAGATCGATCACTCGGATCAATCAACTTCAACCCAACATAAACAACAACAATGACTATGACAACAACGGCAACCATACAAGACAAACTCGACAAGAACGTAGAGTTTGTTTGTTCATTGTACAAGGCACGATTCGAAAAGTCGAAGGCTGTACAAGACGAATCGTTATACCACGTAACGTACACGATCACCTGTGAAGATTCCCACACTATCATCTTCCACGCAAACCTCTTTCCGAAAATGTTCGGGATGGTCATCAATGATCTACTGAATAATAATGAATCTTCAATGATCGTGGAGACACTTGAAAACGAAGATGACTACGCAGAAAAAGTCGTGTCGACGCTTTCGGGTCTCATGTCTTACAAGAAATCAGAAGATGAAGAGGATCATTCTTCTGCAGACATGTACGACCTCGTAGGTTTTGCGGTTGGTGCAACAAAGAACGCCACGTGGGAACACAAATACGGAAAAGACGATATCAAGAAAACCTCATATGATCACTTCATCATCAATATCAACTATGAGGTGACAATGACTATCACACTTGAATATTGGGCAGATGGTCGTCCGTACGTTTCCGAAGTCGATATCCTCACGTTCACCGTACGTACTCTCAGTGGGACTTATGAGAAGAAGACACTCAACACTACGATATCGGACGCTATGCTTGAATCTGTCGATTTCATCAATCTTGCCAACAGGTTCTCGGGTGGTAGAATGATAAAATAGAAACCTCCGTCTCCGTCGAGATCGACATTGACGTTTTTAAATAACACAAGCAAGTGAAACCTCGTGATAACAATTATCACGAGGTTTCACTTTTTTCGAAAATATCAATATCAATATCGATCATCGATCATAATCATCATTATCAACATCCATCAATATGTTAGAGGTAGATTTAGCAAAGCTGGTAGTCTCTCATTTCTCCAAAGACTGTGAAGTGTATCAAGAAGTGAAAGCTTGTTCTTCACGTGTCATTGATATCGTGGTTCGTAGGAAATCGGGACTTATGGCAATAGAAACCAAAGTGACGTTGAATATGAAACTTTGGGAACAGGCATTCAAGAACAAGAAGTGGTGTAATTACTCTTTCATCGCAATTCCCGAGAACATCTATAGGAAATCTCGACGAAAGATGATCTCTGGTATATGCAGAGGTCTGAACATTGGTATCATTGTTGTAGATTTTGATGGAAATGTAAGCATTCAGTACAACCCTGCAGAAGAAATCCCCACACAAACCTTAAAGCTGTACGACGAACAGAAGTCGTTCGCTCTTGCAGGAAGTGGCGGTGTTCCATACTTTACACCATTTAAGAAGACCGTCTCCGAGATCAAGAAGTATCTCGAAAAGCATGGGAAGTCAGAACTGGTAACCGTGATCAAGTCTATTGATCATCACTACAAAACAGAGCAATCTGCAATACAGTCGATTCGAAATTATGCTTCCAAAGGTGTTTTAAAAGGTATTGTCTCGTCGGAAGACGGTAGGTATTTAGAGCTTTCCCAACCTTAAATAAGCAAACAATTCAAGAAAGACTATCCAATGAGTAACAATAAAAATGTTGTAATCTTTGAGAACCATAGCGTTCCAATGAATCGTGTAAATGAATCGTTGGAAACCGCAAATGGGGTCAAAGATTACGTCTTTGAGGGTGTCTGTGCTACCTTTAATGGGAAAAACGAAAACGCAAGATTCTACGATAGAGACGAGTATCTTCGTCATGTTGAATACCTTCAGAAGGAAATAGAACAGAACTCTCTGGCAGGATCTCTTGATCACCCAGATGGTGATGAAGAGGACGAAACGAAGGACATCTTCACCCCTAAAATGAAGGATCTGTCCCACCTCATCACAAAGCTTTGGTACAAGCCAGAGACTGATGAAGTCTGGATCAGAATCAAGCTTCTTGATACTGAATGGGGTAAGGATGCTAAGGCTTGTGTTGATGCTGGTATGCCACTGTTCATTAGCTCAAGATCATCTGGTTTCATTGACAAAGATGGGCGAGTATGGCTTGCACAAATTCACACATACGATATCGTCTACAGACCTGGGTTTGGTAACGCTAAACTTTCTCCAGTCCTCGAATCATTCGATGGAAAGAGCACATATCTCAGCGTCTACTCACGCCAGAAGGAAGTAGACAGCACTGAATCTGAAAATACTAATATGGAAAAAAAGACTTATAAACTAAGCGAACTCACAAAGGAAGATGTTCTCTCGCTTCTGTTCAATCCTTCGGTGAAGGGAGCTTATGATTTCACGAGTGATGTGATCGAAAAACTCGACGAATTCTTCGATTATCCAAAGTTTATCGATTACTTCAATGAAAACGATCCAATGCTTTCTGACGCAATCGTGAACTACTTCATGGATTGTGGAAGATACGTTTATGATGATGGTACTTCTTGTGAAAATATCGCCGACTTCATAAAGATCGAAGTTGGTCGTGCATGTGACGACTATTTCGCAGAAATCAAGCAGACGTTCAAGGACAACTTCGGGGATTTTGTTGAAGAAGGTGATGGAAAGGTAGACATCGATCGTTATGCTCGCATCATCGAAGAAAGCAAGAAATCAAAGAGAAATGTTCTGCGCAAGATCCAGTCGGTGAACGAATGCGAATCTGTGAAGTTGGTAGTTTCTGATTTCTGCAATGATCCTTCTTACGGATATGAAGATAAGTTCGAAGTCGCCAGAGAGTTCTTCGTCAAGTATCCCGAATATGGCGTAGTTGTCGATGATTGTTCTATGGAAGATGTTGTTCTTATCGCTTGTGATATGAAGAACGACTGCATCTATGACGAGATCGAGAACTCTGAAGTCAGAACCAAGAACGAAATCGCAGATGTCAAGCGTATTGTCAACAAGCTTTATGCTCAGATCAACCAAGACAGAGCAGAATATAAGCAGACGATAAACTCACTCGTTCGAAATGTAAACCAAGTCCTCGAAGAGTACAAGGCAGATATCGAAAGTGCATTCATCACGATTGATGAAATCCGTGACGATGTTTACAACATAATCTCATGGATCGAATCAAACAACAGTGCACTTGACAAGTCAGAGGAAGTTGCACAGATCTCCAAGAAGCTGGATGATGCTACCCAGAGCTTTAGTCAGAAGATTGGTGAAATCGAAGCATCACAGGATGCGGTAATGTCTCACGTAGACAATATCGAAAGTGATGTTTCCCTTATTGCCGAATCTGCAAACAGAACGAAGCAGATGGTGAAGGAATCTGCAACGGCACGAAAGATTGAAGATGCGACAAGCATTGGTTCAAGAATCAACAACGTCATCGAGACGATCAAGGCACAAACACCCGCTTTCCGTGTGTTTGAATCTGACGGTTCTCTCTACGTTCCTAACAGATTTGCAAAGAGTTATAACTCGCTCGACGAAGACCAGAAGACTTTCGTCAAGTCTGTTTTTGAAACAAAGAATCCGAGATCTAAATCGGAATTCTTCTCCATTTGGGATTCTCTCGGTCTTTAATGACCGAGAGAAATCTCTCCTAAATAACGAAATCAAAATTATAACAAAAGAAGATTTATATGACTAAGATAAATGAAGGTCTTCTCAACAGAGTGGTCAATGAACACTCTTCTAAGTTGAGAAAGCTGTTTAAGGACAGAGGTTATTCTGTCAATGAGTCTCGACTTCGTGATATCGCCCTCATGGCTCACACCAGAAAGATTTACGAAAGTGCTTCTAATGGTGCTAATGTCCCAGGTCGTGGTGCATTCTCATTCGGATCGGCTACTGAGCGTGGTTCTGCAGAAATGTTCGACAGACTCTTCACGGTGTTCGTAGACACTGCAGCTACTAACGTTGGTTTCGACCTCCTGCACGTAGCTCCTATGACGAAGAGCAACATCACGATGGTTGTCGCAGAACCAGTTTATGCTGGTGGTAAGAAGGAATCTGCAAATGGTAATCACCTGCAGGTCTTCCAGATCAAGGCAAAGACCACGACGAGTGCTGATCCTCTGAAGGTAGGTACGAAGTACGAAATCAAGGAAACTGGTGGTGCAACGAAGGTTGCTGAAGCCAAGTTCATCGGCATCCATCAGTACAATGGTAACTTCATCTTCGATCTCGTAAGTGTTGAAGCCACTCATAAGGACAAGGTTCTTGCAGAAATCCTCGAAAACGCAGAAATCACCTCGGGTAGCGGTAAGTGGGTTCTCAGTGGTAACACTGTAGACTACGTAAACGGCTTCACGAACTTCATCGCTGGTTTCTCGGGTTCTGGTCTTCAGAACAACGATCCTTTCCACGTTGGTCGTAACAACGGTAAGACGCTGTTCAAGCCAATGTCACGTGAAGTTGGTGAAACGCAGGGTGCACGTACTCTTGGTACGAAGATGTGGAACAGAACGTTCTCTGCAGAAACCTTCCACGTTGACCTCTCTCTGACGACGGAGCAGATTCAGGATGCTCGCATGGATCACGACTTCGACATGCTTGAATTCTCTGAAGAAATCATGAAGAATGACCTCGATCAGTCTATCAATGATCACATTCTTTCTATGATCTTCGCTTCGGGTTGGGATCATCACGTTGCTATCAACAAGCTCTCCAACATCAACCTCAACGCAAACTTCGGTACTGGTACTGGTGCAACGCAGGAATTTGTTGGTCTTGATGGTGAACTCAAGCAGATCTCTGGTGCAACCTCTGTTCTCCCTGCTGTTGGTGCAATCGCAGAAAACCTTTCCACCCTGCAGAAGAGAATCATCACGAGAATGTTCTTCGCTTCTACGATCATCAAGAATCGTGGTCGTGTAGGTGCAGGTAACACCGCTGTTGTCAATGGTACGAACTCTACGGCTATCCGTGACGTTCGTGGTTTTGCTATCGCCCCATTTGAAAACACGCTTCAGACGCAGTCATCCCTCGCCCACCTCGGTCAGTTCTACGGAATTGATGTCTTCGAAGATGGTCTGATGGATCTGAACGACTGCCGTGTGGCTGTCTTCAACAAGGGTGGTGAAAAGACCCCAGGTCTCGCATTCTGCCCATACATCCTCGGTGAAAAGGTTGAAACCGTCGCTGAAGGTACGATGGAGAAGAAGTTCAGACTTAAGTCTCGCTACGTTATCGCTGAACGTGGTTCTCATCCAGAAGCTCAGTACATGACGTTCGTAGTAGAAGGTAGCGACAAGCTCGTCTAAACGAAGCCACGAAAATACACTCTCCTTTTTTGAGGGGCTGATGAACCATCTTGAGGTTTGTCAGCCCCTCAAAGTGTTTCTAAAATATAAGAAACGTGGAGAAAAATGGTAACATCCATTTATGAATTAATATGGCAAAAACTATCTTTAACGGAAACGCAAAGAGTTTTTCAGAGATCAACCAATTCATAGGAAACTTTGATAAATCTGGTGGTCTGCTCTCTGAACACACAACAGCAGAAATCCGAGAATGGGTTCACACAGGTTCTTATGTCCTCAACGCCTGCATATCGGGATCAATCCTCAAAGGTGTACCTTCTGGCAGAATCATCACAATATCTGGTGATCCAAAGACTGGGAAATCCTTCGTTCTTCTGTCATGTATGGCACAGTTACAAAAGAAGGGTTATTTCTGCATCTACTTCGACACCGAGAACGCCACAAGCTATGACAGATTCATAGCACAAGGTGTTGATCCTCAAGGCGTACGTGTGATTGTACCAGAGACTGTGGCAGACATCACTGTACAGCTCACACAGCTCACACAATCACTGCTTGACACCAAGAAGGAATACGAGCAGAAGAACAAGAAGCTTTCCGAAGATGAAAAGCTCGAAATCCCAAAGGTTGCAGTTTTCATCGATTCACTTTCTGCACTGAACTCATCGAAGCAATTCTCCGATGCTCTAAGTGGTGAAATGAAGCAGGACATGGGGACAGTAGCCAAGGAAATCAAGCTTCTGTTCAACATGATCACACCTCGTCTTGGGAAGCTCGACATCCCAATGCTCTGTACTGCACATGAATACGAAGCCGATCAAGGGTATCAGAAAGTTCGTGTAACAAGCGGTGGTAAAGGGATCACTTACATGGCATCTGTTCTTGTATCTCTTCGTAAGAAGTTCGACCGAGATGAAAACAAGCAGAAGATGGGTGTCATTGTAACGGCAGGGATCAACGAATCTCGATTCTCGATTCACAGACCAGTAGAGTTTTACATCTCCTTCACAAAGGGGCTTAATGCTTACATGGGTTTGCAGGAATTCGTATCATGGAACATCTGTGGGATCGATCGAGGGAGAATGGTGGCGTATATCGACACTGCATCAGAGATATCGAAGAAGATCGGTCTTGACAAAACGAAGACTTACTCGACGAAGGAAATAGAACGAGAACTTGCACAGGCAAAGAAGCAAACGTTCTATCAATCTCTGTCATACGACCTCTACAATGGTCATATTCGAATTGTATCGTCAGATAACACGATCGTACTGCCCGACCTCGTACGTATGATGGAGCAAGATGGGTTTGACTTCACAGAAGATCTCGAAACAAAGACGATCAAGGACAAACTGATCGTGCACGGCATCTATTCTGATGAAGCAATGGCGAAGATGATCTCGAGCTATATCGACAGCGGTGATGCTTATATGGTCGGGAATGTGAAACTCGACGTTGCAAAGAATCAGAAACTCAAGTTCAAGAAGTCGATCATCCAGTCGATAAATGATAATTCTTACGAGGAAAGACTCGTGGAAGTCGAATCTGAACAGACGCAGGAAATCAACGAAAAGAAGGATCAGAAATTCGTATTCACCGAGAAGTTCTTCACAGAAAGATTCGAAGATGGAAAGCTTATCCCATCGTCTGTCGAGAAGGTCTGTTTCCCCACACCTACTGGGACTGAATGGGTAGTCCGACATCTCAACAAGTCCTTCAAGAATCTGGAAATCTTCAACAAACATGTCTTCACTGACGAAATCTTGAAAACGCTTGATGAGAAGGTCATGATTCCTCTGTTCTCTTACAGAGATAAAGAATATGAGGACATGGACGGTGATCTTTCAAACACCGATATTGAAGAACTTTCCGAAATGGACAAGATTATGAGCGGATTATGAAAATCGATGAACTCGTAGATAAGCAGGATCTGAAGATAAAGCACATCTCTGGTGAATATCTTCACTATACGAACCACTCGATAGATGATGTCGTTTATGCTATCTTATCGAAAGGTAGGAAATCGATGAAGTTCAACGATATCGTGAAAGTGTTCGGTGAAGAGAAACGTGATCAACTTTGGTCTCTTGTGGACGATATGGTCTCGCTTGATTATGCTTCCGTTATAGGCGAAGAAGACAAGACGATTTCTCTCTTATAAAGAATGTGGGGGCTTTTCTGGAAATAAAAAGCAGAAAGCCCCCACTAACTATCTTCAAAAATTACAACAAGAAAATGGCTGTTGGATTTGGTCAGAACTTTGAGAACATAGCTTACGTTTACATAAACTCACAACCTCACCTTTGGAAATCTGTTGATCATGAGTTCTTCAAATCTCCAACTCTGAAGGCACTATCAAAGCTCACCAAACAATTCTACGAAAGATTCCACGAGCAGATATTCTCTCCCGAAAATCCAAGTGTAGAGCAGATCGAATATCTCGTAATGGAAGACAAAAAGTCGTTTATGATTGACTTGAACATGTCAGAGGACGACAATGCGAAGACTTTCATTGCGAACGCATCATACATCATCAAGACAAACATAAAAGCATTCTCTGAGGAATGGCTTGACGAGACTGTTGGTGCATGGATAATGTGGCAAAACAACCAGCGAGCATATAAAGAATCAATCTCTTATATGCAGACACAGAATATCACACCCGAGAATGTAAAGGAAGTGATCTCCAAAGCACGAGAGATTGTGGTCAGAGGTTCATCTCTATCGTTTGGTGATGAGGAGGTCTTTGACTTCTATGATCCTCAATCTCACAAGCAGATTTCCGTGGAAGACTACATCGACACTGGCTACGAGATGCTCAACCAGATGCTCACGGAAGACAGACATAACGGATTCATACCTGGTACTCTCAACATGTTCATGGGTTCTACAAACTCTGGGAAATCGGTGATCCTTGGTAATCTTGCACTCAACATTTCAAGATCGGGTAAAAACGTGTTGTTTGTATCTGTGGAAATGTCAATCCCAAGAACTTTCCGACGAATCGGCTCTAACGCTTTTGACATTCCAATATCGGAATATGACACGTTCTCAAACGACGACGCACTTCTATCAGAATCTATACAAAAGTTCAGAGCAAAGAACATGAACATTGGTGTACCACCAGGCAAGTTCCTCGCCTTGAAGTTCCCAAAGACTGGTGTCTCAAACATTTATGGAACTGCAAAGCGACTGGAAGAGAAGCATGGGATAAAGTGGCATGCAATCGTAATTGACTATTTCACGGAACTACAAAACGATCACGGCACGGCACAAGATAAAACGTATCAATACCACAAGCAAAATGCTGATGATCTCTACCAAATGGCTTCAGAGACGAATTGGTGTGTGATAACTGCCCATCAGTTAAATCGAGGTGCTTTGAACATGTCCGATATGACACTTTCATCTGTTGCTGAATCTTACGGTATTGTTTACAGATGCGATAGTGTTATCGGGATGATTGCCACTGAGAAGATGCAGGTCGAACACACGATGTACATGAAGAATCTGAAATGTCGTGATTCGAAATACAAGAACTTCTTCGCAAAGTTTGATACAGAATTCTCAAAGATGAGAATCATAGAAACTGGGGAACTCATAAGCCCAGAAGATTATCAGATCTTCACATAGGTCTCCGAACTCAAGGAAGGTACTTTCCTTGCACTCTGATGGTATTGGTGGTACTTACATAGCATCGAAGGCAAGAAAGCCCAAGGAAAAGGCAAAGAGAAAGCCCAACAACTTCTATCAAGTTGTTGGGCTTTCTCGTTATTAATCAATGATTATTGGTTGATGGATGGTTTTTATTTCCCACTTCCTTCTTCTTCATCGTCTCCTTTCCAAAAGTCACGTTTTACACACTTTAGTCGTGTATAAAAACCTCTATCAGACCTGTAAACGTAAGAAAGATCATCAGAGACGTATTGGCCAGATAGCATGTTGTCGAATCTGATCCCTTCTTCTCTGTCTCCTGCTCTGTCTCTCTCTTCTCTTTCTCTTTGGATAAAAATTGGGATCTGTTGACATACACGAACGTAGTTGTTTATGTCCATCAAGTGACACTCAAGACCAAATCGTGAAGATGACTTTCTTTGTAGGAGGTTTGACATCTTTGAGAAGTAATAGTTCTTGTGAACATTTTCGGAATATTGCTCGATGAAGTTCACTGATTTATGAACCGTTCGATCGGTGAGTTTGTGGCTATCACCTTCAGTTTCCAAGCTCTTTTGGAAGAACTCTTTATATTCCGAGGAATCGTGATCATAATAATGACAGCTTATTTTGTTACCGTCTTCTGTCATATCTCCGATAGAGTTCACAACACGATAATACGAGATTCCGTTCTCTGTCAAGAGCTTTATGTTAGCATTTGACAAGAAGAATGGTGTCATCTCAGATTTTTCCTCATCACTCGTATCGAAATCACGATCACCATACTTCAGTGATTCTCTTACTTTTCGAAGATCGATATCAATATCAAAAAGCTCGTTGACCTCGACAACATTTAAGTAGTAATACTGATCAACAAAAACTCTGAAGAAAGATTTATCGTCTTTGTACATTGAAGGTATGAGATCAGTCTGCAGGAACTCTTGAATGGTGATGTTCGGACAGATCCTCGTCATCACGTCATCAGTTTTCGTGTCGTTTGATGCAAATCCAAGACCGAACATTTTTGCAATATCTTGAAGTGTATCAAACGAAGATTTCTTCCCGAACGATTTCACAAGATCATGGTGGAAATCTTCTATTTCAAGAATACCAAAGATCGTGATTCTCGCATTTTCTGATCCAGATGAAGATGACGAGTTTATGATTCTGAAGTTCTGTCTTATTGGTTTGAAGTCTTTGTTATCGGAACGAATGAACAACTTTAATACATCATCTGTCAGAGTTCCATAATATCTCATCACCCCGAAAGTGTCTTGGAGAGTACAAGAAATCGTAGGTAAAAAAGACTTACCAATTGAAAGTTCAAAGCTCTCAATTGAACCGTGGTCAAATTGGAATCCATTGATATCAATAAACGGAGCGTATCTACCGACACGCTTCTTTGTTTCTACTGGGATATCCTTGATATCTGGGATTTTTATATCACCATGCTTCTGGATATCAATGGAAGGATCAAAAATAACGACTACTTCTTTCATCTCTTCTCACCCTTGAATTCGCTCTTGGGAATCTGTTCGATTATGGTCGACATTGCGATATCGGTCGTACCGTTATAACCTTTACGGAAGTATGAGAACTTTCGACGATGAACGTACATGTTCGACATAGAATCGACCCTATAAAGTCTCCAGCCCGATTCGGCAGACCATTCACGTCTCCCACGTCTTCCAGATTTTGAAACAGATCGAATCTTCACTTTTCCTCGGAGGTTATCTTCTTTGTCTGTCGATGCCACCATCCACGCACGGAGATATTGACGAATCTTGCCGTCGACAACTGAATAACCATAACAATAGGGTTCTACAAATCTGGGACCTGGGAGCACACCGTCGTCATCTCGAGAATAGTAGAATTGTACGTAGTATCTTTGCCGTATAGCAGATTGTAGAACACTTCCGTTTATCTCTCCAATCCCCTCAAAGATCTTCAATTTCTTCATACCTGTCGAATATACATTTCGTTATTTACAAATGTTTCCGAAATACGGTCAGAACGAAACTCTAAATAACGAAACTCGTTCTGATGAATATCAAGAAACTATACGACAATATAGCCGACGGCAATCTTACAACAGGTATTGTCGATGATCTCTTATGGAAAGATGCAGAGAGGATCAAGACTGGGAAAGACAGACCACAAGACCTTGATTCACTGCTGGAGATGTACTCAAAGTGGTATCTTTCGAAGAAATCACTGATCAGAATCGAAGATCCAACATTCCTCTCTTTTAAGATAATCATCGATTGGACATCACCACTTTTTAGGAACAACGACAAGCGTGTTCAAGTGAGGAAAGAGAAAATGGGAGGTGGTGAAAGTCTGTCGTATTACTTAGAATCGGTAAACCAGACTTGGAGAAAGGAAAAACTTCTGAGTTTCCAAGGAAAGATGCGAGAACTGATGACCAATCGATTCCACTACATGAAGTCAATGGATGGTCTTGGAAGTTTTTGGAAGATACAGCCAAAAGTCGCATTTCTCCCACAAGAGATAACGATTAGCACGATAGAATCGATGGACATGTTCATATCTTCGATGGCAGATGACTATCTTCATGCAACGTACGACTATCAGAACATGAAGAATGTTGCACCGATCAATCTTCGACGGTTTGATATGATTATTGTTATCCACGAAGTCAGAAATATAAAGTCGCTCCTCTCTAACTATTTCAATAATGATGAGAAGTACAAGAAGACAATGGAAGAACATGGCGGTGAATCTGAGAGATTCATAAAAGACAAAGATGGGATGGTCTTCCTCAATCCTTACCTCGGAACTCATGCCTACAAGTTCACAGATTGTGAGTTCGACTTTTCAGAAACTTTCTCCTATCTTTCCAGTGTCTCCAATGAAGGAGGTAAAGAAGTGTCCACAAAGTTCAAGATATCGCTTGGTCGTATGGACTTCAGATATCACGACCTTGATGTCTTCTCAGAATCGGCAAGAAAGAAGAGATTCCTTGAGGAAGTAGAACCACACGTTTATCAGAGATCAGACAAACAATCTGAAATCTCGAGAGAGGTCAGAAGATTTACCGTCGGTGGAGAAAAATCTTCATCTTCGGGGATTGGTGATATTCTCAAGAAGGTAGCAATTGAAGAAGCTCGCAAAACATCAGAAGCTATTACAAGAGCAATTGATAATCAGATCAAGGGGACTGTTTCACATGCAACAAAAGCTCTGAAGAAGAAGCTTGATGAACTTGAGACCGAGTTCAGACCTTCCAACGTTGCAGGAAGATTCGCAAACAAACAAGCAAAGAAAGCAGGTGACTCGGCAAAACGTGCAATCGATAAAGTAGAATCGGGAGCAGATACCGCAATTTCGAAGTTGAAGGCTTTTATGGGTGACACAGGTAGTGCAGGGAATGATAGTGAACAAGGTGGGCAGATCATCAAGAGCCATAACGATCAGTTCGGCACATCAAAGGAAGAGACTGCAAAAGCACTGAAGTCGATAAAGGAGAGTTCCGAATTCGAATTCCCAAGACACCAAGAAGATGATACTCGTGAACAGCTCCGTGAAATAATAACCGAGAATAAATCGAAGTTTGAATATGTTCGATCTGTTCTTGAAGAATCGATGAGACAAAATGGATAACTACAAGGTACTTCATAGAAGAAAGACAAAGCTGAAGAATCTCGGGTACGATTATCGAGGAAAGATCATGCAAAGATCGCTTTCGTCGATAATCTACCTTAATGAAAACGTCGAAGGATTCTTGGGGTATATCGAAGACATAATGACGCATCTGGTCTATTCAGTGAAATCTATCAAGAAGAGAGTGAACTTCCTTGTCGATAAAGATGAAGACCACATCAATTAAAGACATCCTCGGTGAGGATCTTTTCAAGGAATATGAACGTGTGATGAGGAGCACGGCAGAAGTCGACATGTGTAAGATACACTTCGATGAGATTCCTGCATGTCCTCTGGAAGGATGTCACTTGACGATACCTTCCGACATAAAGCCTGTGATTGACAAGTCGTTATTAGACGCTGTCGACAAACTCACAAAGCAAGAAGAACCACCATTTTCAATTGATGAATGTTTGTCTTCGATTAGTTCTACTATAAGTAACGTATCTACAAGAGTAGAGAAAGATAAAGGAACAATTCGAAGAATACTTGAACTTTCCAAAGATCTGTCTTTGATTTATGCTTGCTCTTTTATCCACGAGAAATCTTTAAAAGATAGATCGAAGATAACTGGTCTTGAAGCGGGTATCCCTTCGAGAGTTTATGATGTGATTAAAAATGCCCATCAAAAATCATCATCACCAATAGAGAGAGTTGAAGATCTCTCTCGAAAACTCAACTTTGAGAGTTTGGAGAAACTTCTCGAATCTCTTGATTATGCTCTTCGTATATTCAACAATTGTACAAACAGCAAGAGGAAGTACGATTCGAAGAATGCGATAAAGATCTTCGGGAAGAAGGATGGTAAAAAACTGAAGTCGAGAATCTTCCATCAGTCTTACGTAGAACACTTCATTATAGACTTTTGTAACAAGTTCGTAGTTTTCGATACAGAACTCAAAGAGAAACAGATCGTGGATGATCTTCGAGCGGTGAAATGTGTAATACAGTCAATGATCGGTGACGAAGGTGTTAAAGATCAATCGAACATCAACACTAACACTAATCAAGATGCTGATATGTCTTTACGTGAAATCTCCAGAAATCCAAAGGCTTATGACATCACAAAGCCTGCATATTGGAGAAAGTTCACGAGTTTCTTGAACATTGTCTCGGTGATCCCTACGTATTGGACAACTGGTATAATCCTTCCACCTTCCACACCTATCAAGCTTCCGATCATCCACAAGTTCATGGTGGTCATTCCTGCAGTCATAATTGGGAAGATCTTCGTGATATGGCTAACTATCAATGGTGTTGTGGTTTTCCCCACGATGCTTGAAATAGACCTTAATCGAAAAGTCTCGTCCACATGGAGGATTCTCTTCCGTGGAGGATCTGTGAAGATAAAAGACAATGGAGGATCGATTGTTATAAACACAAACTTAAAGACGGAGACGGAAAATGGAGGATCTGCAATAGTCGACACGAATCCTTCCGAATTCCAATCTCTTGCTATACAATCTGACGATTTCCCACCTTTTGAGAGAATGGGAATGAATAATTTACAATTCATAGCTTTCCTCAACGAAATGATGAGGAAGCAAGTGCCTTATATGGGCTTCCCTGTGTAGTTAGAAAGAAAACAGAAGATGCTTCAAAATCCTAATCCGAATAACGTCAGAGGTTATAAACAAGGTTACTACATTCCAATCAATAAGGACAAGTTTGTTGGTCATTTGAATAAAGAAGGTGTTCCGTACAGATCATCTTTGGAACTCAAGTTCATGAGACTTATTGATTCGAATCCGAATGTAGAAAAGTGGACATACGAACACCCCGACACAAAGATCTCATATTTCGATCCAATGATGCAAAAACAGAGGACTTATTACCCAGATTTTTGGATGCAGATGAGAGTGAAGGGAGAACTTAAAACGTTCCTCATAGAAGTAAAACCCTACTCTCAAACCCAGATTCCGAAGAAATCTACAAGGAAATCGAAATCGACATATAGTAGAGAACTACAGACAAATCTGAATGTTGAAGTAAAGAGAAGATCTGCAGAAAAGTTCTGTGCAGAGAGAGGTTGGAAATATCTCTTTGTGACAGAGAAGTTCTTCAAGTGAAGGATACCTCTTCTGATTAAAGAGAGGTACTTTCCTTGAGCTTGGAGGTACTTGGAGGTACTTTCACCCCACCGATAATTCTCGAATGCAAGGAAAGTACCTCTCTTTAATTCGACAAACCAGAATAACTTCGAAGGTTGATCTAAAGACAATCCCGATATACAGAAAAGGCGACAACTCTCTAAATCGAGTTGTCGCCTTTTCAACAACAAAAAGTGGTATCACATACGATGTTGTCCCTCATTGATTCGAACAAAGACTAACAGAGCCAAGGTCTGTTGTGCTACCATTACACCAAAGGACAATTCGAATGTCCCTCCGCCGTCTACTACGTTCAAGGGACTGATGGGTGATGGATGGGACTTGAACCCACAACCAATAGAACCACAACCTATTGCTCTAACCAATTTGAGCTACCATCACAGACGTAGTGAGAGGTTTCGCTCCTCTGAATATCTTCATCAAGAAGCACTACGTTTGATAAAAAGGTGGCGAGTTGTCCATACTCTTCTCAGTCTGGTAGGATTCGAACCTACATCATCTAAGAACCACCTTATAGGAATTTCCGATTATTCTACAGACTGAACAACAAACGATAATGAAGATTCAAAATGCTGAATATCTGCAAATCGGAAACTATGATTGATTCATCTTTTAGACAGCTATGGACAATACCGAATGGGGTATCAAACCAGTAACTTGAAGATTTTTATAGATTGCTGTAAGTCCATAATCTAAAAGACGTTTTTTCTATCTTTTTCGTCGAAATCTTTACTGCAGACGTTATCTATGAGCCAATTATGAAGATTCTGTTTGCTGTGTGTCTACAGATCCCGACATTAAGAATTCTTTAAAAGAACGCTTTGTGAATGATGACTTCCCAGTGGACTACGTAGTTTTAGGAGCAATTGCATAGTAATTTGCTGTGAATCCAATAGATCATCATTTTGAGGAAGAACAGGGATTCGAACCCTGGGAACCTTGCAGTTCAACGGTTTTCAAGACCGTCGCAATCGACCACTCTGCCACTCTTCCAATATTGAGAAAACGATGGAAATCAGACTTACACTATAATCCCGAAACGTCACGATCTCGATCATCCAACCCCGTGGAAATCAGTACCACTTAGAGATTTAGCTTTAGAAAGTTGGACGACTTTCATCGATTTTCTCAAGCACCTTTTTTGTTGACAACCAGCAACTTAGGAGATAACACCCATTAGAGCAATGACCTTCCCATATTCATAGGTCTTCTCTGGATAGAGTTGATGTTCAATATTGCGATGCCTTCTCAAAATCCCAACCCTATGAAAGACTTCTCAAAGACAACCGTTGTATATCGTTTCAAACGGTACTAAGTCGCTTTTTCTTTTTATTTTTGCGAAGAGAAGAGGGATCGAACCTCTCTGATCTTTATGGCTAGATCATCAGACCTTTTTCTGAATCTCTTCATAAGTCTTATTATTTGATCTTCTTATCGGTTTCGTTTCTTTTTTATGTCCGTACAATATAAGCATCATAACCATACTGCAAACCATCAAAATAAGAGCTTATGTATTCATAACAACCTCGTAATGTTAGATATGCGTAATAGTCTGATCTTGAATTGTAGTTGCCATTTTGATAGCTATAACAAGCATTGGAGAAGTTGCTTATAAGCCGTTCCAATTTGGCAATGGTTTCATCAACCTCTTCAGACGACTTCCAACGTAAGTGACTTAGTTTCACTCCTATAATGAAATCATCGATTTCTCGTTGATTTCTTTTTATCGTGAGCTTAAACTCATAGGGGCTGTCATAAGGATCGTCTTTGATATGTTCACGTGTCTTTGTTGTTGTTATTTCAACTTCAAACATCGGTTCTCCATCGTAATATATCGTCTGTACAGATTGGAATATCTTGATGTTTGTCTTGTACACACCTCTATCAAGACCTTCATAAAACTCTGTAGGGCTAATCATTGATCTCTGTTTGATCAGTTCATTTAGTCGTAGTTTGTTTCTTCTTGATGATCATTCTAAAATAAGTCTGCTCGCCATTCACAGACAAATATTTCCCGTCGTTTCCCCTTCTGGATGTCACAATCTCAAATTGTTGAGGATTGAATTTATACAAGAATGTTATCGGAACCCCCATGCAACCATTGTAATCTCGTGGTATATCCTTGACCCTATCGACATTTATACCATCATAATTGTCGTATTTGGGATATTCATGTTCGTGTCCATAGTAGTTTTTTGTAAGCGGAATATCTTCATGTCGCATAGAGTGGTTCAAATTCGTAAACCACAGACAATTATTGGTGGGCGTGATCATATTACCAGATTCGTCCATCCATGTTTTTTTCATGTAGGGTTCATAATGGGCTGGTATGATAAACCCAGAAAATTCGTTCCCACGATTTACACCAAGCCATGCCTTACCATCTTGAACGGATTTGAAGATTTCTTTGTTGGTGATAGAATTGATATTCCCAATAATGAGAAAGAGCTTATCGTATCTGATCAGTTGTGTCATATATTCACGGAACAACGAAAATGGTGGATTTGTAACAACTATGTCAGATTGTTCCAGCAAATCGATACTTTCTTGACTACGAAAGTCGCCATCACCATTGAAGTAAACAACATCAGCTGTCTTTGGATCTGTATCGACGAGTTCTGTCCCTGTGTATTCAAAGAAAAAACCACGACTGTTTTCCTTATAACAAGATGCAATCACCTTCCGAAGTCCCAATTCTTTGAAATTGGAAACGAAGTATTTGAAAAAGTTACTCGTCAGAGGATCATCACAATTGCAATACACAACTTTCCCTTTAAAATGGCTTTCATAATGTCGCAATTCTCTTTCGATATCAATAAGTTGCGTATAGAACTCGTCGTTCTTTTGCTTTCTAGCATTACGAAGTAACTTGCTGGTTGTTGCCCTTGCCATATTTCCGTCTTTTAATATAAATCTTCAGAATAGAGAATCGTCTTATCTTTTACATCTTCTATTTGATCAGCTTCTTTAGCTATCTTACAAACTTCATACCTATCAACAAATATCACTTTAGAAGTGTAGAAGCCTTATCGTATGTGAAAAATCTGCGTTTTATCCAGTTCTCACTTCTTGTTTCAACCTGCCATTACTTTTTAGGAACACGAGGTTCGGTCATCCATAAGAGGGCAGTCCGCAAGCGTAAATTCGGTGCTACGAACACCTACTCGATTTTTTATATGTTAGACAGTTTGAAGTTTTCTTTGTCCTTCAATGAGAATGTTCTTCGAAGCGTTTATATCTCTGTCGTGATATTCACCACATTCGGGACAAGTCCAAAACCTATCACCGAGTTTCAAGTCTTTCTTCTTGTAACCACAACATAAACAAGTCTTTGAACTTGGATAGAACCTATTGATAAGAACAACTCGCTTATCATTCATAAGAGCCTTATATTGCAATATCGACTTGAACCGATAAAATCCAGACTCTTGGATAGCATTCGCAAGATAACGATTTCCAAGCATCCCTTTAATATTCAAGTCTTCCATGAACACCACGTCGTATGATTTGAGGATCTCGTTCACAACTGAGTGGATGTAGTTCTCTTTCTTGTTCGTTATATTCGCAATCACTTTTGCAAGTCTGATTCTCTGTTTGTTCCTATTGTTTGAACCTTTGACCTTTCTGGATAGTTGACGATGAAGTCTTGTGATCTTCTTTTCCTCCTTCTTGAAGAAGTGTTTGTTTTCAAACACAAATCCATCAGAGGTTATGACGAAATCTTTCACACCAAGATCAATACCGACTTGCTTGTTGGTCTTTTCAAACTTTACAAATTCTGCTTCGGGAATGTCGATAAGGATTGATAAGAAGAAATTCCCACTCTTGGTTTTCGAGAGAGTTGCACTTCTTATGTTATCTTTGTACTTCTGTAAGCGTTTGTGATACAAGTCAGAACAACGGAATCTGAGTTTTTGAAGAGAAGTGATTAGTGTTATATGTTTCGTTTCGAAAGTGTTCCTCTTTGAAATAGCATTACGAGGAAACAATGCTGATTGTTTGTCTTTCTTTGATTTAAACTTTGGAAAGCCTTTATGATGATTGAAGAAGTTTTGATAAGCACCGACCATCTGTTTGATTGCTTGGTTCATCACCTTTGTGTTCTGTTCTCTCAACCAAGCATATTGTTCATCTTTCAACAATGATCCGTGGAAATATTTCGATAGATCGCTTTCGCTTAGGTTTGTCTTGTCCGTTTCATAAGCCTTTTGTTTTCTATCGAGCATGTGATTATAGACAAAACGATAAGCACCAAGAACCTTGTTGAGTTCTTGTTCCTGCGCTTTGTTTGGATATAACCTTATTTTAATCGCTCTAAACATGCCTATGATTGATTATCCATTACAGATCTTTTTCTTCTGCTAATATCCTATCGAATTCCAATCTCAGACAGCGAAGATAGCCGTTCATGTATTCATACTTAGTCTGCTGGAAGAACTTCTCATCTGGTGTCAACTTCTCAAACTCTAAAGATTGGATGAAATCGAGTTGCTTCAAAGTGACTTCTTTGAACCTTTCATAGCTCTTTAAAGCTTTCCGTCTCCTCTGTCCAAATTCTTCAAACATAACCTATTAATCATTAGAGATTTTTGTAACAGCACCGAACTTCTTCAACTTTTCTGCAAGATCAAGGACATCTTGATCGTTCTCTGATTCATATAGAACTGGTTCATTCTGACGGACAAGTTCCATGGCATAACTCAAAGAAATCTTTCGATAATCCATCAAGCACTTTATAACTTGAAGAGGTGCTTGACCTTTGTCTATGAGAATCAGCTTATACATTTTGCTTGTTTTTATTTTTAAAAAGTGCTTCGTGAAGGATTCGAACCTTCATCAATTCCGTCGAATCGCTCTGGCCATTGAGCTAACGAAGCCCTCATAGATTCCCAGTTTTAACGGAAACTGTGGCGGACTATGAACCCCTGCGTGAAACCGCACTTGAACTTCAACCAAGATCTGTACGTACTTTAACCCAAGTGATAGGTTTTGAACCCTAATTGAAGCAGAACTATTCCCATTCTGAGAGGGGACGTTATCAACTTAAAAATTGGTGAAACGTCCTAAAGTCAACATCGGTACGCCATGAAGGATTTGAACCTTCGACCGCCAAGGTATAAGCTTGGAACTCTAACCACTGAGTTAATGGCGCATTTTCATCTTTCTATTTTCTTATTGATGGATCTTTTAGAACGTTTTACTGTATCCAAAAACGTCGGAAAGATCTCTCAGAGAATCATTCATAAGTATCTCGTGGACATTGTTGTAAACCGTACCAAGAAGATTCGATCCTCTCCATTTCGATTTATCAACTATACGAATATCAGTTTCAGAAAGTCCACATCCCCAGATTTTGTCATAAGGACTGGCTTCTACAAACTCATAACCTTCATTAATTAGTTGTGTGTAGTGATCTCTGATTTTCTTTGAAGATCTTAGTTTCATCAGTACCACAAAGAGCATCACATCATATCTGACAGATGACCAACGACCATCATTGTAGTTTCGAACAAGTCTTCCAAGCTCTTTACAAAAACGTGGGTTATCAGAATTCTTGAGGATCTGCATTGCGATATCTTCGTCTCCGAAGTACTTTGCTTTCAAGAACATGAACAATGATTCACCGCAATGGAAAACAAGACCATTATAGTTGATCTCGGATTTATAGAAGTTGCTGTAAAAATCCGAACCAGTGAAGAAAGTCACCAATTTATGATCTTTGAAAATCTTCATCGTGTCTCTTGTTCTTTTTTTGTGATTCCAGTGGGGCTTGAACCCACAACCCCTGCATTAAAAGTGCAGTGCTCTACCTGTTGAGCTATGAAATCTAAACCATTGTTCTAAGCGAATCTCTTCAAGTGAATGATTAATCGCTTCGGTATTCTTATTGTGAATGTCAAGATATTAGTTTCAATGATAGTTACCAACAGCTATTGGAGATTATCAACAAATATTAGCAGTTCCCATGCCAAGAAGACCCCCCCCCGATGAATTGATTCTTTTTTATCAAAAAGAATCAATTCATCGGGGGGGGGTCTTCTTGGAGATTATCGTTTATGGGTGAAGATTGAAGATTGAAGATTGAAGATTGAAGATTGAAGATTGAAGATTGGCTTCCGCATATTGAAGAAATGTGTTAAAGTGTATTATCAACTGATACGCTTTAAAGGAAGGTATTTTCCTTGCGCTCTGAGAGGTTCAAGAATATGAAAATAGCGGAGAATAGATCAGAGCGCAAGGAAAGTACCAAGGAAAGCCAAGGAGACATATCCTTTGGAATGATGGGTTTCTGTCGGGAGACAATGACTATTTCCAAGGATTATGAGAAGACTATGACAATAATGGAGGACAATGGAAGATTATCAATGACTTGAAAGACAATGGTTGGAAAATGACTGATTTTTAGAGGATTATCAGAGGACTATCTTTTGGAAAATGGTTGGTGATTATCGAATTAAAGGAAGGTACTTTCCTTGTCCTCGAAGCTATTCGAGAATATGAAAATAGCGGAGACCATACTCGAGTTCAAGGAAAGTACCAAGGAAATCCAAGGAGACATATTTTCGAGGATTATGGTCTCTGTGGCTAATGGGAGGAATATCTTGGAAAGAGAATATCAGTTTAAAGGTGTTAAAAGGTGTTAATCTGTTCGGGGATTTAGTGAAGGTCTTTTTTAAAGTTTTACGCATGCGTTTTTTAAAGTTTTACGTGCGTGCGCTTTTTTTTGGAGTTTCACGCATGCGTTTTTTAAAGTTTCGCAACACGCACCTGGTACTTTTGGTTTAAACTGGAGATTTAAAAACATGCGCACGACATGTTTCTGCGCTCAATGTATGGTTTGGGGCAGCCTGGCTTGGCACTATCGTGCCAAGGCTGACCCCAAACCAGTTGTAAATACTTTGTATTTACGATAAAACTGGAAAAAAATAACGCATGCGTATACGGGTATACACGGGAATTCGCGCGTTTTTTCAAAGTTTCGTGTATACGCACGGTTTGTCGGCAAATTCCGAGATTAGTCTGATTATCTTTCAATTTCAGTCTTTCAATTTTCAACTTTCCATTCAAAATCAGTTAACAATTCTTAACAATTCTCTGTTCTTGGAATGATTATCTTTCAATTTCAATCTTTCAATCTCTCTTTGAATAATCATCCATTGTCTTTCCAAGAATCATAGTCTTTCCAAGAATCATAAATATCTCGGGAATCATCAATGGTCTCTTTCAATTGTTCTGGTCTGTTCTGGGATTAAAAAGACTAATTTTGATTTTCAACTTTCCCTTTCCACAATAAAACCATTTAGTGATTGTCTTTTGTCTTCAAAACGATTATCATTAAAGGGGCGGAAATCTATGATTCAGACAAAAGTCATCTTCTATTAACAAATCTTTAGAGAATTCTTTCAATCTTTAGAGAAATTTTTCAAAGAGACTATGACTTTTTCTATTGTCTTTGATAATCTTTTCACGATCCTCTATTGTCTTGGTGATTCTTTGATGATCAGTCATTGTCTTTGATTATGGTTGATTGTCTTCCATAGTCTTCTGATAATCACTGACAATAGTCATTGTCTTCCGACAATCATACCACCATTCAACAGAATACCTCTTCTGATTACAGGAAGGTACTTTCCTTGCGCTCTGATCCATTTTCCGCTATTTCTATCCCACCGAATGTCTTCGAGGACAAGGAAAGTACCTTCCTTTAATTCAACCATTCTCAACCATTTTCTGGTAGATCATCTTCATAATCATTCAAAGAACCAGTTGTGAAGACGGTCATCATTGTCTTTCCATAATCCTTTGATGGTCAGTCATTGTCTTTGATTGTTTTCCATAGTCAGTCATTGTCTTTGATTATGGTCGATTGTCTTTCCATAGTCTTCTCATAATCCTTCGAAATAGTCATTGTCTCCCGACAGAAACCCATAATCCTCGAGAATATGTCTCCTGATTACAGGAAGGTACTTTCCTTGAACTCGAGTATGGTCTCCGCTATTTTCATATTCTTGAATATCTCAGAGCGCAAGGAAAGTACCTCGTCTTAATTAATGAATCAGAACTATTGTCTCTTCATAGTCTTCTGATAATACTTCAATAATCGTCCATTGTCTTTCAATAATCAGCCATTGTCTTCCGATTATGGTCGATTGTCTTTGATGATTGTTGATTGTCTTTGATGATTGTTGATTGTCTTCCATAATCAGTCATTATCTTGGATAGTCTTCCATAATCCTTCGAAATGGTCTATTGTCTTCGGATGATGACCCATAGTCCCCGAGAATACCTCTCCTTGGCTCTCCTTGGTACTTTCCTTGCATTCTGATACACTTTCCGCTATTTTCATATTCTCGGGCTATTTCGAGGACAAGGAAAGTACCTCTCTTTAATTCACAACTCTGTGACCATTTCTCCAGCCAATTTTCTGATTATTGCTGGAAGGTCAATGTTTGGATACAGATGTGGGGAGAAGAAATCAAACTTCTCCCCACATTCTTCTTTTTGATTTGTAGGTTTCTTTTCTTTTAGTGAATGGTTCTTCTTTTAAGGAAACTTTCGTTGATTTCTCTGAAAAGTGATCTTGATTTCTTGTCCAAGTTCAATGGATCACGACAATCGTCGATTATGAAGAACTTCGAAGGTGTCTTCACAAGGGATTTCGACATGATGTAAGAATGATAAGTTTCATCAACTTCGTGATTTGCGACACGGATCTGTCGAATTGCGTATTTCCCAGTGATAAGTGAAACCTGTCCATCAATCTCCAAAACAGATGATCTTTCTCTATAAAGAAGTTTCATGACCTTCTCCAATGGTTCTGTATGATTAAGCAAACTCTTGAGAATTGTTGAATCGTTATCATTTACAGAGTAAACGTTGAACCTCATGAATCCGTGCTCATTGTTGATCCCTACGACAACACAATAGAACTTTCTCTTCTCAAGATCAACGTTCAAAGAGAATGAATATTCACCACTGACGACTATGTTCTTTGTCGATATAGAAATTGAGAATGGTTTCCCATCAACTTCGATCACCTTCGAAAGACTCTCGTCGAGAAGTTCTATCCAGAACATGAATGACAATCCCTGCTTTGAGGAAACTCTCTGTTGATACTTGATAGCTGTTTCTCCAGTTTTCCCTACTGACATGTCGTAGATGAACTTCCCAAGTGAATTTCCATTGTTATCATAGTCACATCTTTCAGATTTTACAAGACTTGGATCGAACTCTGAGTGCAAGAGATCATCGATACCTACGTTGTCCAGATTTTGTTTCGTGTTCTGTATGTCTTCCATTTCGTCCAGCTGTTCATCTGAATAGTCGTCGATTTTCACGTTTTCTTTTAAAAACTGGAGATCATCGTCTCTTTTGTCGACATTCGTCATGTCCTCATACTTCTTGATTGTACAGACATAGAAGCTTCCATGTTCACCTATCCCATGATTCAGATAAACGTCTTGGATCATGTACATTCTGTTAATCTCTGAGAAGTAAAGGTAGTCCATTCTTCTTGGTTCTTCTCGGACACCAAACACTTCTTCGAAATAGGTCTTCTCAAAGTAAACTTCCAGTTTTTCAAACTCGATCCCCCATTGTGAAAATTCGTGCCGAGGTTCTGGGATCTGGTTGTCTTTCAAGACAACTTTGAGAATCTTCATCGCCACAACATTGTGCAACGAATATTCTCTTAAGAATTCATCTTTGGACTTCAAATCTGGATTTGTGTGCCAATACTTAACACTCACCGCTGAATGTTGCTGGATGTAATAGTTCATGTCGATCTCCAGCTTCTGAAGACCTATCGACATTCGAGCATAATCTTGAAGAGAATCCACACCAGACAGCAGGAACGATTCTCCTTGATCTATAAAAGTCGTCTGTGGAGATTTGTACTTAATAAGTGGCTTCTCGATCTCTATTTTTGATCCTAAGAAGTTCTCCACGAGGACATATCTGACTTTGATGTATTTTCCGTGGATTCCAACAAGAGAATCTCTGTTATACGCTTTCCACGTATCCCAATTTTTCCCATCGGAAGATGTTGTATAATCTCGAAGAAGCAAGGAAGATGAGTTTTCACCTTCCACTTTCTCCATGACATATTCGATCTCTCTTGCGGATTTCTCTATATCGAATATAGCAACAGAACCTACGGTCTCCAGTTTTTTCATACTTTTTAAAGAAACGTTTTGTTGTTTATCTTCTATAAGACGTTGCAGATGGTGCATAAAGCCGAAAGATTTACAATAAACAACGATTAGGTAAAAATGAAGATTCTCATAATTGGTGACGTTCACGAAAGCGACTTCTGGATAGACCACGTTCAAAAAAACAAAGATCGTGTCGAGAAGATCGTTTTCATGGGGGACTATTTCGATTCATTCAAGAAAGTCTCTGCGCAGGTGGCTTTCGAGAACTTTAAGAAGATCCTCGCTCTTCGTCAGACTTTAGGAGAAGAGAAGGTCATCCTCCTTATTGGCAACCACGACTTCCATTATACAAAGTTCTGTATGGGAAGATATAGCGGATTTTCAACCACGACTTTTGTCCTTGTAGGGAGCTTCCTTGATGAACTGGTTGATAATGGAACTTTGGTTCTCTCCTATGAATCTGGCGGTTATCTTTTCTCTCATGCTGGGGTCTCCGAGACTTGGTTTAAGGAGATGACTGGTGAAGATTCAAGTGTCGAAGATATCAACCCATTGTTCAAGCAATCTCCAAGAATCGTCGAATTCCGAAATGATGAACGAACCACGTCGCAATATGGCGACAACGAGCATCAGTCTCCGATTTGGATTCGACCAAATGCTCTCTCAGAGAATCCTTACGGAGATTATCATCAAATAGTTGGTCATACTGCTTTCGATTTCTCGAATATCGATTCTAATCGTGTGACTATGGACAATGGTAAGAACCTCTATTTCACAGATTCTAATCAACACGAAGCATTCATCTTGGATACCGAGACTGGAGAGTGTGAAATCCTAAGATAAAACAATAATCCGAACACAGATTGGGCGTAACAACTTTCTATTTTTGTTGTTACGCCCAATCTTTATTTTTAATCGATAAACTCGTAATTGTCGGGATTGTTCACAATGTAGCAACCTACATCAATGTAGTAAAACTCACCACCACTTTTTATAACGTTTGATTCTCGAACGTCATCTATTAAGTAATAACCATCAAAGTAGATGTTTCGAGAATAACCAGTTTCTTTGTTTTTACATGGTCTAAAACCTCTCTTGCGAAGATCTCTTCTTATTTCTTCTTCTGTAGCATCAACACCTTCGATGAACTTCTGAGTGGTCATAAAGTAACTGCTGTCGTTCTCGATTATGCAGAAAGCTATCGGTGTTATCTTACTCTCGGGGAAAACTTTGTTATAAGTTTTAAGAGATCTGCACCAGAAATCAGCGTTTACTTCATAGTCGCAAGATACACCAAGAAGTCTTGTGGATGTGCTTTTGACAACCTTGTCTCCGTCGATATGCTTCCAAACGAAACTTTCACCACCTGTGTTTAATGGTTGCATAATGTCACCATCAATCACCGAAGCGAGTATTTCGTCATAGATATCAACATCATAGCCACAATCAATAACCCTTGTGAAATCTGATCTCCAACTTTCAAAGATTGGTTTTATTAGGCGGTTCATGATGATTTTTCCGTTTCTTTATGTAAAATAAAGAAACGTTTCCGTCGGGCAAATATACCACCTTAAATAAGCAAAATATCTAAAAGAAAGACGAATTAAAATATGAGTAACAATACAAGAGATTATCACTTCTCCAAGAGTAGAGTGAATAATTCGCTGGATGAACCATTGTTCCTTACGAAGTTCTCTGCCAACATCATACTTCCAGACATCCTCAAAGAAAAGTACGGTACTGCAGAACTTCTCCATGAACAGATGCTGAAAATTGGTGGTCTTGATCTCGATAAGGTACCAGGTACTGTCACACAGAAGTTCCGCTATAACGATAGATCGTTCATTGGTACTATTCTTGATACTAAGGTCGAACTATCGTTTGACTTTGAAGTAAACGTCGATTCAGAAACGAACGTTCCTTATCCTTACAACCTCCTGCAGGATTGGCTTCGTCTATGCTATGACCCTAACACTGGCTTCCAATCTCTCAAGAAAGACTATGCAGGGAAATGTACGATAGATGTCACTGACAAGATCGGCAGACTTATCAGACACGTCGACGTTGGTATCATGTTCCCAAAGTCAAATCTACCTGCATGGGAACTGAACAACACACAGGAAGCGATCTATAAGATCACTGGTTTTAAGTTCCAGTGTGAAAATGTGAAGTCATACAGAGCAGAAGACATCTAAAAACGTCTCAGATTTCATAATTACCATTTATCAGATTGGGCTGTCGGGGAGAAATCTCGACAGCCCAATCTGTATAAGAACAAAAAACCAATCACTCTTAACAATGAAAGTCTTAGAATTAGTACAGAATCTGAATCACGAGGTCATAACACTCTTTCACGATTCTATAAGCTCATCACTGATATCCAACAACTTCCCTTTTGATGCTTTGAAGGTGTCAGTGTCCTTGCATGAAGGTAAGTCCACTCATGTCGATTGCGAAATATCTCAAGAAAACATGGAGAAGACGTACACGATCTGTGTCGTAGAAGATGGTGTTCTCTATGCTCTGTGTGACACATCGATCTATGGGAAATACCACGATGAAAATCAGAGTGTCATGGAAATCGTGGATGAATCTACAACTGTAGATGATGTAGTTGAGAGATTTTTACGGTACATCACTCACAGATAGCTTATAGGTTGTTTTCTGATAAGTTTTAACGTGTCGTGTTGATGGGTTTCCGTGCCACATCAACACGACACGATTTATAAGAAAGATGGAAAATCAAAAAGTGATGGAAAATATAACAACAAATCTGACAACAATAGACGACAACAGATTAAAAAGGTATCTTCTACTGATTGGTGACTTACACTTTGGTCGTGCTTCTAATGATCAGTCCGAACTCGATGAAAGTGTGAGATATTTTCATGAGTTTTTGTTCCCACTTCTCGAGAGAATGAATGAGAAATGCGGAGGGAACATGTCGATCATTCAGATGGGTGATGTCTTTGATAATAAGTCATCTGTTGGAACACTGACTGGTAACAACGTCATCGATATCTTCCTAAGACTTGCGTCAAAGAACGACGTTTATGTTCTTGTTGGAAACCACGACACTGTTTATAAGGACATCCGTCATATCAACAACAACAAATCGATCTCCTTGATCCCAAGAGTGAATGTCATCCCGAACATCACAAAGATCCTCACAGAATCTGGGACACCTGCTTTCCTCTTACCTAACTATGGGAACAAGGAACTGTTCAAGAAGGCAGTTGATCTTTGTGAAGATTCTTCTTACATCTTTGGTCATGACGAGATCTCTGGCTTCCATTATGAAGGTAAGGAAGTTTCTGAGATTCACTCTTTACCAATGTCTGAGTTTGAAAGGTTCAAGCATGTCTTCATGGGTCATATTCACAAGCCACAAGACAGTGCAAATATCACCTACGTTGGAAGTGCTTATCACACAAGAGTCAACGAATGGAGAAATGTCCCACAGATCGTGATTCTTGACACAGAAACTGGGAAGATTCAGAAGATCGAGAACAAGGTATCTTCGAGATACGTGAAAATAGACCTCTTCAAGTTCCTCGACATGAGGAGATCAGAAGCCTTGGAATTCGTCAAAGGAAACAAGGTCGTTATCCAATGCCCTAACGACACCATTATGCGATTCCAGACACCAAAGATCACCCAGTCCGTTGAAGGTTATAAGAAGATCGACTACAAACAGGTGTTCGATAAAAATCAAAGGATTGGTGATGGTGGTGAAAGTGTTGACTTGGATGAAGACGAAGATCTTCAAGATATCTCTGGTGTGGAACTATCTTCTGACATTTTTAGCTACATCAATGACTACATTGAAAGCATCGATTCAGTTGTTATCCAAGGCACGCTGATCCCCTTGTCTGAAAAATCGAAGTTGAAGATTTCGGAATCACTCAAAAAGGTCTACGATTCAGTCTCCGAAAAGTCAAAGCCCGAAGATCAAGAATAAGCAATGAAAATTAAAAAGATAGAGTTTCAGAACATCTTCTCGTTTGGTAATAAGAAGATGGTCGTCGATTATGACAATCTTGGTGATGGTTCTCTCAACATGATCCTTGGGAAGAATGGTTGTGGGAAGTCATCTTTTATCAAGCTCCATAAGTTAGCTCTTTATTTCGATGCCGATGGTGTCACAATGGACAGTATCGCAAACGACATAAACGGCAACGGATTCCTCTCGATCGATATCGAATCGAGAGGAAACGACTGGAGGATCGAATCGGAATACACTCGTACAAAGCTGTCCACGATCCGTGTTTACAAGAACGGAATAGAGCAAGACTGGGGGAAGATTCCAGATACAAAGAAGATGATAAAGTCGGAGGTTGTTGACATTCCTTATCACATCTTCTCCAACATCCTCAGTCTCTCGGTCAATGACTTCAAATCATTCCTGTCAATGTCTCCAAAGGACACGAGAAACATTCGTGACAGAATCTTCGGCTTCTATGTCTTGAATGACATGATGGAAAGTTTGAAACTTTCTCTGAAGTCTCAATCGGAAATCCACAAGACCAATCTTCTCTCGCTTCAATCTCTTGAAGAAACTCGTGATGATCTACGTGCAGAGATTGAAGAGATTGAAGCAAATAGCGATTCTCGAGAGAAGATCGATGAACTTGAAGGAAAGATCGAAGAGAAGAAAGAGGAAATCAAGGAAACCGACGAGACTATTTCTGACCTCGAGAACAAGCGTCATCGTCATCTCTCGTATGAGAATAAGAGGAAGAACGAGAAGCTCAAGGAAGATATACAAAGATTATCGGAAGAGATATTGAAGATGAACGAAGATAAAGATTCGCTCGAATCCGAATCTGAAGAATCAAAGAAGAAACTTTCGGAGGTATCTTCAAAGATCGCTTTACATTCTAAGCATAGAGAATATGCAAGGAAAGTGAAAGCAATGGAGGAAGCAGAAAAGTTGCAGGGAGAAATCGACACTTTGAAGTCGGAGATTTCCGAACATGAGGAGAGACTTTCCGAACTGATCTCCGAGAGATCTGTCTATCACGTAAAGCAAGACATCCGATCAAAGATTAATGAATCCGATCATCTTCGTGAAACGATCGATTCCCTTGTAAAGGAAAAGGAAGATCTTGAGAAAGATAAAGATGATGCTGTGCAGAAGCGTGATGACGCTCAAAAGACCGTCGACGATCTTTCTACGAAAATTGCAGATCTTCACGTTTCATACAAATCTATAAAGAGAAAGAAGGAGACTTATGAATCTGGCCATTGTGATCAATGTGGATCAGAATTCAAAGATCCTCAGTCTCTGTCGAAGATCAGTGAATTCGAGGATGAACTTGAGAATATCGAATCTCACATCTCAGAACTTGAAGAGAGCAAGAAAGAATACAGATCGATTGTTTCTGAGTATAACGAGAAGATCACGAACCTGACATCGAGAATAAGAAACACCGACACAGACATCGAAGATTCGAAGATTGGTGTTGAAGACATTGATAAGGAAATCTCCACACTTCTTCTTCAGAACGACCTTTCTCAAGAGGATATTCTCGGATCTTCGGAAAATGTCGACTATGACACACCGATCGATGAGTTGAAGTCGAAGATCTCTGAAAAGAAGTCTTTAAGAGATTCACAGATTTCTAAGATGAACTACATCATTGATCAAGTCTCCGACGTTGAAGATTCTGATGTGGAAATCCCCGAAGAATCTGAAGAAGAACTCATAGGCGAGAAGTCCTATCTTGAATCTATGAGAGAGAAGTACAACGAGGACATCCGTCAGAAGATCGAGGACATCTCTCATAAAAACCTCGCAATGGAGAATGCGAAGATGAGACTGATCGATGGAGACTTCGAAGATTTCACAGAATCTGACCTTCTCCCAGATTCCGAGTTCTCTGCAATTGATCAGACAATCCGTGATTTTTCCAAGAAGATCAACACTTTGAAGTCAGAGATTTCGGAGATCAAGATCGAGATCTCCAAGATCAATGTTGCAGAAGAATCTCAGATCGAAGCGAAGAAGTCTGTGATAAAGAAGTATGATGACAAACTTGAGGAAACTCGAGAGAATATCAAGCGTTGCTACAAGTCTATCAGATTTTACAACGTCATGGAGAACATCATCTCCGACGATGGTGTGAAGTCTTACATTATCCGCAACGTAGTCCCTTACATCAACAAATCAGTCAACGACATCCTCTCCAATCTTGAGATACCTCTCGTTGTCAGATTCGATGACAACTTCAAGCCTTCGATTTACAGATTTGGGAAGCAGGTTTCAACATCATCAATCTCCACTGGACAGACAAAGATGATCGATTCTGCCATTATCTTCACTATCACGAAGTTCTTGATTTCGAAGTGTGGTGGTATTAACATCGTGTTCTATGATGAGATCTTCTCGTCGCTCCACACATCTGCCGTTTCTCAGATGATGGAAATCATTCACCGTGAACTCAAGGCGGAGATGAAACTGCACGTGTTCCTTGTCAACCACTCTTTTATCTCATCCTCGTTCTTCGATAACATCTTTGAACTTGAGATGGTTGACCACTTCTCACGTCTTCAGATTCGATCAATTGATGAGTACAACCAGAAGTAGAAGCTTTATTGTCCCAGATTCCTTTGATGACCTCGAGGATGAATCTGGGACAATAAAACTCAAAGTCGGCTTTGATCTGTCAACGGATGTTATAGAATCGAAGTCAATCGACAAAGAAATGGACATCGACTTCGAGAAAAGTGTAAAACAAGAAGATGCTACTGAAAGTGTTATAAGAATAATAGAAACAAAGAAGAAGAATAGCAATCCACTTTGGTGAAGATCTATCAATGGAGAAAGAAATAAACCTTGAAGAATTCTCACATTCCGTAAGATATCTTCTCACAAACGGCATACTTCAAGACACCTCGGAAATCTACGAGTATTCTTGTGGTAGAAAGACAAAGGATGTCTCATCCATATCGAACGCTATCTCATCATTCTCCAAGTCGATGGTTTCCATTGGTGATCTTTCGAAGATAAGTTCTAAGTTCTACAATTATAGACAAAAGCTCATCACAAGAAAGCAACTTATCCTTGATGATCAATCTTTCATTGTTGCAGAAATGGCAAAAATGAAAAAGAAGGAGATGATCTCGTATAAGGTGGGTAGCAATGAAGATGGGATTCGCCCTTCAAATGACACAGAGCGCAGGATGATTCTTGATGGAAATCTTTCTGACATGCAACTCGTTGTGGACACACTTGACAACCACATCCAGTTTATAACTGATTCAGTAAAGAACATCACTGACATGATCTACGGCTTCACGTACGTCATCCAGTTTGAAGAATATCGTAAAAACTACTAACTAATCATCAATCAATAAGCAACTTTTAACAACAACGAACAAATGAAGAAATCTGGGTACACAAAAGCACGTAACAACTATTACACATGGTTGGGGAAAATGTTCTTCGATCTCCTATGTCTCGCCATCATTCTCTACCTCGTGTTCTATGCAGTTGATCGTGATCATTCGTCTGTGTACAGACTGAGATTTGTCATATCAGTGAGTGTCGTTGCAATGTTCTATGTTCATGCAATCACTTACAAGAACTTCCTCGATTCAAGGACAAAATACAACTTCTATAAGTCTGTGATGAAGGCTTATGAGTTCAACCTCGAAAACTATGAAAATGTGATCGAGGTCATCCGTCGACATGAGTACAAATCAGAAGAATACAAGGCAGATATTAATAGCTTGATGAATGCCGAAGATGAAGAAACGTTCTTCATTGTTGGTGAGAAGATCTTCAAAAATCTGACAGATGGTGTTTATGTCGATGAGATTGATTTCATCTATGAGCTTCTTGAATCCACCTCTTACATTGTCAAGTACGTCGATGAAGACTTCTTGAAGAAGACTTTCTTGAAAGAAAAATATAAGTGTAAGTAAATAAACAGGTTCATAGTAAATAACTGTTTATAGATTCGTTGCGTATCTACAGAATATAAGAAAGTAGGTACGCAACGATATCTGTTTAAATGACAATATGAAAGCAATACTTTCTGAAGACAAGATGTTTATCGACCTTCATTATGAAAATGAAGGAGAAATGTTACAGACAAACGACTACTTCCATAGGAAAGTAAAAAACTACCATTTCATGAAGAAGAAATTCAAAGGATGGAATGGTATTGTTGCTTATATCTACAAAGGGAAACGTATAAGATCGACGATGTGGTCGAAGCTTATCGAAATGTGTGAGAAATATCACTTCCCACTTGAGTTTGAGAACTTTGATGGTTTTATCCGTGAGGAGATCACCTACGAATTTGTAGAAAAGTTCTGTAAGAAGCTTCTCTCTTGTCATCCAAAGATCAGACCATACGACTATCAGATTGACACTGTCTATAAAGCAATCAGGTCTCGTTTCAGTTGTGTAGAGGTCGCAACGAGTGGTGGTAAAACGTTGATAATGTACATGTACATGATGCTTCTGAGATACTTGAAAATCTCGAAGAACATCCTTATCATTGAACCCGACCCAGGTCTTGTTATTCAGTCTTATGATGAATGGCGAGATTATGCTTGTGGAAAATACAACCTCAATGTTGCAATGATCCATGGTGGTTCTAAGGACAAGCTCTCGGCAAACGATTTCCCACACGCAATAGGAAACTTTGCATCACTTATAAATCTTCCCGATGAGTTCTTTGAGAAGTTTGACACTGTAATCTGTGACGAAGCACACAGATCCGTTGCCACAACCATCAAGCAGATTCTTGCGAGATGTGGTGCAACAGAAAACCTTCTTGGATGTTCGGGATCATTCTACAAAGGAAAAGGCGATGCCGATGAGTTCACTGTAGAAGAGAACTTCGGACCAGTTGTGAGAGTTATCAAGAAAACTGATCTGATCAATAGAGGTGCAGCGACTAACATAACGATCAGAATGATAAACGTCAAGTTCTGTAGTAGACAAGAACTCATCCATTTAGCATCAGAAAAAGACTATATCGAAGATGGTGAGAAGTCGCTGAGATATGAACAACAGTTCATCCGAAATCATAAACGTCTTCTTGAATGGAAATGTCAGTTCATCTGCTCCTTGAAAGGTAACACCCTTGTCTACTTCAATGACAAGAAGGGTGGTTATGGTCGAAAGATCTATGAAAGACTTCAAGAGATCTCCTTCCAAAGAGGACTTTCTAAGAAAGTGTTCTATATTGATGGCGACATTTCTGCCACGGAGAGAGAAGTGATTAAAGACTACATGAGAAACGACACCACAGGTCAATCGATTCTCGTGGCGAATTATTCAGTTTTCTCTACTGGTCAATCGATTAAAAACCTTGTGAATGTTGTCACTGGTGAAGCAATTAAGAGTGATATTCTTCTTAACCAGTCATCTGGTCGACTTTTGAGACTTTCTGATGGTAAGGAGATGTCATACTTTTACGATATAACAGAAGATACTACTGTAGTTCGTTCAAATCCGATGACTGGACAAAAGGAAACCAAGAAATGTTTCATGGTGAATTGGTCAAAGTCGAGACTTGAATACTACAGATCTGAAGATTTGATCGTAGAATCCTACAATGTTGATATAACAAAGGAAGGTTCTATGGAAATCAAAGAATCAGAGACTATCTTTTAATTAATAGAAGAATGAAACAGAAAAAAACAATCTATCTTGTAGGTGCTGTAGTACTTTTGTTTGTGATTACAGTCATCTGTGTAAAAAGCTGTAATGGTAGTTCTGGTAAATCTATCACTGACACTACCGCTCTTGAATCGACTGTTGTAGATTCTCTACCACAGGATTCATTAGAATCTGTAATCACGATCGAACAAGAGATCGAAGCTCCCTTGAAGGTCGATTCTTCAAAGTTCCCCGACTACGTTTATTCTTATGAATACATCGAAGTCTATGAAAAATTCAAGCCACTACTTTCCGCAATAGCACATGTTGAATCTCGTGGGATTCCAAACATGGTCTCCAAGAGTGGAAAGTATCAAGGTCTTCTCCAACAGTCAATCATCAATGTTGATGATTGTAACCAATCGACGAACTCTGCGTTCAAGTACGAAGATCGAAAGAATCCCAAGAAGGCGGTGCAGATGTTCCTCATAACTCAGAAGAAGTACAATAAGAAGATGTCTTACGAAATGGCTTGTAGAATCTGGTCACGTCACGACATCAGTGGGACAGACCCCGAAGCTGGGAGATACTGGGAAAGAGTAAAACAAGAACTCGATAAGCACGATTATTCCCCACTTTGGGAGAACTAATAACCAAGAGATAAATCGAAAAGTGTCGGAGGTATCTGAAAAAGGTATCTCCGACATTTCTCTTTTTGAAAATATAAAGAAAAAACCGAGAGACATATGGCGAAGAAGGTTGTAGAGAACATGCTGTGGTCTACAGAACGTGTAGAGAAGCTCATACAGGAATTCAACGACAAGGGTGTACTTCCCAAGAAGAATCCGTTTTATAGTGGTGATGTTCGCTTGAGGAAACCACGTATCAACTTCTCATACACAGAGGATGAACTTCTTGAACTTGCAAAGGTTCAAGATTCTGTCTTGTACTTCTCAGAAAATCTGGCCAAGGTAAAAACTGATGATGGTATCAAGCATATCAAACTGAGACCATATCAGACAAGAATCATCCAACAGCTTCAGTATTACAGACACAACGTCATCCTTGCTTCACGTCAGATTGGGAAAAGTAAAGGCTGGGGATCTGTTATAAATGGACTCGAAGGTGACTTCAAGATTTCTGACCTCTTCCCTCGAACACTCATCAATAGACTAAGATCAAAGCTGTATTCGACGATCTATGGGTAAACGACTTCACGGAAGGCACTTTCCTTGCGCTCTGAAGATTTCGGTGTTGTTCTCATAGCTCTTTGATATACAGAGCGCAAGGAAAGCACCTCGTCTTTATCCGAAGATATATTCGAAAACCGATTGGGGTCATCTGATGCTATTTTCAGATGACCCCAATCGGTTTTCTTATTTCTCTTTCCTTTTAAGGAGAAACTTTACACGTGCCACTGAGCACGGACTGTTCCATAGATTGAACAAGCGTTGATGCACTTGGATCGATCGGCAGTTTAGTGCCTATTATCTGCGCCAGACCCTTCAGAAGAATCATAAGTGGTTCACCATTCACCATTTTGTAGGAAGGATTCGCACCTGCCATGTACTCAGAACCATTGTCGTGTATCTTCTGTGAGTTCACGGTGACGCTATTCTCTGAAGAGATGTTGATCTGATTCTTGGAGACAATGTCGATATCGTCACCTCTGAGTTCTATAACTGCAGATCCTCCACGATGCGTGATCACTATCGACCCATCTGGCTTGATGTTTACGTTTGATTCGTTATAATCGATCATCATACCTTTCTTTTTACTGTAGAAGATCTTCATCTTCTCATCAGTATCGAACAGAAGTGAATGGAAGTTCTCGGGATCATTCTTGATCTCCTGCCGAAGTTCCTCGTCTAACCATTCAATAGAAAAGTAACGAGGGTGATAAATGTCGTCCTTGAACACCACTCTTACAACACTTCCCACCTTTGGTGCAGAATACGCACCTGCACCACTTTTGCTACCAAATGAAAGGGTTTCTATTGGATAAGCGTATGGAAGATCTTCATCTGGTATGCTTCCGAGATCTTTGGAATCGAATACACCAAAGACCCTAATCTTCACTCTGCCTGGGTCTTTGTCTGTTCCCTCAAGAGAGACGATTTCTCCAAGATGACTGCATGACATCATCTCCTTGAGTTCACCAAAAAGGTCTCTGTGGATTATTTCACTTCTATTAGACATTTTCCAGTTTGTATTGTACTTCTCTTATGTCTTGAGGTCTTACAACGTCAAGACCGTAGTAGATCGCTTTCCTTTTGAATTCGTCTGCTTCTTTTCTCACCTTTATATTTGTCGATATCACAACTACAACATTGTCTTGGAATCTCGAGAACTCGTTCGTCTCTGTCATCGATCCATAATTCGTCGATCGGATTCCATAGTTGAAGATTCTCGGGATTTCGTCTATCGCTCTTTTTGGAAGGTACATGTAGAAAATCGTCTCCCCTCCTTCATCTTCATAGTTTGGATTCTTCTCGATCTTGTAGCCATTCGTGATAATCGTCTGATTACCATTATCACCACGGACTATTGCAGATGTTGACTTTTCGAGAATATGCTCCATAGAAATCTTCCCTTGGTAGTACCTCTCGACGATGTTCTTGACACCATAGTACTTCTTTTGTGGAACATCTTGAAGTCTCATTCCGCCTTTGATAACTTTCAAGCACAATGCGAAAAGTTCACGCTGTTTTGAGCTTGTGGTGAATTGTCGCCCATCTATTCTTGCCGAAGTCATAAAGAATCGTTATTAGTTGTTTTTAACACTTCCTTTATGATTCTTATCGTATAACGAATGACAGTTTTTTAGTATAGTTTATTGTTATGTCAATTATGCAAGTATCTCGCTCCTCGGTTTCCATGAAGCTAACTTCAACCTCAGTGTGGAACATGTCGTAATAAGTAGAATATTCTCTTATCTTCGTCATTATCTCACGTTCCAGCGCCTTATTATCGATGTTTGTCTCATAAACCAGTCTTTCAAGATCAAGTGGCATTCCAAAAGATCCCATGACTTCATGGGGTGAAGTGTTGAGGATCATGACAATTTCTTGGATGTATTTGTTGATATTGTCATTTATGTCCATTTTTGTTGCACTTGGATCGATGTTGATATCTTTCATCTTTTTGTTTTTATCTACAGCCTTTATTTAAAGATATACGTCGGGAAAAGATATCGTAAATAACGAAATCGCTGACGGAAGATGCTTTCTAATCCAGTTTTTAACAGATTTCACTTATACTTTTCGAGACAATTTCTCATACCTTCTGTGAGGAAGAAGTTTCAGAGATGGTTTGATAGACAGACACCAGTCTTTGATTCTATGATTGCATATGTCAACGATTCAATATACGGTGTTGACATCCCTCAGATGTCTACACAAATAGTTGATCAAACATCCAGAGACGGATCAAAGAGACATTACGCAGGTTCTCTGTCTGCTACATCATCAATCAAAAAGTCGATCACTGTTAGTTTCAAGATAAGGAACAACTTCTTCACTTACTTTCTCATGAGATCAATGTTTGTCGAGTTCATAGATCGTCGTGATAAGAACACTGACTTTATACTCCCCCACATTACGCTCGACATTATCGACCAGTACGGCTATGTGATCTTCACCCAGAACTATCACGGTGTTGTCTTTGAGAGCATTTCTTCGATTTCCTTGAAGAAAAATGAGAATGGCTTTGGTTACAGAGAGTTTACCTGCACTTTCAGATACAACTCAATCGAAGAAGTCTCACCTCTCGAAGAAATGACCCCACTAAAACTTTCGTCTGAAAATGTCTATTAAAATCGCCAATAAGCCTTATTATGTGACATGTTCACAATCTTACACACTTGGTAAAAATCAACCTTATCAAGTGAACAAGTTTATAGATGGACGGAAATCGACAAAGATAGTCGAAAAGTTTAAAAGCAAGAAGGAAGCCGATAAGTATCGTGAAAAATTCAACGACAAATGGATCGTGACTTTCTGCACGACAGATGGTGAAGAACTTGAAGATATCGAAGTGTTCTCAACAAAACAAGATGCCGAGAAGTTCTTCGGGGACAACATACTCTCCAACAAAGAGCATATCAAGAATGAAGAGGATGAGGAAGATGATCGTCTGATTCATATGCTTGAAACCTCCTTGATGGACGGTTATCTTCCGTCGACCATTCTTGGAGATGATGCTTCCGATGAGGAACGTGAAAGACTTCAGAGACTTCAAGAAGCAGAACTGGCAGATGGTGAGTATGATGAAAACACGACGATGGCACTTGCGAGAGCCAATGATCTCCTCAGATCTGTCGCTGAACTCTACCTTGATAAGGGAACGATCGAGAAGCATAAGTTCATCCTCAACAAACTTGCTTTTGAACAGCAATCGATCTCATCGATCACTCTCCAGATTGTCATCTCTAACAGACTTCTCAAGAAGATCTACAAAGAGATAGTGAAGAATCCTTCACCGAAGAATATCGATTCACTGGTAAAACTACAGAAGATGATCCTTGACCTTTCGAAGTATCAAAGAGAATACATCGATTCGGTACAATCATCATTCAAGAATCTGAAGAAGGATAGTGAAGAAGAGATCTTTGCTCAAGATGAGGTGATGGATGTTGATGTTGTTGATGTCACACACGAAGATGGATCACTTTCGACAAACTCAAGATCGGAACTCATCAAGAAGCTTGCTGAATTCCGATCTGCTTCTTCTGATATGAAAATACCAAAGTCACCGAATACGAAACTCGTGACCGATGACCCACTCGTGGAAACGGAAGCCAAGATCTACGTTCCAAATGCTGATCCTTCTGATGGTGTGGATTCACTTACGGAAGCTGAAGATGATGGACTTTCCTCGTCTCTCAACTACTAATCATTGATCAGCAGATAACCGTCGTTTTTTATGAAGAAAAAACAAGTTAGAAAAACAACAAAGAATTCCCCTGCAAAATCTGTGAAAGATGGGAAATCTATAATAAAAACTGGTGTTAATCCAAATGTGAAAAATGGGGAGAAGTCATCAGATAGTGAAGCTATAAATTCTGCCGACCCAGATGCTCACATGATCGACGAGGTCACGGTGTCTGCACCAGCAGGTCTTGAGAGGAATAGTCAGCTTGTCTATGCCGAACACGATTCTGATGATGACAATGCCGAAGCGGATGAATATTTCACTGGTGGTGTCCAATCCAAAGGTGTTCCGTCAATCTTTAATGATTATTCGATTATGATTCATCCTCTTGCTTCTGGTGCACGTGACTTCCTCGATCGAAAAGGTGATCGAGGAATCTTTGGTCATAAGAAGAATGCTGGTGAACCTACAATTGAACAACTTCTTATCGATTTCAAGGTCAATAACAAGGAGGAAATCACTCAGATGCCTTACTACGCCAACGACTTCCTTTATTGTAAGTGGTATCGCATGCTCCCTTTGAACAGACTTATCACACTTCGTCGTTATCCTTATCCGACTTATGATAACCTTGAGTTCTCTGAAAGAAAGAACATAAGACCAGTTGCACAAGCCGTCACTTACTTTGGAGAACCGACAGAGAACAATCTGTCTGATATCCTCAAGATCAATGGTAAGATCAATTGGAAGGCAGTTTCTTCTCAGATATGGGATGCTCAAGCCCAAAGTCAACCAGGTCTTGAAGAATCGGCAAAGGTCAACAAGATCGGTCAACTTGGAAGACTTTCTGGTACTGGTCGTGTTGCAGGTGCTCTCAATGCGACATCAAAGACTGCCAACAATCTCACGTCAACGGTGAATAACAACTACGTCGGTATTGGTAAGTACCTCTCTGCAATAACTGGTAAAGGTGATATAACTGGTCGTCAAAATGCAAGTATAAGTGCAGCTCGTGCTTCGATGGACTTTAGTTACACGCATAAGGTCTACGGACCAGTCAACGTTGTCAAAGACACAATGACACGTGACACTGGGATTGGTGGCGAGTTCAAGTTCACTCTTGTCTTTGATTATCAGTTGAAATCTTATGCTAACATGAACCCAAAGCTCGTCATGTTAGACCTCATTAACAACCTCCTTGCACTCACCTTCTTCCATGCGAAATGGTGGGGTGGTGCTAACCGATTTATGCCAGCTACTCAGAAGCAATTCGGATTCCTCGGTGATGCCAGCAAGTTCTACAGTGGTGACTATGGTGGTTACTTTGGTAGCATTATGGATCAGTTCAAGAGCGCATTTAGCGTTGTGGGTGATGCTTTCAAACAGCTTATGGGTGGTATACTTTCGGGAGACCTTAACGCAATCAAAGGTGTCCTCGGTAAGGGCTTTGGAACGATAATGGATATGCGAAGTGCGCAATCTCGCCCACAATCAGTAGCTGTCCATTCACTGGTAAGTGGTGCACCAGTGGGAGAATATCACATGGTCATCGGTAATCCTTACAATCCGATAGCTTCCGTGGGTAATCTCATAATGGAATCGTTTGATATCACGTTCCCCGACGGAACTCTTGGATTCGATGATTTCCCCGATACATTGAGGTTGCGTGTGAACATGAAGAAAGCTCGTGCGCTTGATTCTGGGGACTGGCAGTCTATGCTTGCTCTTGGTTATGGTCGTACTTACGTTCCCGAAAAAGGAATCATCAACAAAGATGGTAGTAAGCCAGTTATTGATATGTCAAAGAGAAAGAAGACGAGAGCGAAGACAGCTCAAGAAGCAGGTATCGAATACTAACATTCGACTTTATTCTAATATTACTAACAAGAGAGCCACATCTGGAAGTGTCCCAGATGTGGCTCTCTTGCTTTTTCTTATACTTTCCGCTATGAAACTATTCTTCGATATCTTCGAGTGCAAGGAAAGTACCTCTCTTTAAGTCGTAATGTTCAAGACATCGATCACATTTTCGACATCGTTCTCTATTATGACGAAATAGAGCTTACGATTCGCATTTTTAAGAATCGTAACAGACGTGTTTTCTTCCATTATGAACATGTACTCACGAGCCGACAGCTCTTCACTCACCACGTTCTTCATATAGTGCTTCTGCCCATAGTCATCAACATAGACGAGGAAAGCACGATGATTGTTGTTCTGTGATTCTACACCTTTCAGATTTATCCTGTAGGTCGATCTAAATGGCGTGACGTGGATGTCCTTCTTGTCGGTTGTGATATCGGTAACGTTTACGTACTTTGTGATATACTTCGTCTTTATGACATCGTTTGACACCTCACGTATGTTCTTATCTGAAGATCTCGCAATTTTCTGCACAACTCTTATGTTTTGTAAAGGTGCTTGAAGTTTTACCAGTTTCCCTTGGAAGGCTTGGATATCTCTTGTGCTTATTGATGCTTCAACGCTCATACCATTTGCGTTATAAGCATTCATCAAAGTCATCTTGTAGTCGATACTGACCGAGATCACACCCTTGTTCTCTATCACTGGTCTGAACTTGAAGATCTTGTCAAAGTCAGTGTTCTGTACAGTTACCCACGTATCCTGCTCAATGAAAGAGTTACCAACCTGTTCAACAACTCTTATCTCGTGTTGTACAAAATAAGAGTTCTTTGACATCGAGTTTAGTCTGTACATGAAGTCCTCGAAACTCATACCTTCAAAACTTCCCGAGAACTCAACACAAGTCTTGTCTTCCGAAAATCTCAGTTCTGCGCTTAACGATTTGTATTCGTTCCCAATCGGAAATGATGACCGATGCTTGTTGTATGTTTGGAATACCTTGAATCCGTTCTCTACGTGAAGATTTCGGATTTCATAAGTCTCGACATGTAGAACACTGTCAATAACCATGTCCTGACCGAACACTCTCTTTACCATTTCTTCATCTGTTCGAGAATATTCGAGAATATCGTCAATGCTTATTATGTCAAACTCGATGTATCTGTCAAAGACTGATTCTGTGATTCTCTTGGGAGATTTTGCGTACGTCACATCACCTATTCGTGGAGAGAAGACGACAATATCTGCCAAATTGAAAACTTTCTCGGTGTCTCTGATGAAAAGGTTTATTCCAATACCTTCTATGTTCTGCAGGTTATATCCACAAAGAAGATGAAGACGAACCTTGTTGTATTTCATCTTGTCATAAAACCTAAGATCACATTTCTCATCTTTGAATATGGTGTTGTGATCGGATAGTTTCTGACCCTGTTCATCGATAGCCATTGTGTCATGCCTGTCTGTGATGAGGTGTACTTTGTCGATACTGTTCCCAGTTCCCTTCTCGTTATACAGAGTACATGTGCCGTCATATTCCGAAGTTATTCTACGAAGTCGAACATCGGTATCGTGTTTTTCTGACGCACTTGCAACGAATTCAAGTAGAAGTTCTGTACTTATTCGTATGTATCGTGAATTCATTATTGTTCTTTGAGATTTCGTTATTTACAATATTCACGAAAATCAAAAGCCCCGACGAGAACGATCTCGTCGGGGCTTTCTACTTAACCCGTAAACATTTATGAATTCTAATCCACGTAGATCTCGAACCCATGTTTCTTATAAAAGTCGAAGTGTCTGGTTTTCCCACATTGGGGGACAATGTTAAACGTTCGCTCAAGATTTCTCTTGTTATCTGGGAAAATCCGATGATAATCGTTATACGTCATCTTGAAAGCGTATGAGACATCTTCGAAGATGTCTTTAACGTCATCATTGTCTCGGATCTTCTCTGTGAACTCTTCGTACGTGCAAACCTGCCCAAGTGGGTTCACAACACCACTCTCTGTGAACTTTATATTACCGTGTAAAACAAACTCTTCTTCCATTTCTTGTGCAAATTATCGATGCTCTCATCTTTTTTATATCTTCTGCCATATCTTCAGCACTTCCGTAGATTCCACTAAGTGAATAAACCCAGATTCCTTCGTCAGTTTTCTTGAAGTCAACATCTGCAGTCCCACAACCTGCTGAATAATAGTCTTCTATCGTCTTGCAAAGCTTGCGATTCCCCGAGGTCATCGTTTTCCCTGCAGAGAAATAGAACGAACAAATCTCTCGAGCAGATTCAAGAAGATCAATATTCTCCGCAACGTATACAGATGCGGTCTGCTTCTTGAAACCGATATGTTTAAGTTCATCGATGAATGGTTGGATTGGTTCATCAACAGTCACTTTCACACAACCATTCTCAACTTCTACCTTTGTTAAAGCTCCAAAAACTTCCATATTATAAGAATAATAAAAGTATGATTTACATCTCGATAGACTTTTCTCTTAATAGCACTGGTGTGACGTTCTACAAAGATGGAGAATATCACTTCATGAGCTATATCAACTTCGATAAATCATCGAAGAAAACCAAGGAAATCATAGACAAACTTTCTGAATTGTCTAACTTTTCCTACCATTCTTATTATCGTTCCCCAGTTACGTCTCCAAACCTCAGAGAAGACGGTCTCTATGGTTGGGAACGTGAACATGTCGAAAACTGCATCTACTATGGAGAAGATCTCTGTCAGAAGATTTCGAGAACTCTTCTCGAGCTTTATGGAGGTTATGAGAAGCAATCCGTAGCTTGTATCATAGAAAACTACTCATACTCGTCACAATCTTCCACTCTTATCCAAATGGTGGAAAACACGTTCTCCCTCAAAAGATCACTTATCGAGCGTGTTTGTAATCTTGAGAACTTTTACATAATCCCTGCACCAAAGGTGAAAGCGTTTGTTGGTAAAGGTTCATTCGACAAATACGACATGCTTAGATCTTACATTAATAACGGAGCAGTGAATGCCTTCCATAAGTGCATCTCTGAAAATGAAAATCAGTTCATAAAAAAGCGTATAAAGAAAGGGAAGGAATTCAACGAGGTCTTATGTCCTGTACAGGATATCATCGACTCGTACTGGATGTTAGAATACTTTTTAAAACAAGAAAATATCAATAACTAATTAGTAAATGAGTACTACGAAGGTAATCAGCGTCGATGTTGTCGAGATATCGAGCATCATCTCGGAACTTGAGTTCGTACAGAAGATCCCATCAATTCATCTTGCTGTGTTCTCAAACAAGAATCTTCAGAAGCTACAAGAGATAATCTCCAACATTCGAAAGGGCTACAATGAAGCGATGCAGAATGTCGAGAAGCACGAAGAATATAGACAGAAACTAAGAGAGCTTGGTATCAAGTACGGCATTCTCGATGAAAATGGAGAATCGAAGATGGTCGACGGTAAGCTCGACATTTCCGACGAAGATCTTCAGAAGGTCGAAGAAGAAACAAAGAAGGTCGATGAAGAATTCTCGGAAACCATAAAGAAGATCAACGAGATTAACAGTGAATATGAGGAAATCATCTCATCAAAGATGAACGTTGAGGTAGATGTTGCAAGTATTCAGCATTTCCCCCAAGAGATCACTGGCGAAAGCATTAAGAACATAGTCACGTTTGGTCTTATTGAATAGTCATCTTGTCGTTTCGTAAACTGAAGATTTGGGGATGTCTCTGGTATCCGAGACATCCCCAAAGCCTTTTTAAATAAACGAAATTGATAACAAATGGATATTCAAATACTCAGAACATTAGTCCAAGAGTTTGGTTTGTCGATCGCCATTTCCGTTATATTCGTCACTATTGCTGTTAAATTCATAAAGAATACGATCGATCAGAATAACAAACTCATGAAAATGATACTCGAAGATCATCGCAAGAAAGATCAGATCGAAGTATCAGAAAAACACAAAGAATCCATAAATCTAAGACTTGAGATTAACAAAAGAATATCAAGACTGATTGATGATTTCCGTAGGGATCATGAAGCCGATCGTGTTTATATCTTCGAATATCACAATGGTGAATCAAACTTAAACGGTCTTGCTTTCGCAAAAATGTCTGAGACTTATGAAACTTCAAAGCCTGGGTTCACATCTCACAAGACTGCAATGCAGGGTATTCCAACTGGGATGATGATCAATCTCAATCAAGAGGTTCTTATCAATGAGCAGGTTTGTGTAAGATCCGTTGCAGATTTCCGTCGTGACAATCAAGACCAATCTCTCTTGAATATCACCAAGTATGATACGAAGTCGCTGTATATTAAGCTTATAAAGAACTCTAAAGATTATCCAATCGGCTTTATTGGTGTTGATTTTGTAAAGGAGGAGATGAGTGAAGAGAGCGAGTTTGATCTTATGGATGAACTTGAAGCACTCTCCTATAAGATCTCATCACTTCTCGAAATTGAAGATTCTAAGAAACTAAACGAATAAATCAATGAACAACAAGGAAAAGATCGCCTATTACAGAAATCTGGCCATAGCACTTAGAACTATCGGTTTGCAGGTAACGCAGGAAGATGCTGTTCTCATTTCGAACATTGTAAAGCTCATAAACGAGAACAAAGATGCGAAGGTCTCAGATCTCTATGATGTGGCGGAACAATCAAAGAAAGAAATAGAAGAAATACAAAAGATCGGCTGAAAAAGATAACCGATTGACACTAATATTCATTGGGCGATATCAACCATAAACTTGGAAGATATCGCCCAATGAATATTAGTGTCAATCGTCTATCAACGAGTTAATCAAAGAAGTCCATAAAGTCACCAGTTCTCTTTTCTTGTAGTTCTTGTAGGACATCCTTTACCAGTTCCTTTCCTTCATTCTTTATTGATGCGTGGTCGATCTTATAACCAGCGATCAGTTTCTGATCTGTAAATCCAAAGATCGATGCAATCGATACCTTACATTGACCACAAACGTATCTGAAGAAAAGTTCGTGTTCAAACATTGCTTCATCGGGGACTTTCACTGAGACATGAGCTACACAACTTGCTTTTGGATCTACACCAATGACAGTGAGCATGTTTGATATTGATGAATAGTCGTATTGAACGTCACTTATGCAGAACTTTTCGATCTGTTGATAAAAGTAAGATGATGCGATTGCCGTGAGATATGCTTCAGAATCGCCATTTATCGCCATTCTTAAGTTATAATTCGTTCCTCTGAAATCTCCTCCCATCAGATAAGAATTCCCCATAAAGCTGTTCTGACGGGTTTGACGGAATCTCATCACGGCATGAACATTCTTTGGGAAAGCAATCTGTCTCTTTAATCTGAACAAATCAGTGTTGAATGCGCTTGGTGAAACCACCAAGTACTGATATTCATGAGAATCGTCATCGTGATCATAGAAATAGGCGAGTGATTTGTCTATGATCTGGTTGATTCTCGTTATGCTCGGACTTGCTGGGATAACACCACCCTCTGTGAGTTCGTCTGTTATATGCTTTATAAACGCTTCTCTTGTCATCGCTTTTTCGTTTATGTACCTTCCGAGAAGTATGACAGCGTATATGACACGAGTGACATGACAGAATATGACAAAGATGACAGAATATGACAACTTTGTCATGACAGTGATGATTTGGCACGATTTTTGTTATAATTATTATGAAAGATCACTCGGATCAATCAATCAACCCAACATAAACAACAATTCCAATCATGGCAACTCAGATCCTCAACCTCAAGCCCTGCTCCGAACTTCTCGTTCATAACTCATGCACTAAGCGTGGGCAAGTCCACTCAATCTACAACAATGGAGTCAAGTTCCTCGTAGATGAGAACGCAAACCATACCGAAGAAGACGGATACGTTCAGTTCATAGCTTGGTCAGACGACTTCATCTCGTTCAAGCCACGTCAGGCAAACGAGATATATAACGGTCATCAATCTGTGATGACAATCAAGCAGATGGAATTCATCTGCAACACGCTCAACAAATTTGATGATGAAGGTGTGGAAATCATCGAGATATCGATCAACTTCGACGAAGATCACCGAAAGAATGAAGATGATCTCATCTACGCCCCTAACATGAAAACGTTCGTTCGCTATAGTCTTGATGGTGAAGAATACGATTGTAGTTTCATCAGCGCATATGACAACGACGAAGTTGTCCCTGCGGTTAGTGATGAACAAGAACAAGAAAAAGAAAAGATAGTTCTTATTAACGAGAAGGTGTCTCGTAGTCGTCGTCGCAAGATGCTCAAGACCAACAGCATCAAGTATGGTCTTGCGAGCTATGAGTTCGTAGAAGAACTCACGGAATCCAACGAACCATGTCTCCAGTTCCTCACCGAGAATGAGTGGATCGTTTACAAGGCAATAGTCAGAGCAATGGAACAACAAATGCGTGATGTCATCCGTGCATCTGACGTTGTCCAAGGTGATCACGCTATCGCTGGGACTATTTCCACCCTAAATATGAAGGGGTTCGTTCGCTGTCGTGTCGGAGGTGATAAGCATGGGAAAGGATTCATCTCTGCAGTGACAACAAAGAACTATAACGATTTTAGTCTTAATCGATGAGGAAATTTTTAGCATCTCTACTTCTCTACATTTTAGAATCTTTAGAAAGGGTTCTGAAGTTCAGAAATGTCTCCAAAGATGAAACTTTGGAGACATTTCTCGTATCTTCCAATTTTCGTGTTCTCTCACACGAATGTAAAAATGACAAATCGGGATGCATGAACAGCAGACTTCACCCACATAACACAAGACAGCTTCAGAAAGTTCATAGATGCCAAATGGAGCATCTTTATGAACTCTGGTTTGAAGATGGTAGAAAGACCGTGATATCCAAAGATCATCCACTAATCACGGAAACTTACGGAATCTTCACTCTTGAGAAGTTTGGGATATCTTCTTGTTTGTCTTTCTTCAGAAGGAAGATTGATGTTTCTCACAGACACATTTACATCATAAACTTAGAAGGTGGTGTTTCAAAGCTCATAAGTGTGGAACGTTCCTACTTCCCACATATGACTTATGATGTCTCGGTGTCGTGTGACAGGCTTTACTTCTCCGATGGACTTCTGAATCACAATTGTGTAACTTCCGACACAAAGGTGGAAGTAAAAATCAAAGATGAAGAAAGCCACGGATCAGTGCCAATCTTTGAACTTTTCTATAGGAATAAAAGGACGAAGACATTTCTCGATCGTTTGATATACTTTCTGTTCCGTCAGAAACAGAAATTTAAATAACGAAATATTCTCGAGAACATGTCTTATACACCTCTTCTTCCACTTCTGAAAAGGGGAACATTCATAACTTTCAAATCGTCTGGTGAAGATGTAAAGACGATTTCATCTGGGAATGATGCGAACGGATTTAAGTTTTCAAAGTTTGCACTTCTCAATCTTCCTCCTATCGTTGCATCTAAAACAAACACCTCTCAGAGAAATACGCTTGATGCACGAAGAATAGAAGGTTTTTACACCTCGGATTATAGTCAGAAGACGCTCCTTATCCATGACCGTGCAAGGAAGATTCTCTCAGAATCTTTCCAGAACTACATCCTCAACATGGAAAGCATTCTCCTTGAATCTGACACTTATGACCGTGCCACTCTTCGGAATGCATCAGAGAGAATCTTCTTCAAGTGGCTCAAGGAAACTGGAGCGATCCGCTTTGAAGAACAGCCCGAAGTGTCACAGTTTAAAGCGGATAAAGACAAACGTTTCATCGAGGAAAAATCTGAGATATACGACAAAGTTGTTCAATACATCGGTGACATTGACATTTCTGTAAGAGAGAACATCGTCGACGGTGATTCATATTCAGAAGCTTATATCAACATTCCTTCTGATCACGGTTCTACCCCAGAAGTGATGTTCAGATCAATATCCGATAAGAACTATAACGAACAGACTGTAGTAAGACATCGTGCGCAATCAGAACTGATAAATGGTAGAAGTTCGAGAGATATAACTGATATGGGACTTTCTGTGGAAGCGGTTTATGACTGTGACACACAACCAGGTACACTGACCTATTCTCAGCAGTGGATGCAAGAGAAATCGACGTTGTATCCAAATGGTTACTATACTGATAAAGAGTTCGGAAATGCCACGAATGTAGAAATCACGAGATCATACGCAGATGGTTCTGATCCAGTCACTTTCAAAAGATCATCACTTGATGGTATTTCGATCGACTTCGATATCTCTTCATATAAGCAGATCGAAGAATATAACAAGACACATTCTGATAGAATATCCACGCTCGGTGATTTTAATACGAAGTCTGGTGCACGAAGCTTTGATTTCAATTGCATCCTCGTCTACTATGACGTAGAAGATTCTTCTGGGGAAACAGTGACCAATCTTTATGGTGTTCTGTTCCTTGGTGATGTAGTCCCATATAACACGGAATCTGCTGTTCTCTCGACAGTAAGAAAAATAAGACATGATAACGTCACATATCAGCAGGGTAATTCGCTGTCATATAAACTGAACTTTAAGACCGATTTCCACTATGGTGACGCAGTTTCTCATCACTCTGTAAATGACGATTCATCGAGAATAATGGCGACAATGATGCAAATCATCGACAGATACAACGCACTCTCGTCCAAGTTTGATGAAGCACTCGTGTTGAACAAGAAGCTCATAGAACATATTAAGAAAAACGATAGAAAACTCGAAGATGGAAGAAAAATCAATGATTAGTCCAGTACCAGTAGAATATGCCTCGTTCGATGCAAAGATTCTAAATGTCACCTTGCAAAAGATTTACTCTTGTATTCAAGATATGAACGTGGAGGATGAGTTGACTGTCGACGCATATGAGCTTGAACAACTTGAAAAATCTCATCGACTTCTGTGGAATCTGGCGCAGGTCATGTCCCAATTCTCAAATGAGGATAAGGTGAACGAACTTATAAAGGTTTGTGATAACCATATACTCGATCTCGATAACATGCTCGAAACCGAACAATCAGTAGACGTTATCGAAACCATCAAGAAGAATAAGAAATCTTGGGAAAGACAGAAATCTCACGTAGAAGCAGTGAAATCTCTGTTCGAGTACTAACATTTCGAAATAAAACACAATCTTTAATCTATGATTGATGACCTCAAGAGAACCTCTCTCTTGAGGTCATCGCTTATTTGCCCTACTTTCATCCCAAAAGATTGATCAGAGAGCAAGGAAAGTACCTTCCTGTGATAAGGAAAGTATTCTTCTGTGATAAGAATCACAGAGGACACTAAAAAGATAGATCACAAAACTTATGAACATTGACGACATTCTCTCCCTCGATCTTGATTCTCTCCGAGAATGGTTACGTGAGAGAAACGATGAATATCGATCGGGATTTCCCACTGTCTCAGACGATGATTATGACAAGGCGTACAATCATTATTCTCAAGAGACGTGTACAAGACTGTTTGATGGTCGTGTTTCACACGAACGTGTAGAAAACTCGATCCCAATGTACGGTCTCGAGAAGATAAAGACAATCGAAGAATTCCGTGAATGGGTTATTAAAAATGGGCTTCAGTCTCAGAAGTTCATCATCACACCAAAGTATGATGGCGTGTCTTGTGGCGTGACAACAGATGAAAATGGGCAAGTTACTGCACTCGTGAAAGGTCGTGAGAATATGAGCTTCTCGATTTCTCACCATTTCTCACTTATAGAACCACTTTTCAAAGATGATGAAGAGATAGTCGGTGAACTTATCATTCCACAGAGCGTATTCTCAGAGAAGTACTCATCAGAATACAAGAATGTGAGAAACATGGTCGCAGGAAAGCTCAATCCACGATCAAGGTCTTCGGAGGAGCTTCGAGACTTTGTCTTTATGAAGTACACCAGTTATGCTGGTTCTTATAAGACAAAGCAGGAGATGATCGACAGGTTGAACACTCTCAACAAGATACCTGTTAGGTACATTCTCGTCGACTACGAAGACATAACCGAAGAGTTCCTATCAACAACTTATCAAGAGTTTATCCTTGAGTTTGAAATCGATGGTCTTGTTATTGATGTTAATGACCTCTCTGTTGCAGATTCTCTTGGTCGCAACTCTATCGGAAATCCAAAGTTCGCCATTGCTTATAAAGGATCATTTGGTGACACAAAGAAGGTGATTATCCGATCTTTGAATTGGTTCATCGGGAAAGATGGAACGTTTAACCCCACCATTTCGACCGACAAAGTCCTCATTGATGGTGCTATGTGTGGCAACAACATCTACGTCGACAATGCAAGTTATGTCCGTGATAATGGCTTGAGACCTGGACAAGAAATCTTCATCAAGAGATCTGGGAAAGTGATACCAAGAATCCACTCTATTCCCGAGAAAGAAAGATGGAAGTCTTACGGAGAAATGGTGGAAAACAGTCACCTCTTCCGAGAATGTCCCCATTGTTCAAGTCCGATTGTCCTTGATGATTCTCTCGTGGATGTTTATTGTCCAAATGAGAAATGCTCTGGGAGAAATCTCCAAGAGTTCATCTTCTTCTTCAAAGTGTTCGGTGTTGAAGGGATGTCAGATGTGACATATGAGAAGATCTTCGACAAGAATTCTTTATACACTGACGAAATAGTAAGAGTCATCAGAGATCGTGCGAGTGTGTTCTCAGAGTTTGGAGACAAGCGTTCTTCCAACATTGTCCGTTCGCTTGAAAAGTGTATATCCGACATCACCATTTCTCGTCTTATGCACGCATCAAACATGTTCCAAAGTCTTGGATCAGTCAAACTTCAATGGATCGTCGATGAGTATTCTCTCACGTGGGAAAACTTAGAAGATTTCTACCCCTCATCCACAGACATTCTCAAAATCAACGGATTCGGGGATATCCAAGCAGGTATCTTTGTGGAAAACTATAAGAAGTTTATCGATTTCTATAAGTCCTTGTCCTCGGTACTCACTTTCAAGACAAAGGTAGAAACCACAGAATCCGACATTTATCAAGGGAGAGTTTTCTGTTTCACTGGTTTCAGAAACAAGGCGATGGAAGACACTATTGTTAAAAATGGTGGGAAAGTGTCTGCAACATACACGAAGGTAGTTACTGATCTTGTCATTAAGGAGAAGGGAAGTGGATCATCGAAGGAACAAAAGGCGATGAGTGCAGGGATTAGGATTTATAGCGAATCAGAGTTTAGAGAACTGTTGGGAATGGAGACGATCATTGAGGAACAGCAAAAGTCGTTGATAGATCCTTCAAAAGCACTCTTCTAATCATCCTCCCCAGAACATTAATGAGAGAGCCGACAGATCTTTTTCTATCGGCTCTCTCGACATATTTGTAAATAACGAAACTTTGTCCGAAATATGTCTAAAAGATCATCAGCAATTGTTAGAACAAACCCATTATTAACTGGTAATATCAAGTTTGTAGTGAAATCAGACGGAGATTTCCAGATTTCCACAATACCAGTTAATGATACATTGTCGAGCATAGCTTATACGAAACCACTTAGTGTATCATCAGCACCTTTTGATGATATCTCGAAAGTTTTCGCTGATGTTCCGAAGAACATATTCTACGAAGCACCTTCCAAACCCGATGGTTATGTCTATGAGAAGTATGCGGACATGGTTGATCAAACCTATCTTTACAAAGTTCAGAGATGTACGTCGATGCTGTACGATGAGGAATTTTCGATTTTTGCCCCACTTTACATTGGTGAAAAACTTCCGAAATACTTCATCATTTATAAGTCCGATGGAAAGAAGGACAGACTTCGTGACTGTCAAATCTTGAAGATAATCGATCTCCATAAGTCCCCTATTGGGAAGTATTTCCAAAAACTCACTGATTTCCCACTTTTTAAAAATTCCCACCTACAATGTGACTTTATACAAAAGCATGTCACTTACACTGGGATATCCATCGACAAATCATCAATTGTGCAGATATCCGAATCGATTGAAGACTTTGTGGATGGTGGGAAAAGTGTCTACGAGTTTGATAAATGGGTCACGGAAGGTTACAAGAGACATTCGCTCGTCTCCCACAAGCTCTTCAACTTCGAGTTCCTTTTTGATGATCCTTCCCGAGAGATCAAGTATGAGAATTACTTCGGTCTTTATGCCGATGACATAAATCTCACAACCTATCTGTATTCAGACATAAATGATGTCGTAATATCGAAAATACAAGACAACTTCAAAGATGTCGACCTTTGTCTTATGAAGACTGATGATGCAGTTGTCGATATCAAGAACTTCAAGAAGAAAGATTTCCCACAATACACAACAACGAACATTTTCAACATACGCCTTCAAGGAGATGAGGAGCAAGAACCTGCTTACAACGAGATTATCTACGACGCTTCACGTAAGCCGATGATCAACACGTCGATAAAGATCTTCATTGATGGGAAAGAATCAGAAACGATACTCTCCAACACCCTCTTGAATCTTGAGCAAGGTGACTATGGTTATGAGAAATGGTCTCGTGATGGTTGGTTCTTGACATATTACAACCCATTCGGATCTAAAGAAGAAGTCCTGCAGAGAATTGCGTCGTGTCTTGAATGGGTCGTTGATGCTCTCCGTCTGTATGGTGTGAAAGTCTTCGTGGATAATGACCACGACAGAATAATCGTCGAAAACTCAACAAGACCTTCTATTGAGTTCGAGATAACTTCTGCTGATGGAACACTTTCGCTCTTGTATGAGAAATTCTCAAGAAGTGATAACAACTTCATGATGTCCCATTCTAATGCTCTCAACTGTGTAGACAAGTACGTAAAGAATGGGAATCACTTTGAACGTGTCAAGCACGTCAAGAAGAGACGACACGTTGATATGTTCGACATAATCTCGGACACACCAATCTATCAGACAAAGAACGTCATACAGGTTTATGATCAGACCGAATTCACCTTGTCCGTCGTGAACTTCATCGATATCTGTGACTTCGACTTTATGATCAAGACAAAGACAAAGAGAAACGACATACTCATTGAACTTGAACAATACACTCCCGAAGAACAGAAGACTGATCCCGATCTGTCCAAGTTCCTCGGTTATGATACGATTTCGATTGATGAGAAGAGACCTCTTGTTTCTCTGCAATCAGTGTGCAAGTGGGTTTCTGAGTTTAAAGATGTCCGTCTGGATGAGTATCGTTTGAATGTATCGGAAGAGTTCGGTTCGGATAACTTCTCTCCTTCGTTCAACATTTCTTATCCTAATCCGAAGTATTACACCCACGAGTTCTTCCCAATTTCGAGACATCCACTGGTGGAGAAAGATGGGAAAATGTCTGCGTATTTCTCTGAACCATTCAACGAACTGAAGTATTGCTTCTCGAGTTATGACTACTTCCAAGAATACTTCACTGTCTTTGGTTATAGCTTTAGAGACGGATCGTACTCGAAAACTGATCCTTCTGAAAATTGGTCAATCATTTCGAAGAACAACGTCGGTGACTTCGTTACAATGTTTAGGGGTGTGCTCATAAGTATCCATTCCAAGAACGATATCGACGGCTACAAGTTCTCCTCGATTCTCAATGTCAATCCTAATGGTCAGTCTTCCATACGCATTGTGAGAAATAGACGGTTTAAGAGCATTGTTATGATCTGTACCATTTCTTACAATGACTATAAGATATCGAAAAACAATCTCTCCTTCCTCAATCTTTATACAATGGGGTCTCAATCCACAAAGTCTAAAGATGGGAAGATAATCGATGGCAACCGTATCGACTTCGAAGGTGTAAGTGGTCTTCTGAAAATTGGTATTGATTCTTCCAACAATGACACTGTCAAGATGCAGGAATATGACCAGATGTTTGGTATAGAACTCGATATGCGATTTGTCTCTTACACTGATAGTTCTATTGAAATCGATGCTATGATCAATGGTAGTCCACGTAAACTTCACGAATGGTACTCATTGAAAGATGATAAAACGTTCATGGAGATAATCGGCATCGAAGAAGATCTGGAGACTAATAGAAAGAATCTCGTAATGTTCAGATCCTTGAAGTGTGATTCTCTTGGGATTTACCTCAAACACGGATCTCTGACAATCAAAGACTATAACCACAATTCGATCGTTATCGGAAAGTCGGTCAAGAAATGGGACAACTCGCACGAATTCTTCACGATTGATGACGGTGTTGTTTACATTGAAGCAAACAAGCCATCAATGGAAGCCATCACCACACTTACGCCAAAGTCTCTCGTACAACATATCCAATCGTTAGATCCTAAGAAGAAGTCTTTGAAGTGGTATCTCGTCGGTGGTGGTAAAAACTTCCACAATTTCCAACACGAGTTTGTCAACTTCTCTCTTCTTCGTGAGATTGTAGAAAACAACAACTTCTCATATACAGAAGATAGAAGACAAGATGACCTACAGTTTAAGTTCCACAGACCTATTGATCTCGGTTCTATGAAGAGGTATGGCGGAAAGTATGATCCAAAGATCAGTAAACTATCGACTGCTATCAATCCGAAAGTCTCTTCTATGATCGACCATTATCGAATGTCTTATAATGACTCTAAGGACACGTTCGACAAGACGATCAATTACGATATTCGAAAGGAGAATACTGCATTTGTGCTCGGAGATATCCGAATCCCAGAGTTCGTATACAACGACCATAAGTCATTAAAGGTCACAAGTCTCCCACTTTTTGGCGACACGTCTATCCCTTATGACAAATCTAAGCACTTTGCAGATTTCACGAGTATGTTCTCATCGAAGATCCTCAACTTGCCCAATTCGTTCGAGATAACTGTTGGGAAGTGGAATGTTGATGATCAAGGGAACTATTCTTCCGAGATTAACCTCATCGATTCTTTCTTGGAAAAGTTCAAGCAGGAGATGATTGATGCCGTTGATCATCTTGGTACAATCGATGATCCTCGTGTCTATGTGGAAGAATATTGTAAGAAGAATATCGGAATGCTCTACAAGATCTCGGATTCGAAGATGCTCTCAAATGGTGAAGTCGTCAAAGATTTCTCAATTTCTCTCGATCAGAACGTCATAAAGATTCATCACCATACGATAGAAAATGTTCATCTTGAGATGACCATTTCCGTGGGTCTTGTGTAACCGCTCTCGGAAGGTAAATAAGCAAATATCCTCCGAAAAAGCATGGGAAAATATAGCGGAACTGACATCCAAGATATGACACTGTTCAGCATAGAACAAGACGATTCTGTACTGAATCTTGTAGAAAAACTGAACCACAACTTTGATCAGATACTCAGGCATGAAAGAACTGATCTTGTTGATTTCATGACTACTTTGATCCTTAGAAACATAGCAGATGGGAAATATTCCGAAATTCTCGGTGCTGAAGGGTCTCGTATAAAGATGATCGGTAAACCTGGGCGTGATGGTAGCGATGGGCGTGATGGGAACACTGTGGTACAAGCATCACAGTCCGTCAAGTTCCTACAGATGAACACCAGTGATCTTCGTGAAATACAGTACAATTCATACTCGATTTCTATTCCTAACACACCAGAAAAGGAAAATGAAAGAATCGAACTTCTGAAGTATCGTGTGGGTGATGTTATATTCACGAAAAATGGTGACCTGCTTACTGTCGAATCGGTGACTGATTCTGAGATATTTGTTACAAGAAAGATAAACTACTCAGCACTGAGCGGAGGTGGTGGTGGTGGAGGAACATCACCAGGCACTGGAGGAGGTGGAAGTGGATCAACTGGCGGAGGTGGATCTGCTTTCCATATAAACACCGATATTGAAAACTCTACAGTCCGTGACCATATTTTACAAACTGCCGATCGTATACTTCTTGGTCAGTTCATTCCTTCATCTGGGGAATCGAATAACAGCACGAGATATTACAGATTTGGTCTTGGTATTGGGAAGCATGCTTATGGAGATCCAACTCTGGCCATTGCAAACATACCACAGACTTTAACTGCAGATGCTAATGCTGTCGATTCTGATATAAAGGATCAAGTAAGGTTGTACTTCCGTAAGAATTCCCAGCAATCGTTCGACTTTGTAAGTCCACGTCATTGGGCATCGGCCAGATATGTTGATCTTTACGAGAACGACAAATCGAAGGGACTAGTAACTGGTCAACGTCTTCGTCTCTCTCTTGAGAACAGTGATGGTGAAGATACTAACCAACCATTCATAGAACTTCTCACTAACAAGAGAACAAGCGATTCTCATTCTACGATTTCCACGCATACCTTATCAGTAATTGATCGCCACAACAAGAGGGCAGTCGTTATTGATAATCGTCAGCGGTTTGTTATAAAGTCCATGATTGCCGATTTCTCAAAGTCTATCCTTTACACGAACGAGAGAAATGATGTCTTGGCAACCGAATATGAAACGTTCTCTGCCCCATCTATCAAGACCAACACGATCTCTCCTAACAGTGGAACTATGGTTTCCATTGGATCTGGGAATGGACTCTCGGCAGATATCCTCAAAACGAAGAAGTTACAAGGTGTCAGTGGTGCAATGTCACTTTCTGACAACACTGTTCTGACTGTTGATGCGGGAAGTGATATCCGCATCGGTGACACTTACATTCGTCAGTGGATTTCTGATACTAATTCAAAAGTTGGTGAACTTGATAGAAAGAGTATAAAATCGAACACTCTCTTCTCAGATATCTTCGTCGATGTTCGAGAGCAGAAGTTAGATCTCCGTACTCTTGGGTTTGGTCTGTTCTCTCCGTCTGATGGTAAGAACATGACGATCTCCACCAACACTCTTCAAAAGACTGGTGAAGGGACTTCGTCGAACATCTACGTTTCGACATTCATCAAGGGTGATGCTGGTGTGTTCCATAACAAATACTCTCCTATTCACAGGTTGTTCGGTGTGTTTGCTATTGGTGACACTGACGTTCTTGCAGATACTCATTATGATACCTCTGAAAGTGATAAAAACACGCTCATTGGTATGGGTGCTTGGGGACATGGAAAGTTCGCATCTTCACAATCGGTAAGTGTTGAATCAGTCAAATCCAAGAAGATTGCAGATTATGAAGACTACGTGAAGATACCTGCTTTCAATCTTAGTGGTGGTAGCATTGACTATTCTACGATAACGTTCCCTTCTCAAAACAAAGACGAAGGTTGGAAGAAAGCAGGTAACGTTATCGTGATGAAGCCATCGACGAACCTCATCAGTCAATCTGAGAAGTACGTTTTCGAATCTGAGAAGAAGGTGAAGACGTACTACGTGAAGTTGCACAATGAGATCTATGATGACACACGTGACACACGTAAACCGATAGGTTTCAAAGTTCAAGACGGTTGGTCATGTTTCGAATACGATATCAATGATGTCTCAACTTATCAGAAGACGATATTCGACAAGGTGAGAGTAGATGTCAGTGATCAAACGAAGAATCACATCGCAGGTAATCGTAGAGGTGCTGGGGTTCCTTATGGTGAAGGTAACATTTTCTCGACCATTATCAACTACGACGCAGAAGGAAGACCAATAAAGAGAAAACCTGGTGGGAATTCTGCAAACAACTTCATGCTCAATGCGACATCATTTATGGCGTTCATTGGTCATTATCAGATGAAAGGTCATAGTTCTGAACTACTGGAATATGAAGACATACAACCTGCAGTTTATCAAGACTTTGTACACGAGGTTCAGAGGAATTTCTACTACATGAACGCTATGGACTTGATAGCAGAAGGTATGAATTCAAACACAAATCCGATAACCTTCGAAAAATTCCAGAGAGTGCTCACGAATGGTGGTACTAAGTGTGAAACGTTCGATTCATATATCGAATCAAAACAGAATGGGAGATCGAGGAAGACAGCGTTTGTGTTCTCTCCTATCAAGACGAGATCGATCGTAAAGATGTCACCATTCTCTGACAGATCTCTCAATCACGTTCCATGTGTTATGACGACATTCATAAAAGATCATAGCGTGACTGATGAATCACAGGAACTCTTGTCAAACGACATGTTCTCCCTCAAAGTTGTTGGTGATGTTGTTCATATGGACATTTATGTTGAATGTTCAGTGTTGCAGGTGAAGAAACCGAATGTAGACAACTTCTACGCATATCAAAGACATGTTTACTCTTCTGGCGCATATGAACCCAACACTGATTCATCAACAGCTTTGAAGACTATTCTCTCCAATACAAGGCTCACGGAATGTTTAACTGATGACATTTCATCAAGTCCTATGAGTTTATGGGCAGGGCGTATTCTGTCTAATGCGGAAGGTTATAATGCGGTGTATAAGAAGTCACATGTGCATAATATAAAACTGTCAGATCAAACTCCTTTACAAGAATCGTATGGGTTCTCGATGTCTATGCTGATTCCTTCTGTCTTCATACCAGTGACCGATATCATGTTCTCTGATAACACAACTCTCTACACGGATGGTATGTGCAGAATATCTGTAACACCATTCAGAGCAGGAAGAAAATCTCTTCAGGGTTCTATGATGAAAGACGCTATCCCAAATAGAAAAGCGAATATTGATTCAAATCGTCGATTTAACAACGTGGTGTTTGATGATAGACTTGTCGAGTTCAGCGGTTATACATCACTTTACAAGAAAGGTGTTGGTTATACACAAGGATACTCTGCCGATTGTGGTTTCGCTCCAAACAAACAATCTTACACCTCGATCGTTGTAGAATTCGAAAATCCTAACTACATTGACAAATATTCTCTTTCGTCGAATCTTGTAGAGCCACAGAGCGGTGTGAAGTTCAAGAAGATCTCTCTGACGTGGGTAAAACCTGGTATCTCAGAAATACTTGAAAGAATGCAGATGTCAGATAGAACAAGAACTGGTGGATTCTCGCTTGATAACGAAATCTCGGTAGAAACCCAGAAGATCTATGGAGAAGAGATGTACAAGCAGATGCAGAAGTATCTCGATAATGAGTAAAGATATAAGAAAGGTGGAATATAACATTTTTGTATAATGAGTAGCTACGACGAATTAGAAGAAAAAGCAAAAGAAAACCTCCTCCGAGAGACAGAAGGAACACCTTTTGGTGGATTCAAACCTATGGATAGAGAACAGCTTGAATCAGAGTTTGTGACGAAGCATAACTTCGTGCCTATTCCTGCCGATGAATTACCATCAAGGTCTTTCTTCTATGACAAGGGCACTCAAGTTCTTGTCAAATCTGCAAGCGTTCAAGAAGTCAAGCATTTCTCATCGATCAATGATGAGGATTTCTTTGACATTCAAGACAAGATGTCCACACTCTTCAACGTTTGTGTGAGAATCTCAAAGAACGGAAATCCTATAAGTTACAGAGATCTTTCCGAATTCGACAAGATTTACGTCTTCTTCGCTGTTCGTGAGAGAACTTTCCTTGCTGATGGTCGCCAATCCACGATTTCTCACAAGTCTCCATGTCCCAGTTGTGGTGAGGAAATCTCGGTAGAAATCGAAAAGGGGAATCTTGGTTATTACAGCATTCCAGATTCTATAATGAAGTTCTATGATGATGAACGCAGATCATTCGTTATTAATCACGAGAAATTCGAATCTCCGCTTGAAATCTTTGTTCCTACTGTTGGTGTGACGGAGAAGATCTTCCAATACATCAAAGAAGCAGAAATCAAGAAGCAGAGAGGTGAAGGTGGTTATTACGACCTTGCTGATCTTACGATCATCATGTACATTACCAAGGATTGGAGAGATATCGACGACAGTGGTAAGTACATCAAGCGCAAACTTGAAGAAATCAAGCGTTGGTCAGTCGATAAGTACAAGGTCGCTACTCATGTCACTAAGACACTCAAAGTTGGTGTTGATCCTATGATGGAAGTACACTGTTCAAAGTGTGGAAAGGAGAACAAGGTACCAGTCCGATTTCCAGAGTGGTCAACTCTACTCTCTGATGAAAGTATCATTGGAGAACTTTTCGGAGATAGTTCATCGTCTGATCTTTGATAAGATACTGTCGTGGTCAGAGATTCATCAGATGCCATATGTTGAACTGCAATCTCTGATCTTGGCTTACAAGAAGAGACTTGAGGAAGAAGAGGAAGAAAGACTAAGGCGAGAAGCTCTGCAACAACAAGAGTATGAGCAACAGATGCCGAAGTTCGAATCATTCACACCGAAGTCTCTTGGTGAACAATAA